ACAAGCAGTTCCGTCTTTTAGTATGTTCTGGATGCGTGAGACCCCAAGTCAAACAAACCGTATTCAAGACAAGAGACGCAAATTCAGCAATCAACATAATGAACTTAACAAAGTGCTGGATAGAGAAACAAGAACGCCCTGCGTGTTTTTCACAAGTTATGCAAATTTCGTCTTTCACCTCTTCAAATAATCAAAAAGAAGAGGAAAAAGTTAGACCATCGTAGGTGAAATTCCTACTATTGATTTTACACTTTTTGATAATAAAATTGAAACGACCTAAATATTTTGTTCCGTTTTAAATTACCAAGGGTGTAAAGGCAGAATTAAAGGCCGAATTGAAAGAAGGCAATGGAGAACCTACTAAAGAAAAGGTGTCGTGATTTACATTTTTTACAAAATAATATATAAATGTTTAATTATATATTATCAATTTCCAGTTTCAGTTTCATTCTTATCTAAATATCTATACATTCGCTTAACGTCCAATTTAGTTATGTTTTTATCTTTGAATGTTTCATTTTCAGTTATTTCGTTATGCTCCCAATATTCATTCCCGTGTATAAATCTTAATTCATAAAAGAAGACGGTTAGGTCATTTATGTCCATCTCCATTTTCTGACACATATTAAATATAAATTGTTGATTGTTGTATTCGGTTGAATATTTCGTTAAAACCTTTGTAAAACGAACTTCTGTCGGTTTGAATTTATTATCATTCTCGGGAAATGCGTTGTGATATAAGTAATTGTTGTGAAATGTTTTATTCATAGAACTCATTTCATTAAATTGCCATATTTGATGTTGAAATGTTATCCTGTCCATATAATCCGAAAAACACATGTTGTCGAGTATATTTAAATATGTTGGTATTGTTCTGCTACTTTCGTGTTTGTTTAATGGGTCGATTATATTTTCATGCCACAATAATGCCACAATTGTTCTGTCGGTTTCATTCAGAAAATTATTATGATTTTCCATTTTAATATACTCATTGATGAGTTGTTTGGTTATTTGTTTCGAATCCTCATTATAGTATTTTGTCTGTAATATACCATTTAATAATTTCTCATTGATATTATCTGGGTCGATTGTGAATAATTTTTTTATAAAATTTAACTTCCTGAGGTCACCTTGTATATATTTCAATATCAATTTCATAGTCTTAGGTTTGATTTGATTATCAGGTATAATAGTACCCAATATGCTTGTAATTTGTTTGTCGTTAGGAGTTTTAAGCTCGAATATATTACAGACTTTCATTAATTCCTTCATTTTTTTATCAAGATAGTAATTTCCTATACATATAATTGGATTTGCGGTTACCTGTTCCAGTTTTTGCTTCTTTGTCTTTTTCTGTCTTATTAATTTTATTAGTGCGGTTATTCCACCCTTATCGCCACTATTCATTCCATCTATCTCGTCCATTATTATAGCCAGTTTTGTCTTTTTTTTACGCATCATGTCAAGCACATTTCTTGATGAAACGTTGTCGCTTGTTATTGTATCTACCAGCGATTTGTTTCTTACATCTCCAGCATCGTATTTAATTACATCATATCCCATGTCTTTCAACACTTTTGTCGCAAATTCGGTTTTTCCCGTTCCGGGCGCACCGTATATATAAAACCCTTTTTTGAATGTTGGATTGTGACATTTTTCTTCGAATTCACCTAGAATAGTTTTCATTGAATTCTCAATTTCAGTTCTATTGAGACTTTCATTAATATTTTCCATATAGATTACTATAATGAAAATATTTATTTTTATATTGATTTGAACGAAACACTTAGAAAGAACTGAAATCAGCGGTCAATGGCATGAAATTTGACCCACCTCTTTTCGCTAGTGCTCCATTGTATGTATACGGGTCAGTTCCACCAGTTGTTTGTTGACCTGAAACATATTTGCGAGTTCTCACGTTTCCACCACCACCACTTGCGTATCCTCCAGCACCTGAATTTGTTCCATTCCTTTGTGTATCTTTAATGAAATTTGCTGTGCCACCCACCGCATCACGACCGAGATTTGCTGCTCCACCCACCACATCACGACCTAATCCAACTGTTCCACCCAACACTTCACGACCTAATCCAACTGCTCCACTAACTACTCCACCAACCACGTCGTATCCACCACTTGCTACTTCACGACCTAATCCAACCGCCCCACCTACTGTGTCTTTTCCAAGGTCCACTGCTCCACCAACCGCATCACGACCACCACTTGCTACTTCACGACCCAATCCTACAGCACCACTTGCTACTTCACGACCCGCACCTACAGCACCATCCGCCAGACCAGCACTGGTATCCACTACCTTTTCAGCTAGATTACCTGTTGTATCTATAACATTATTTGCTATCCCACCCACTCCATTACCTCCACCCCTACCTCCACCCCTACCCCTACCTCCACCCCCACCTCCACCTCCACCATTACACGAATCACCGCCACCACAGCTGGTGCACGCCCCACCACCACAGTCCTTTCCAGTACAAGATGAGCAGGTAGATGGAACATGTTCGGTTTTTAACATATAATCCTGTGACATAGGTTGGTTGCTACCCGAACCACTACCCCCTGCGTTCCAGTAGTGAAACCATTTCCAGTATTCAGACATAGATGAGTCGGTTAAGTCGGTTGATTGTTCATCTTCTTCTACAATAGCATCCTCTAGTTGTTGTTCGGTTTCAACGGGAGGTTGAACCGGCACTATAAGAGTAGAACCATCATATCTAAGAGTTCCTATCAGGTTATATTTAGATCTTGCTGCGGTTCCTATGTTTTCTACTATCATCAAAACTGTTTTTGTCATATGAACAAGCTTGATTAATTGGACGTTTCCATGGTTTATAACTACTGAAGACGACATATCATCGTCCCCCTTTTCGTATTTACTGACGGTAGTTTCGTCCGCAACCGTAGTCGCAATTATCATTCCATTGCTTGGGTCGTATAATAGACCTGGAACAAGTTCCTTGACATTGGTAGAAACGCCACTTACATCGTACATAATATCAGCAAACGTATGCGTAGTTGACGCAGTTGTAGGTATGATTCCGTCTACAGACCCTACCGCAGCCTTTGTTGTTGTTGTTGTATCTTCCCCTGCTTCGGGTACTAATTCTTCTTTTACAAATCGTCCTGGATTAAAAATAAAACTTTTCTTGTGCACTCCATTTGCTGATATGTCGATTGCGTGGATAAATGTATCGTCATTAACACTGACATAAAATAACTGCTCGTCATTTGCTGCTTCATACATTGAAAAAGCACCATAGGTTTGGTTTTTTAATTGCTCTTCAATATTTACATCAATGTTCCCTGATAAATCAGATTTAATGTATTTTTTTTGACCACCTCCTCTGTTTATAACAGTGAATGTTTGGTCGTATTCTCTTATAATATTGCCCGTTTTAGTGTCAAAGTAATTTCCCCGGTTCTCCATCGTCTCGTTCAATCCAAATTTAATTAAGCCATTATTTGGATAATTGAGTAACTCTTTATCAAGGACAAAACCTTCAATTGAAGCATTATTATACCACATCATGGAGATTATCAATACAATTAACACAATTGCAAATAACCATATAGGAGTTAACTTAAAATTGAACATGATTTATTATATACTATAAGTAAACAAAAATATCTATCTCTAATTACTTATGCCCAAGAAACCTGTCGTCCCATTGCTCTCATTTTACGAAGAGTCTAACAATTATGAAATTGGCGTGGATGAGTGTGCAAGAGGTCCACTATTTGGACGACTATACACAGCTGCCGCAATTTTGCCTAAAACCGACTCTTTTAACCATTATGAAATGAAAGACAGTAAAAAAATTAAATCACGTGTGAAAATGCTAGAACTATCTGAATATATCAAGGAAAATGCCATTGGATATCATATACATTATATAGAGGCTGACGTTGTTGATGAAATCAATATTCGTCAAGCAGTGTTTCGGGGCATGCGTGAATGTATCAAACAAGTATTGTCTAAAACCGACCCTCTTGGTAAGGAAACTCTTCTTGTAATTGATGGTAATGATTTTATGCCGTATACCATATTCGATAAGGAAACTGAAATGATTCGTGAGATTCCACACGTAACTGTAGAAAAGGGTGATGGTAAATACTCATTTATCGCCGCCGCTTCTATCCTTGCTAAAAACGCTCATGATGAATATATACTCGCACTATGCAAAGAACACCCTGAACTAGTTGACCGATACGGTTTGGACACTAACGTTGGATATGGCACAAAAAAACATTTAGACGGCATTATGACGCACGGAATTACTCAATGGCACAGGAAAACATACGGGTGTTGTAAAACAGCAACCTATTCGCCTTTGTAAAATTGATTTTATTTGTTATATTTGTATAATATAGCAAATAACCACCAAAACACTATTATGATTACGGAGGAATTGATGATCAATATGATTAATTATACCTTGCAAATTGGAACTAACAAGAATGAGAATTGGATGCTACTCGACGCATCAGATGAGTCGAATGTATGGTTTCACGTTTCGGGTGTTCCGTCTGGATATGTCATTTTACAGACCAATACGCTCATCAAATATATTCCAAAAATTGTTATTCGTCGGTGTGCATACCTGTGCAAGATGCGGTCGATTTCCAAAAGTGTAAATAAATGTGGTGTAATGTATACATATGTGCGTAATGTAACAAAAGGCAAGCACGTAGGTGAGGTAACCGTCTCAACGTATAAAACAGTCAACGTATAAACATTACATACTTATAGTAATTACCTCATTTTCTTTCTCTATTTTTTTATCGAAATCCAATTTACCGAACATTTGAGAGAACCATTCCTTTTCTACAGTTATAAATCGTGTTGTTCTGTCCATCGTCGAATATCCTATTGTAAATTTATCATCGTCAAAAATAAATCCAAGAGTATATTCCACAGGTTCTCCATTAAATGTAAAATATGGAGTGTATCTATTCAGTTTAAATGTTAATCTGTCAATTGCTACCACTGTATGATAATAATAACGACGGTCTTCACCAGATACCATATGACATATGAACCAGATTTCACTTCCTATTACAACACCATTCGTAGAACCACGTAAATTTCGCAGTGCGTTTGGCATTGGTATTTCATGTGTTTTTAAGAATCGTTCACCTGACAGAGAACCAATTATTAATGGAAACCAACTATGTATACACCTTTTTTTATTATGTATATCAGCAAACAATACCCAATTCTTTTCTATGTCTAGTTGACCCGTTTTAATCAACAATACTTCGTTTAATGTTGTTGGGTTCTCTCCTGGTGTCACTTCTATCTCTCCGTGTTCAACAAACATCTTGTCGTCAATCCCTCTATTTGCATTGTATAGAAGTATTCCACCTAATGATAGTAGACGAACATCCTCTAATCCAACATACAAACCATCTTTCATTGTATCATATTGTATTTTATTATCTTCATACGATTGAACAAGATTACCATTAACATTAGAGAACCCAGCGATAACATTTACAGTTGTTATATCAATTTGGTTTTTATACACACCATTGTCATCAATTACATAATTTACAAATCTTCTATTAATAAATATACACTCGTTGTGCCAACAAATAGACGGGGTACTACCATTATATTGTTCTTTGTTCGTTAGGTTCTCACCCACCTTAGAGAGAACCTTGTATTTATCTTCATGAATACCATCCATTTTCGGGGCATAAAATTTATAATTGCTGATTACGTTCTCACCAATATGGTTATCAAGTGTAGGATATTCCATAAGTTTCATACATAGTTTGATATAATCACATTTGGTATCCTTGCAATAATACCCCAATATAGATAATTCGTAGTCCAGTTTAAAATCATACACATCCTTTTCTAAAAACAAATAATCCCATTGCTGTATCTTCTTCCGTTTTTCATCTGCTATTTTATAAAATATATATGCCAATTCGTACCTACCGGTTAGTCTATAATGTTTTACTATCTCATATATATTTTCGATACGTAACGGGTGGTGAGAACACGCAGATAACCAATAAAAAATGGCACTTTTAACGTCATTAATTTTATTATATATATGTCCAATTGAATACTTACTATACCAAATTTCCTCCTCCCATCCACCCAATTTGATACGTTTCTCATATGTTTCTATTGCCTTTATGTGTTGTCCCATATCCCGATAACTATTTGCCAAATAAAATGTATATCGAACATTATCTGGTTTGTCTACGAGTGCCTTTGTTAATAATCTAATATCACGTTCATATTTATCTACCTTTGCACCACCATCACCTATATCACGAATAAAAAAATCCTTCTTATTGAAAAATCCGTATTTTGTATCATCTGGAAATTCCATATACTCATGAGTTACGCCCCAATAAGACAACCCTTTGACATTTCGAACTACTCGTACATTTTTATAGTAAAACGCATCTGAACCCTGTAACGCATAATGAGCGTCATATATCGATACATTTGATTTGAATTTTTTTACATCAAAGTTTACAGGCAACTCAATTATCATATCCGCATCCATTAATAGCAAATAGTCGGCTTTTTCAGCACCAATACACTTATTTAACGCATGAGTCCGGTTGTATCCGAAGTCAACGAAGGGCTCTTCTATTACTTTACCTGGAATACCATTCAATATAAAATAATTACGTATAAGAACAGGAGTATTGTCCGTGCTACCTGTATCGCATATGAAATAACTATCAATCAATGGTAGTATGCTATCAAATAAACGTGTTATGATTGAACTTTCATTCTTCACAATCATATTTAGACATATACACGGGAGCGACATCAATTATAGAGTTTACTTGAAAATGTTTATACTTTTTTACGAACAACATTAAATTCTCAAAGGTGTATATAATGTCTTTTACTAGATTTCACGACGACCCAATTAGAATTAGAAAAGGTTTACAACAAAGCACAGGCACGAGCAGATACCAACTTAATGCACCTGGACCAGGTTTAAATACACCTTTTATGGAAGACCCACAGATTAGACTTCAGAAATGGGGAGCTAATTTGAGAACCAATACAATTAACTTGGAAAGCGATTTACGTGGCATTGGTCATACAAAGGTCGCCGACGATAAGGAGTATACATCCGTTATACCAATTACACACGGTAGAATATACGGCAATTCTACATCATTTGTCGACGAGTCTCGGGCAAGTCACCCAGCTTGGATGTACAGAGATTTAGAACATAGTCAGTGGACATCTTCCTTTCACGATGTTCAATCAAAGACCGCAATTCCTTTCCAGCACAACGAATCCACACGTATTTTAGAGAAAGATAAGGTCCGTAATCAAACAAAAGCACCTCGGGGCACAATTAGAGAGGGACTTGACGAAGAAAACCCTGACCCAAATGCTAGAGGAGGAAAGACTTTAACTAGTCAGCCCTCGGGTGCTGATGCAAATGGAACATCGTATGTCCTGATATAATTCTCTACGGATAAAATAATAATATATTATATATCAATATATTATCATGGAAGTAATTATACCACTCATAGCATTATCGGGATTATATGCCTCATCTTGTCAAAATAACGACCGTGAAAATTTTTCATCTGGTTTACCCAATGTAAATATACAAGACCGTAATTATGTTCCTGACGGAACACCTGCTGCTGAAAGTGACCGTTCATCAAAGTTATCAAACGATAATAAATATGACGGTTCTAGCGTTTACACCGATAAGTATTTCAACGCTAATATGAACAAAAAAATGGTTGAATCTAACAATGGAGATAGGGGCTTAGAGGCAAAATTCACATCATTGACAGGAGAGAGTGTTAGTGAAGATTATTACAATCACAATAATATGGTACCATTCTTTAAAGGTAGCGTTCGTAGTAGAACATCTGACATGAGAGCTAATGAAAGCGTTCTCGACAATTACGTGGGTTCAGGTTCTCAAGACTTCTCCAAAAAGGAGCAAGCGCCTCTATTTGCTCCCAAAGAACATCAACAATGGGCTCACGGTGCTCCCAATAATACGGAGTTTATGCGTTCCCGTGTTAACCCAAGCACAAGCATGGCAAATGTCAATCCATTCGTGCAGAAGCAGGTCGGACCTGGCATTGGTTTAGGATATACAACCGACGGCAGTGATGGATTTAATTCTGGTATGATGGGTCGTGACTCATGGCGTGAAAAGAATGTTGACGAACTTCGTGTTTTAACAAACCCAAAATCAGGAGGCATTGGGTTGCTCGGTCACGAAGGACCAGCAGCATCTCATATCAAGCAAATGGGTGCTCAAGGAGTTCAAGAGAAGAACCGTGTCGATACCTCATTCGAAATGTCACAAGACCGGTATTTCACAACCACTGGGGCAGAAAAGGCACAAACAATGCGTTCCGTTCACATTGACAAGGATGTCAGTCGCCCTGGAACAGCGGTTGAATACGCTGGAGGAGCTGGATATGAAAACTCCGCATTATATGTTGATGGTGAATATATGCCTACTCACAGAATACAACTAGCAGGACCTGCTTTAACGCCCGCCGGTGCTCGCAATGGTGGTGCTCCTACGGCATCTGATTACGGTATTAAATCTAAGACAGCATACCCTAATAATCGTTCGTCTAACAATCAAGACAAGTATTTTGGGGCAATCGGTGGAGCATTCGGAGCAGCAATTGCTCCATTACTTGATGTTCTTCGCCCCTCTAAAAAAGAAAATACCATTGGTTCTCTTCGTCCTTATCAAAATGTAAAGGGAGAGGTCGCATCTTCTTATGTTTACGACCCCAGCAAGAAAGCAGCACCCACTATCAGGGAAACAACCGAGAAGGGTAAGTTTCACCCACTTGTCAATGCAAACCAGAAGGGCGGAGGATATAAGGTCACCGACCACCAAGTCGCTAACACTTCTCGTTCCGAAACTGGTAGCCATTTCTATGCCGGCGGATCTAGTGCGGCAGCAGGAAGACAGGACATGCGTTCTTATAAAGCTGAATATAACCAAAGAAATAATGACATTAAATCATCCACTATTAACAGTCGCACGTCAAATGGTAACATGAAATTATATACAGGAAATGTTAATATGACGTCCAAACATAAAGACAAAGACCTCGTCAATCATAGATCTATGTCAAAGAACATGCCACCTCCACCTCCATCCACCAGCTCAATTGGACGTATGTCCGGAGGACAATCACTTAACCAGAACATCAATATGGAACGCACTACGCCCGACATGACTAATGCTTTGAAGAGCAATCCTTTTGTCATTCCATATTCTGCCAGGTAGGATTTTCACGGAAAAAAACATATGTAAACGACGCCACAAATAACACACATATACCCAACGAGATGTGAAATATATAATTATTGTTTTCTAGTAATATATCAAAACAATAATAATCTACCACATCACAACACGTTTCATTGCATGGGTGTTCTATTATTTCGATTGTGACATTATCCATATTATAATTATGACACAACCATTTAGATTTATTCACATAAGTATTAAAAACGGAGTAGTTATCTTTGTGTTTGAAAATGATAAACACAAACCATCTTATAAAATTGAAAAGTTTTCCACCACTTGTTTAACAATATAAACTAAACCTACTTACCTATCAAAAATGCCTTGTGGATATTGCACCGAAACCGGACACAACGTTCGCACCTGCCCGAATCTAAACGAACCTATTGTTGACCGAACAGTCGTGTCTCAAATTGATGATGATGATGATGATACGGTCGAATATATAAATGACATAGAATCATTTTCGTCGTCGGTTAAACTTGGTATGTCAGACCTATTAGAAGACCCTCCTATAGTGAACTGCATGGTCTGCTTTGAGGACGTAGATGGTGAGAAAGTCAGTCTTAAGTGCGGTCACGACTACTGCGTCACTTGCTTTGTCAAGCACATGCGAATCGCCAACAATTGCGCTTATTGTCGTGATGAAGTTTGCGAACCGGTTGTCAAGGCAAGTAAATCTATTTCATCTAATCAGATTTCTGACATTATCGAGAATTCAATAGTCGACCATCCGGATTTCATCAACACAATCCACAATGACCTCATCAACCAAACTAAGAATTTTATTGAGCAGAATTACGCAGATACCACTACTCGCCAGAGGGCACACATCGCGGTCATGTGTAAACAAGCAATCCAGAGCACGAACATGACATTCGGGTATTGGATTGCAGGTATACACATGGCTGATAGTATCGTGTCACATTTTAACGACGATGATGATAATTAGTAAATAAAGTTTAACATATACAATAAAAAAATAGATAGCAAGACATAACATTTATAAAACTACGCTACGTTTTTTTATGAGATTTTATACAGAGAAACTGCTATAAATAGATATTATAATAGTTTAGATGACGAAGTTAATGTGTACAACACAATCATACACAATAACTGTTTTTAAACGTGAATGTATTAACATTGTAGCTTCATCTACTGTTTGCATTGTTGGATCATATGTTATATCCCGCTTACAGTATAATGATAATCACAATTCATCTGGTTTAGAACACTCAATCCTAAGTTGGAATATAACTAACCCAGAAAACGCGTGGTCATCCATTCTCTACGCACTTCCCAACACAGAACCTTATGTAAAAATGTCTTTAATGACACTTTCTATCTCAAGTTTTTGTTTATGGTCAAACCGTTCTGATTTTATTAATTTCATCGATGTCACCAGCATTTTTTGGGTTATAATTTGTGTTACAATATACTGTATCCCACCCGCATATCACAAACGAAGCGCAATAATTATTATAAACACAGCAACAGTCGGATACATTACAGTTGCTACATACACAAACTATTTTGTTGTTATATTGAAGTATTACGAACAACATCTTGTTATATTAACAGGTGCGATTGCAACAAGTTGTGCCGTAATATTATCAACATTTCACTGTCATCATAAAGACTTCACTATAGGATTCGTATGTGTTACAGTGGGGTTTTTATGCAAACTTCTAACCATTTATAATGATCTATATTGGGGAACTTGTGCGTTTCACGTGTTGACAGCACTTGGCATTTTCATATTATTAAAATCTGTTGACATACAGTCCGCACAAAAAACTATTTGTTATAGTAACGACAATATAAGGACAGAAGAATTTGACCTAGATGAACTACAAGAAACGGAAGAATCGGAAGAATTGGTAGAATTGATACTCGACGAAATGGAAGAATTAGAAGCACTTGAAGAGATAGATAGGGTTTAATCAGATGTAAACAACCTATTCATGTTTATAGCCTCCAAATTATTCTCTACAGGATTCAATAGTCGTTCAATCAATGTGTTGTCACGAAAACGCACTGTATACTCCTGTTGCACCTTGTTTCTACCAATGCGCCCAAGAGCCTGGATAATTTTCTGTTGGGTCATATGTGTCAAATCCTTTCCAATAAATCCATGACAGAATGAGTAGTTTGTCCCGTAAATATAATCATCTGACGCAATAATCAAATACAAACGCTGTGAATACGCCATACCCTTCATAATCTCGGCATATTTCACATTGTTATGCGTGTCAAACATACCAATTCCCATAAGCAATAACACCTTTTTATAATCCTCTACGTCCAATTCCATAATATCACATACGATGTCCTCATCAATGTCAGGCACAAACGCATTTGATTTATAATCACGAGCCCAGATTGACTGGTGTAACTTCTCATTGGGAATGTAACTATTTGACAACTTTATAGATACAATTTGCTTACGCATCTTCTCCACATCCTGTGTCATTTGGCGAATTTCGGGGTCGTCTTTCTCTTGTCTCTGAGCTTTTTTGTCGCCAGTATCTTTCGTCTTCGTACTCTGTTTCAGAGCACTATGCTTTTGTCCACCACCCGCCCCATTTCCCTCCTTCTCTGCTTTTTTATCTTCCAACGCATTTTGTAGCTTTACCAATTTCTCCATTACAACGTTATTACGATCTATCTTTTTCGTAATATCATTGAAAGCCGCATCTGAAATATTTGAATGTCGGATGTAATACTTACCAATTTTACTCACATCTTTCGCCAAGAAGATCGTTGGACCATCTGTCAATGTGTGTGCGTCGCTCGTGGTTAGCTTTATGCCCGATGAACGCTGATCCTCCGGCACATCATCTACATTATTCTCAGGAAATTTAACTACCTGTGACGATGACAAATGTTCGTATACTTTGGTCCAATGTTCTTCTTCTAGACTACTCAAACTCTCCAAATAATATGTTTTCAGACTAATCATAGTAATGTCCGATATTTTGGTAAAACACGCATCCAGTTTATAACCTTCGTCCAACATATCATTCTCGTTTACATATTTAATGAACCGGATAATTTCTGACAAGTCGAAATAACGAAGTAGCGTTTTGTTTTTTAAACAATGGCTCACACAAACACGCATCCTCTCATATTCAGGATACAGTAAATGGGGGAGGATACACATATTTCTATTGTCTAGCATCGAAATCGACTTCTTAAAGTCATAACTGTTGATTACCTCTATAGTTGCATCTTCAAATTTACACTTGAAGTCTACTAAAGTGTCACGAATGTCACACTCATTTGGTAGCGTAGCACACGACAGAACCATTTTGGAAATCTTGTTTTCCTTCCAATTCTCGTGGATCTTGGCATGCAGGTCATGGTCCTCATAATCCATCGTAATTGTCGGCTCGTCCCAGTATGTAATTATATTCTCCTCTGGATTGAATGCCAACATATAATACATCGCAGTAAGATACGACTGAACATCACAAATCATAATCTCTACCTTATTTCCCGCACTGTTATCCACCTTTCCTATTCCACCCGACTTTCGGTGTTTCGTGTAATCCATCGCCGCATAATAATGGAGTCTGATATCTTCAGCACTCTCGCATCCAAACGCAAACGCTATCTTCTTCTCCATACAGATTGCTGACTTGGCTAGAGCCAGTCCTACATGACGTGAAACACATATGAATATCACACGGTAATCCACAGATAGACCCAATGGCGACAATGTCTTTCCTGTACCTGTCGGAGCTGAATACAATACCAACTTCGGCTTTGACTTTTTCTCTCGAAAGATGGTGAAAAGTCTTTTCTGGTGGTCAAATAGAGATAGATCCTCATATTTCAGAAGCACCGGATTCTTCTCGATAAATTGGTATGCCTGATGAATCGTATCAAGGATTGACGTTCGAGAATTCGCATATTCTATCACTTTATGAGCAAAGTCCAATACATACCTATTCGTCTTGGGAATTGACGACGTAATCATTTGCACCAATGTATACAGAGCTAGGGAATATTTTGATGTTTTTTTTACTAACGACCTTAAAATTACTTGAATCATATCCATAATTACAAACTCGAAAATCATATCCTTCTTAACTGCCATATTTTTATCCATATTATCTAGTCTCATCACATCCGTCTTCTTTGGTTTATTTGATGTTACCAGATTTGGATTAAATTCTACAATCGTAGCCTCTCCGTATTTCTTCAACAACTTTACTACATCTTTACTGAAATATTTTTCATACAAATGTGACTCCATCTCTGGGGTCTCGGTCACTTTAATTATTTGATACATCGACTGATTCACATTTGTCCTCACATTCACGTCACTAAATCCATCGCATATCAATTTCAGAATACGCTTCTCATCACCTCCTACGGGAATCTCCGTGTTTTCCCACTCAATCTTGGTAAGTTTTGTTTGCTTTAAGTCCATTGTGTAAAGTGTGTGTGTGTTTAATTTATTCTATTTTTTTTATTTATATTTCAATTTTATGTTTATTGGTTTTTTCATAGTCAAAACTTGTAAAAAATTGGTTATGCGACATATTATTGCTTTATTTATTGTGTTTTTCTTTCTCACAATTGTAAAAACTGAATAATTTATTTAATGACATTATTCACCGAAAAACCTCTTACATAATATGCACGATAACACCAATTTCACGGGGGGCGGATTGTGCAACACTTTGATTATCATAGCATTAATAATATCCGTCGGTGATATTGTCACCGCATTGATTGAACGCGATACACGAAGAAAAAAGAACACATAACGCATTTAATATAATATATTTATTACTACGTTGTTATATTTTTATATAAATGTAAACCGATTTGAGTCTCCACATATCCTAACAATCATTTGTATCCCCTCATACTTTCACACATCATCGTCATCCAAGAAATCCATACCATGTTCCTCCAAGTAATACTTGAACATTGCACCCTTTGGGTGCCACGTCACAGCAATCAATTCCTCCCAAAAGACCTTCATTTGTGTGACCGTTGCGTCACGTCTCTTCGAATAGTAACCGATGGTATCTGCTTCATATCCAAATTCATTTCCTGATAACCAGCCCCAATGCCACGGTTTATCAGGATTAGACGTGACATCTTTCATGGTGATATTGGGGTTCATTGATAACCATTCCCAATCCCACGGCTTATCGGGATTGGCAACAACATCCTTCATGGTGATGTTGGGGTTCAATGATAACCCGGTCCAGTTCCACGGTTTATCAGGATTGGTCGTGACATCCGCCATGGTGATGTTTTTATTTTTTGATAACCCTACCCAATTCCACGGTTTATCAGGATTGGTCGTGACATCCGCCATGGTGATATTGGCGTTTTCCGATAACCCGTCCCAATGCCACGGTTTATCAGGGTTGGACGTGACATCCTTCATGGTGATACCGGGGTTCAACGATAACACAACCCAATCCCACGGTTTATCCGGATTGGACGTGACATCATTCATGGTGATGCCGGGGTTTTCTGATAACCCGACCCATCTCCAATCTTTATCAGGATTGGCCAATACATCCGCCATGGTGATGTTGGGGTTGTGTGATAACCAGTACCATTCCCACGGTTTATCGGGATTGGACGTTACATAAGCCAACGTTATAGTGGGGTTCAGTGCTAAATAGTCCCAATTCCACGGTTTATCGGGATTGGCCACGACATATGCCAGGGTGATGTTGGGGTTTCTTGATAACCCGAACAACCAACTCCACGGTTTATTAGGGTTTGCCGCGACATCCGCCATGGTGATGCCGGGGTTTTGTGATAACGATTCCCAGTCCCACGGTTTATCAGGATTGGCCAATACATCCTTCATGGTGGTATTGGGGTTGAATGATAACCCTCCCCAATCCCACGGTTTATCAGGATTGGCTACGACATCATCAGCTATGGTGATTCCTGGGTTTTCCGATAAATATACCCAATCCCACGGTTTGTTTGGGTAACGATTGATTAATTCGATTAGAGAGCACATTGTTATTGTTACTATTAAAAAAATAATATACGTCCATTCAATTTTACAATAATGCTGTATCCAATAATACCTCGTCTAGCAAACCATATCCATATTCACACCGTTTTGGAGCGACACTGTATGAAAATGTCAACCAATTGGGGGTTATTACTATATCATTATTTGTTCCCACGATGTTTATACGTTGGACGACACATCTACCCGAAAAATCCATCGTCATTGAGGTTACCATAGACCCGTCTATATATATTATTTTTCTACCCGTGAAAATATTATGTATAAAACGGACATGTTTTCCTTGTACATTGTAATATCGTTCTGATATGTAAAACGGCATATTATCTAAAAATAAACGCAAAACTCTATATATTTTTAGATAAAACCATTATTACTTATCTGTGTATAGAAAAACATAAAGAATACTATAAATACATACTAGTTGACTTATGTTCTCATTTTTTTCTAAGAATTCACCCGACAAGGAATATGTTGGTTTTGAAGATGTCAAATACGCCATTCGCAATTCACGTGAGTTCATCTTGATTAATACCCTTCCTGGTAATGAACAGGATATACTCATTTCGGGAACTTTACCATGCGACCGTGAAGAGGTCACTGTAAATGAACAGATTTCTAATTATAAAGCACCTGATTTACCTGTCATTGTATATGGACGTAACTGTTCCGATACAACGGTTATTATGAAACAAGAACAACTTATTGGACTCGGGGTTGCTAATGTCTATCTTTATATGGGCGGGATGTTCGAATGGCTACTTATGCAAGATGTTTACGGATTTGATGAATTCCCTACCACAAAACAGAACGCTGATATTTTGAAATTTGGCGCTTCATCTCGTTTGGAAAAACACATGATGTTGGAATACTAACACATAATGTTGTGAAAAATTGAACCAACGTCGTATATAATTTTTTAGTTGTAAAAAAACACACAATAATGGACTGGAATATCATACACGAACACGTCGGTAAGTTTGCTTATTTTATGAGAGGGGATATGAAAATCAAAATTATAATTGACAATGCTCACACATATGAAAATGGTGATAAATGGGTTACCTACACGTTCATTACACACACTGAATTGTCTCCTCTCTTCTTCGGAACAAACACGATATCAGCTAACTTTATTTGCGAACCCATTAAATATAGGTCGATTACATCCTTGGTAATTTAAAACGCCGTTTATTTTGAAATAATAATATGATAATAATATAAAAAATAATTATCATATTATACTAATTATGAATATTGATGAAATTATAACCAAAAATAAATTATTAGAAGAAGAGTTACACCAAACAAAGGAAGAATTATCTCAAACAAAAGAACATCTTAAAAAATATACTTCTCCTATACAAAATAAAATATATTATGAAAAGAATAAAGATAAACACAAACAAATGGTTAAGGAATATAAAGAAAAAACTAACTATTTTACTAATTTATCAAGTGAAAAGAAAAAGGAATACGCACGACAAGCATATTTGAATAAAAAAGAAAAAATAAAGAAACTCAAAGAAAAACAAGAAGATGAGAATGTTTAGGAATTATATAATTAATTAAATTAACTATATAGAAATAAAATGTTTAGTAACTATATAGAATGGGGAAAAAGAAGAAGGAAACATTCAAAGAGTTCCGTTCCACAGATAAATCTGCTTATACCACAATCAAAACCACACTCAAATCTGTATTACATAACCATAAAGAAGTCCAACCAGTCATTACTAATTTGGTTTTTGAAATGAATGATTTGATGATACACTCTTACCAGTTTATCAGATTGTATGTATTGAAATGCTATAACGATAATCAACCTTTACCTGAAATAAATGAAAAGTTCATTTTGTATTGCATCAAGACATTAGGTATAAGAAGTAATCAAGGAGCAAAGAGTAAGGATATTGAATTGTTAGAAATATTACAATCGTTTTATGATAAGGAATACCAACCTTTGTTGAATCACGAGAAAACACAACTAAAGAATACTACTTTTTTATTACCTTATTTAGCAACACAACTTCATACTTCTTTATCCAACAATACACAAGAACGATTTATTCAGCATTTCCTTCGGTTCATCAACAAAACCACAAATGATATTACAGAAGATAAAGCAATCTTATTCAAGTTCAAGAAGCAATTGCTTGAATGTAATGAAGAAACCGATACGATATTTGATGACTGGAAACTCACTCATTTACATAATATTCTTCCTACAAACATAAAGAAGTCCGTTCATTATGATGTGAAAGTGAAACCATTTGATTATTTGAAAGGTATGTTATATATGAATACTGTGTTAGAAAGGGAAGAACACAAATTGTTTCAACCTCTACCACTTCGTAATAACATTATTCCAAAACATATCATTTTGGATACAGCATGTATCATAAGTTCATTCTGTCCTGAAAACAAAAAGAAGGGAGAATTGTTAAAGAATGTAAAGGAAAATCAATACGATGTATGGAATAATCTTTTGAACTTACAACATAAAACGTTCAAAAGCAAACATTATCAGTTTCATCATCAACTCCAAACAGATGGGATTAGTTGTTCTTTGTTGTTTATTCGTAAGGATTTGAAAGATAAGAAATGGGGAAGCAGAGTTCCTACTTTACCAGCACAAGATTTTCATAACATAGAAGATTTATCAGTAGAACAACTCAAAGAAGTAGCACCTCGTAATATTGTTGGTTGCGACCCTGGTAAAAGGTCGTTAGTGTATATGATGGATAGTAATGGTAAGAAACTCCAATATACCGCACCTCAAAGAAAACGAGAAAGCAAAGCAAAAACAAACCAACGAATATTATTAGTGGAAAAGAAACGAAACAACATCATAGAAAAAGAAACTCATTTATCCTTTCAAAATAGTAAATCCGTAGATTACGACAAGTTCAAAACATATTTAGTGGAGAAGGATAAACTCAACAAAGAAACCTTAGATTTCTACCAACGAGAAGTTTGGAGGAAAATGAAGTTTCGTCAATATAGTTATGGTAAGAAAAGTGTAGATGTGTTCCTTAATAAAATCAAAGAAACATTCGGCGACAACATTCTTATAGGATATGGAAATTGGAGCAGAAGCACTCAAATGAAACATTTTATGCCTACACTCAATAAGGGATTACGAAAGCAAATCCACAAGAAGTATGATACAATAACAATCAACGAATGTAATACAAGTAAAAAATGCTGTGAATGTAATAATGATTTATCTTATTACAAGCATAGTAATGGAAACAAGCAGTTCCGTCTTTTAGTATGTTCTGAATGCGTGAGACCCCAAGTCAAACAAACCGTATTCAAGACAAGAGACGCAAATTCAGCAATCAACATAATGAACTTAACAAAGTGCTGGATAGAGAAGCAAGAACGCCCTGCGTGTTTTCAAATTTCGTCTTTCACCACATCTAATATAAAAAAGGAAGTGGAAAAAGTTAGACCATCGTAGGTGAGATTCCTACTATTGATTTTACACTTTTGATTATTTTTTTACTCTGTGAAAACGGCGTTTTAAATTACCAAGGGTGTAAAGGATGGATGTCAATCGAAATCATGAATTCACTGGAGTTTGAAGCAAACCCACAAGAAGACTATTGATAATACATTTATTGAACATATAAATGTATTAATTCTATTTAATTATTCTGTTTATCTTTACGGGACTGCTTGCGTTGGTTGTGTGCCTTGCGTCCGCCATATGTGTAGCGTCTCTTTGATTTGTTATGGGACGCATTTTTACGCTTGAATGTTTGATTCTTTGATTTTCCGCCGAATCCTACTCCAAATGGATTTTTACTATCAATTTCGGCTGTTTCGGCTGTTGCTGGTTGCATTTTGGAAATTTTATCGCCCTTTGATTCTACTACGGTGGCTACCTCTTCCTCTTCCTCTTCCGCTGCCTTTTCCTCTTCCTCTTCCTCTTCCGCTGCCGCTTCCTCTGTATTTACTGGTGTCATTGACATTACTGGTGTTTTATCTCTATCGTTTGAATCTGATTCAGTAAGAAAGTCGGGACTGCCTTCGTCTTCTGTATCATTTCCCTCCGTTAGCTGTGTTTCAGATTGCTTAACTGTCGGTGCTAACGATCGTAAATTTTTGAGTTGCTTATCATTCGCCTCAATGTACGCTTCCGCGTATTCTTTTTTCAAAAAAACTTCATATTTTGCCATGGTGTCCGCCTTTTTTACGTATTCTATTAATTTGATTGTTCTTTCAGATTCGCTTTCATTCATACTTTGAATTATGAGAGTGTGCCAATTTTTCCACCCAGTTGTGTCGACCAGTTTTTCATCATTTTCACTATTGTGAACTTCGTGTGTCATTTTGTATAACTGCCAAATCATTACAAATGGTGACAAATGTCCTTCTCTATCTTCATTTAATTTGGCAGTTTTAACGCCATTATTTTTAGTAGCATTAATGTAAATAGTGAATGGGTTACCGACAGCTAATAAAGGAATTTTAAGGATTTCTTCATTTTTCAACCTGACCTCTTTTTCTATCATTTTTAAGCATAAGTCTAAATACTGTAGGTTTTTGGTGAATTTAGCTGTATTGGGTGTATGTTCTGCTGTAGGTGGTTGACAGAATAGAATTTGGGGGACACACATAGCGGTTTTGCTAGCCAAAGTAGCAGTGAGCAATCCATTAGAACTTTGTGTCATATCAAAACCAAGACCTTCAAATGTTTTGTTTACTGCGACCGCATCATTTTGTTCACGTTTTAAGAAACCACGCGCTTTTTCTGTACCCTTTTTTAAGAACTGAGGCATACCCCCCACTACTCCTTCAACCTCTTGATTGTTTTTATTTGATTTATTCTGTTTGTCAGGCATAATACTCAATTAATATATATTAACCAGATAAAAAAAGGTTCATAATTTTCAGTATACTCCTGTTAATTTTTACACATATTGGTTCTCTATCCATCCGTGAAATCCAGAATTCATAACTCCCGTTGTGTATCCTAAATCCTATGCAAAATTCTATACCCACCTTTTCGAATACGAATGGCGAACTGTATCGCAACGGTTTCAGCGTATCTTTTTCTAAAACTACCATCATATGAAAATAACTACGTGGTCTCGTATCTTTACTAAAATGAACCACTCCAATTAGTTCATTTTTACCATTTTCTATAAATGGTGTCGACCCTTTCATCTCACGAAATTCGTGAATATGCATGGTTTCTTTATATGTTTTGACAATCCGTAATTGGGGATTTCTACCAGGTTCTCTAAATATCATACCAATTTCCATAGGATACCACTTATAAATAAACATTTCACGACCTAATCCGTCAGGGTCACGAACAGGAGTCCAATTTTTTTCACATATGGTGTTAGTAGGTGGGTCAATAATTTGCGAATTCGAATAGTTACTGGTATCGTAGTTATAATCACCGATTATCATACGATTTCCGTTCGTGTTATGGTATCCCACCGTAGTCGCTATGTATTTTACACATCCTAAATTTTCATAGAGTCGTATATCTTCCAAACCCTGTGAATATAAATCATACTTTGGTAACTTGATTGTCTCATCCATTTCATAATGTTCAACTGGTAATAGAGAACCTGACGAATCGCTTTCTAATCTGGTGTAAATATTCTTCGTTTTAATTACACTTGTGCCATCAGGGTAGGCATAGTTTCCATTGTCACATATCCAATAACTTACATATCGTGTATTAAGTAAATGTTTACCCCCATAGAACAGATATGATGCCGAACCAGGGTAATAATCACCAATATAAGGATAATCTATAGTCATGCTTGTTGAACCTAGTTTATTTAAAAAACTACAATATTTTGAGGGAGATATCGCTGTAACAATGGAATCATCGTGGTCTGCTTGGTAAAATGTGGGTTTCCAACCACAAACCGATTCCAACCACGCCCACAAATTTACCTCCCACACCAATTTGCTGTGTGTTTTCATAAATACAGGGAATTCTCTCAAACATAAAGAGTGGAAATCTTGTATGGAATCTTTATCACCTATTAAAAAACCTCCACAAAACCTCCAGCATATACTATCTGTTATATCTGAATTAACACGTAAATTCCAACATCCTGGAATATGAAAACAAGTATTATTCCACGAATGAGAACCCAAGTCACGGATGAAATTTAGTGTCACAGTTTTATCATTAAATATGTGAGTCAAATTGAAATCTACCCATGCAAAATGTCGTGTGTTCCATGGATTCGTTACGATTGCCCGGTTGAGAAACTCAGTCTTTGAGTTCATTAGAATCATATATTCGTCGGTGTCCTTTCTCGGGTCACGAGAAGAAGGCAACGTATATTCGTGTTTATTTAATTCCTTATATATTAATAAATCGCCCATTTCCATTATTTCCATTATTTTTAGGTTCTCGTAAGTCTCTTCCAAATCCTGTACTAACGGATACAGAACTGGACACACATACAAGCATATATTAACACCAGTTTCTAATAATTCTTTAAACCGTTCAATACGCCAGGTAATGTTCCAGTTTATGTCATAATTTATATCGTATATATGAAATAAACAGGTTACAAACGTTACCGACATTAATTACATAACTTGTGTTTATAATTTTAAGTGGTAAAAATTGATTTATAATTGTATTTTTTCTATAATTGCAAAACTTTCCTCTTTTATTTAAAAAGTCAAAAAAACAACATGTCATCATTCACTGGTCCTACTAAAATTATTGTTTTCGACACCGAAACAAATGGTCTCCTTCCCAAGAAAAACGCTCAAACACGTTTGCCCGAGATTGGTGAATATCCGTATATCCTACAGTTGAGTTTCGTGGTGTATAACATGTATACGCAGAGTGTAGAGCAGATTTATAATGAGTATATTAAGATTGAAGCAGATGTTAATATATCTGCCAAAATTACTGAAATTACCGGGATTACACGTGAAATGTGTGATAGTAAGGGCATCCCAATTCAGCAAGCCCTTCATGATTTCTACAACGCATATGTCAAGTGTGATAGGGTAGTTGCTCACAATCTCTCATTCGACCAGACTATGATTGAAACTGAGATCGCTAGGAACAAATATGAGTTATTTGAAAACATTCCCGATATAATTCATTTGTTCGATGATGTATTCAATATTGTAAATAAAACCGACCTATATTGCACTATGAACTCTACCAAGAAGATGTGCAATTTGATTATTAGTGGGAAATACGGGCCGTTTCTCAAATCACCCAAGTTGATTGAACTTCACGAGAAGCTATTCGGGTATGCACCTGTGAATCTACACGATGCTAAAGTGGATACCATTGTTTGTCTCAAGTGTTACTTAATGCACGAACACAACATCAGTGTGCCCGATTTTGTGAGTGATAGCCTGAAAACAGGTGCTGAATGTCATTGGCAGTGGTAAGTAGTCGTGTATTGTTATTATTTATGTATATTATTTTTTTGTATCCTGTTCAACAATTCCTTGTATCCTGTTCAACAATTCCTTTGTCTCCTCTTTGTGTTCCTTCCTTTCTTCTTTGTGTTCTTGTTGTTGCGATGCCAATAAATTCATAAGTTCTTTATTCTGGGTGATTAACGCAAGAATGAGAGATTCTTTATCATTCGTCTGTCCCATATTAATAGACATATCACACTTTTCTTCTACATAAATCACATCATTTGTGTCTACGACGCAATGTTGTTTATGTCTCGATAGACCTGACGCATATTTATACTCTTTCCTGCAATTGCACGTATGGGGCATTTTCCTGTTGATAACCTTATTGCCGTCGGTTGTCATATTATGTTTAGGAGTCATCTCGTGTTTTAAAAAGTTGCTTTTCTTACGGCATTTAAAGTTACATTTAACACACACATATTTATCGGAATTTTTTAAATTGTGCATCTTATCTTTTTGAATTTTTTCCACAGGTTTAGGTGACGGTTCTACGCTATTCAATGTTGCTTTATATGTTTCATAATATTGTTGCTCTAATTTCTTTGCAGATGCAAGTCCGTCGCAATTCTTAAACGCGATTATCATCATATTCCAATTGTCCCAACCTTTATTGTCACGTATAACCTTATACACTTTGCACGAGTGTGCACCATTGTTTTTATTGTTACAACTATTTTTATGAGCACCTTTACGTGCGATGAAATCAGTGGTATGTCCTATGTACAATTCGGTAACTAAAGGGTCGTTACATTGAATTTTATAAATAATAGTATTAGAGTAATCCGCCTTTTTAACATTTGTCATCTTATGTAATATAACAACGTTAGACTTTAAATACTTATTTATTTTATCCAGATTCACTTCTTTCCTTATGCACTCAAATATTATATTTTGAAATTAAATCAAAGTATAATATTTTCAAGGCTCTTTTTCAACTATTGAACCGTTTGAAATAGAATCAATTACTTTTCCAAATGTTGCTTCTCTTGGAAATACTGGGAGCAAACTTCGTTGGATATCTTCACACATAGTAGAAAACGGCGAGTCAATATCAGAGTATTCTACAGGATTGTCTTCCTTCAAGTCGCATAGTGTTTGATTTGCCCTTCCCGTTACTACTTTTATTCCATACAATAGTTGTTCACGAGAACCTTCCTTGTCCCATTCATTGTTTTCCTTGATATATATGGTGTTTCTTTTCTTATCAGTGCAATGGAGAGGTCGTTTATTTACACCCAATTCTTTCATGTTCTCTAGAAACAACTTGGAAATGCCTCCAACATAACCAAGTTGTGCTTGGTTCTCTAAGTCTTTGACAGTAACCTGAATACCTTCAATGAAATCAGAAAAGTTAATGGCGTCCTTACATTCCTCGTTAAGAAAGACTTGAAGATTAAACTTGTTATTATTGGTCGTATTAGTAGTATTGTTGTTGTTGTTTCCTATTTTTGGAATTGTTTCTTGTAATATACACATCAATTCCTTATTTTGTGCAAGCAACGCAAGGATAAGGTCTTTGTCACAGGTTGACCCAGATTTTTCAGGTTCTTTGTGATTTTCTTCTTCTGTTGAAATAATTGTATTAATTTCACTTCCCCCTATATCGCATTTCTGTTTATGACTATATAAACCCTGACGAAACCTATATTTTTTACCACATTCACACATATGTAATATGGCGTGTTTCGGCGTATTTGTGTCATTAGTTGTCATTCTTTTATGCTTTGCAGTGTTTTTATGACGATTAAAATCACTTGTTTTACAGCATTTAAAAGAACATTCAACACAGTCAAATGTTCTGGCGCTTTTTGGCGTTTTTATTGAACTATCTGTCATTCTATACTTGAGTGACAAAAAAAAACGCCTAAACTATACGCAACAAAAATAAAAAACCTTACAGAGTCAAACTTTCCAAATAAAAACAAGAATAAGAGCATAATGCTTTGAAGTGACTTTTCAGAAAAAACCGGTTTATAGATGGAATAATTTTTGAGAATTTGGACATAAAATAAATGTCCATTTTGAGATTTTACAAGAATGAATCTCAAATCACTTTTTTCCTTATGCACACAAATATTATATTTTGAAAAAGATTCAAAGCATAGAAATTAAATTTAAAAAATCGTGCAACAATTATTATGTTCGACCGGTCGACGTGCCATAATACCATCAAGAAGTCCCTCATCTTCTTCACTATCGGGTGATAAAACGTGTTCTGGCAACGAGTCAATGAGCATACCAAAGACACATTTAACATCATTATCATTATAAACATTAGTTTCTGCGAACAAAATGTCGTGTGTATCAGCCCATTCTTTACCAGCCGAAAAAGGTATGGTACGTCTTTCAGGGTAGGATATAGCGATATCACTTTTATTGCCGACTAAACCAATAACAACATCCTGTGGTCCTTTTTCTCTCACGCTACAAATATATTCCTGTGCCTTTAAAAAAGACTCAACATTAGTGATATCGTACATTATAATTGCTATATTTGAGCTCTTATAATATAATGTTGTTAACGATCTATAACGTTCTTGACCGGCTGTATCCCAAATATTAAGAATGAATGACGAACTATTGTGGTTAACGAGTTTCGATGACATTGCTGCCCCAATAGTAGCCTTATGTCTTGCGGGAACAGTATGATTAATATATTTACTAACAAAAGAAGTTTTACCAACACAAGTATCACCTAACATAATCAATTTAACGGGCATTTTATATATATACAATTGTGTGTATATATATATATTTGTATTAACAATAAATTTTATGAACCGCACATCTCACACATCTCTTCCTCTGCTTGAATTTCAGTTCTATTTTTGGGTTCAATAGTGAATTGCTGTGCTTGGTGTCGGGCTCTACGACGCATGTAATAAATGCCAGTTTTGAGGCCCTTAGTCCATGAGTAGAAGTGCATGGAGGTAAGACTGTTATAGTTGGGGTCTTCTAACCATAGGTTAAGGCTCTGACTTTGACAAATGAACGCACCCCTATCAGCACTCATGTCAATTAACTTCTTCATGGATAGTTCCCAAACGGTCTTATACTTATTTCTCATCTCCTGAGGAATGGCTGTAATCTGCTGAACGCTTCCCTTATTGGCGACAATGTTGTTCTTGATCTCCTCGCTCCAAAGTCCAATGTCCATAAGGTCTTTCATAAGATACTTGTTGGTAAGCATGAATTCGCCGGCAATTGTGCGTCGGTTATAAATATTACTGGTGAAAGGTTCAATACACTCATTGTATCCCAAAATCTGTGAGGTGGAAGCAGTGGGCATAGGTGCGACAAGAAGCGAATTGCGTAGACCGTGCTGAACAATGTTAGCACGCATGATAGTCCAGTCATATCTCTCATTGGTTGGGTCAACCTTCCATAGGTCGAATTGAAGAATGCCCTGACTAGCAGGTGAGCCAGCGAATGTCTCATATTGACCTTCGCTCTGTGCCATTTCACAAGACCTCTCGAGTGCGGCGTGATAAATGGTCTCAAAAATATCCTTATTGGTTTTGGATGCCACATCACTGTCGAAAGCAACATTCATAAGCATGAATACATCAGCCAAACCCTGAACTCCAATGCCTACGGGTCTATGTCTCATATTACTGCGTCTGGTTTTCTCAATGGGATAATAATTGACATCGATAACACGATTGAGGTTGGTAGTAATGATTTTAGTGACAGCGTGAAGTTTGTCGAAATCCATAACTCCGTCCTTCATGAATGTGGGAAGAGCAATACTGGCGAGATTGCAAACAGCGGTCTCGTCTTTATCAGAATACTCAACAATCTCCGTGCACAGATTACTGGATTTGATAGTTCCAAGATTTTTCTGGTTAGACTTCTCGTTACAAGCGTCCTTATATAAAATATAAGGAGTTCCGGTCTCCATCTGTGCGTCAAGTACCTGAAACCAAATGTCACGAGCCTTAACTGTGCTTCGTCCCTTCCCTGCTACCTCATAACTAGTATAAAGTTCTTTGAACTTCTCGCCGTATACATCAGCGAGTCCGGGGCACTCATCGGGGCACATTAAAGTCCAATCCCCATCAGCCTTGACACGTTCCATGAATAGGTCGGGAACCCAAACAGCATAGAATAAGTCACGTGCCTTGAGTTCCTCGTCTCCGTGATTTTTACGCATTTGAAGAAACATCTCAATGTCAGCGTGCCAAGGTTCAAGATAAATGGCGAAACTGCCATTTCTCCGTCCACCTCCGTTATGAACGAGACCATTGTGAATGAGATAATTGTGTTCGTCCTTCATTTGTAAGTCATATAACAGACCATCGTATTCATAATTAGTGATAGATTTAACACGGGTTAACATAAAATTGTCGTGTTTCAAAAACTTGAAAAACTGACTGTCATCGTACTCGTAACCCATAAGAGAGCAAATATCGGACGTGCGTGGAATTCGAACACAATAACTGATTTTCTTGTTCTCTATATATCTCCCAGCCGACGTAAGGTGCGATTCGCCTATGCGGTCTCGAATATACCCACTTGTCAAAACCCCCATGCGTAAGCACAAGAAGCGAATTGTTTCCATTAGATTGGTAGACGTAGTATCGAAAACAAGTTCCTTTTCGCCTTTACAACCATCAGTGTCAATGAGACCACGTAAAATATGCTTGCTCTTCTCGATTGGTAGGTTAAGCCACTTGGGTAGTGCCCGTTTAGTCTTGTTAGTATCATAAAAATCATTATACTTGAATGGTAAAGATACGTTACGATTCCAACGAACCCGAGTAGTGTTATCTTCTGTTTTGATTGAGTAAGTAATAAACTTGGAATCAAGATAAGTAGTAATGAATTCTTGGATATGTAATTTATCAACAGAGTGAAGACTAACATATCCAGTTTCTCTGTCATTATCGACACAACCATCACCTAAAATTACACCATACATATAACAATCCTCTTCCGAAATACTTGAAATATCCTTATTGTAATCTGGAATCGGGTATACCATCATATCGTCCTCAGTTAAATCTCCAGCATCGACCCATTTATACTTAGATAGACCCTTATCAATGCGGTTTTTAATAACGCTATAATTAAGACCCTTTTTCTGGTTACACAAAGCGTAAACTGGGTGTTGCGGTGTAACCTTCATATTATGAAGGGAGTGTGCTGTTTCAATTTCCAACATAGGTCCGTTATATGTATGTTCCAATACGTTTTGAATAACTTCCGTTTTGCCATTTATGTTGAAAATCTCGGTTTCCCCAGTCGAACAATGTTGAATTTCGATAGGACCATCGGTTGTATAAATAATGGTTTCCTTATCCAGACATTGGTCAACATATTTAGCAGTATTATTAAACACACGTAGCATAGGAACAAGACCATTAGAACTGCCGTTTGTTCCTCGAATATGACTACCAGATGCTCTAACATTGTGAATATGAAGACCGATGCCTCCCGCCCACTTAGAAATAAGAGCACAATCCTTAAGGGTGTTATAGATGCCCTCGATGCTATCAGATTCCATAGCCTGTAGGAAGCATGAACTCAATTGTGGGCGAGGCGTTCCAGCATTAAATAGAGTGGGCGTAGCGTGTGTGAAATATTTCTGCGACATAAGGTCATATGTCTCCCTTATTGCGTCAATATCGTTGCCGTGAATACCAATGGAAACCCGAAGCCACATGTGTTGTGGGCGTTCGACAATAACACCATCAACCTTCATAAGGTAAGCTCTTTCAAGAGTTTTGAATCCGAAATAATCGACCAAATAATCACGGTTGTAATCACACATTTCATTGAGAATGTCACCGTGTGTCAATGTGAGTTGGTAAACATTTTCAGCTACGAGAGGCGAATGTAGTCCTCCCTTGTCTTTGAATTTATATAGAGTTGCGATAACATCGGTAAATAGAACAGAAGTATTTTTTTGGTGATTAGAAACAATGATACGCCCAGCGAGAATATTATAATCGGTATGAGTAGATGAAAGAGATGCACACTGGTCGGCACTTAATTCATCAATCTGTGTTGTAGATATACCATCAAATAATTGGTCGATAACCTTCATTGCGAGCGAAGTGTAGTTAATGGTTAATCCCGCTTCTTTACCGAGAACTTTGATTCTACGAAGAATTTTATCAAATGAGACGTCCTTAATATCACCATTGCGCTTGGTTACGGTCATTTCTCTCTCAGGATTATCATTTTGGGTTGTCATAATAATCTGGGTGATGCTTATAGAATATATAAGAAAAAATTTCTATATCATTTTCTAAATATAGAAATTCACTAACCGACACGAACAACGGAAATGGGAACATTAGATTTAAGATTGTGTATAGTTCTAGTGGTAGTTACGGTGTCGTCATTTGATATAAATATACATGGGCCATTTAATTGTCTCTTTTTCGGTCCTCTATGTTCATATCCCCCAACTCTTTCTTTTAGTATATCCTTCCAAGTTTCAAGTACAATGGGAACAGCAGAATTAAACCACAAGCGATTACGTTGAACAAGGACGCATGAGATTTGGTCGAGATACCAACACTTACGATAATAATAGTCGTATTTAGGACCAAGGTTGGCGTGTTCATTTGCGACCCACTTGTTAACAGTTTCCTTTGTAATCGTCATATCAATTGGGCTATATATGTAAGTAGGTTTAGAATCAACGATACCATTTTCCACAAAACATAAAATGATACCCTTCTGTCGTGTGTCTGTATCATAAAACATATCATCATCATTATCATATTCTTTGAATCGGGTCTCAACAAAATCACATTCATCTAAGTTGCAAGTTTCCATTTGAACCTGCATCTGTATCCAATATTCCTCCTTCGGAATCCCAGTTATATCCCGATTCACAATATTTTTGATTTCTAACATGCGTCCATACAAAGGTGAGTTAGGGTCAGTATTAATACCATCAGGCGAAGCACCAATACATTTGTATTTAGGATGTTGAATACATCCGAAATCGGATACCGTTGTTTTATATAAATGTTCATATAGCAATACCGAAACAGATTCGTATAACACTCCCCATTGTAGACTTCCTGTGGAATGCCAATTGTTGCTTTTACTTACATCGCCATTGTTAAGTGGTTTGCACTTCTCATACATGATGCTATTACGTTGTGAGTTGGAAGCGAATATTTTCCAAATATTACTGGCGGTAATCAAATTATGACGGAAACTATACCACTCGGTCGTTTTCTGTTCGGGTTGCGGTAGAGCAGTGAGATATTCAAGTTGACGCTCAATAAACTCCCGTTTCATAACACTGGGTACATTTGTATTATAAAGAGACCGATTAGGTATGTTGTGAATGTTGTGGTCGAGGAAATCATATATAATGTCATCGATCTCATTGTAAATCAAGTCGGTATCGCATAGTTCTGAAATAATGTTACCACTAGTCCAATCATCGATTAAAAGTTCAGAAACATTACTGGATAACCATTCTTCAAATTTTGGTTTCGAGAAAGACATAGGTTCGTCGGTAATAATATCACAAATTAGCGAATGAACTGTTTCTGTAAGGCAATTGTGTTCGTTCGTGTCGAGTGTGAACTGTGTGTCGGGAGTATCATAGGAAGTGTCTGTGGAAGTATCATCGGAAGGAATTTCGTCGGAAGTATCATCGGTAGTGTCTGTGGAAGTATCATCGGTAGTGTCTGTGGAAGTATCATCAGAGGTATGTCCACAACAGTAGTAATCATCAGAAGTTTCGTTGTTAATTTGAGAATCGTCATGGTTCATTTACTTGTATTGCGATAATGTGTTTATTATGTTTAACGAATATTAATGTTCGGTTTCAATTTTATCGTTAATCCTAGGTTTAACCTTCGTAGACGTTCGTTTGGGTGTGAGCGATTTAAGCGTAGATACCCTCTTAGTGTCTGTAATTTTCAGAGTGAAATTACGGTTAATTTGATTAAAATGCAATGATGGAACATCCAATATAATTCCATTGTCTTTGTCATAATTCACATCTTTGGTTTTCTGTATTTTATTTTTGCGTAAAGATTCAGTGAAGAATGTCTTCAATTGCTTAACTTCTTTATCAGTTAGAGAATTGTCTAAACCATATTTGTCAGAATAGATGTGTAACTTAGTTTTTTTAATTGTATTGTCCAACTTATTCCAAGACTCTTTTACATTATGTTTCTTCTCGTTTTCTAATATTTCGTCAATATTAGTAGAAGTGACACTGTTATACAGGTCGGGTTTGTTGTCATTATATAATTGGTAAGTGCTCTTGGTTTTCGTCTCTTTTTTATTATCTACATCTGTAGCAGTAGTGACATCTTCGTTCTTAGTAGTGGGTTCGGTGTTAGAAAACATATTTATCAATGTATATCTTTATATATATATCTAAGTCAAAGTGTTTATCTTGTTTTTTATGTAAACATATAAAACGTTTCATTCCGTAATAAAAAATATACCCGTTAACTAGATGGATGCTGAAATAAAAACGATTGAAAATAAAAGAATTGTAGTAATAAAAAAAGAGGTTCGATGTCGTAAGATAACAAACAATGATAGTTGGATGTTAACCGACGATGATTATGAGAGCGACAAACAATTGAGTATTTTAAAAATTAAGAACAAAGAAGACAATATATATACATTAATGTGTAGTGAAATAAGAAAAAAGATATCGGGGTATAAAAGTCAGGACATAAAAAAGGACAAATATAACGAAATCAAATTTATAAACGAGGAGTTAATTACAAATAAATTGTTAGAAAGTGATTTTAATTGTTATTACTGTAGATGTGATGTAGTTGTGTTATACAAAGAAGTTAGGGCACACAATCAATGGTCTGTCGAGCGATTGAATAATGATTTTGGACACAATACAGATAATGTAGTAATTGCCTGCTTGTCATGTAATTTAAAGCGAAAAACAATGTATCATGAGAGATATCGTTTTACAAAACAGGTAAAAATAGTAAAGAAATGATTTATATGATAGTGTATTAAAGAAATGTCAATATGACATTCATATACAATGGACATGAAGATTGAAGAGAAAGTAGAAAACGATAAGGTTGCCGTAGATGCTCCCCCTGTCCCTCCTGTTAAGCCCGATGCCGTTGCGAAGAAGAAGGTTATTCTAGCTCTTCCTGGAAATACCTTTTCATCTGCGTTTGTAATGTCCTTATTGGCTACTATGAATGCGGTTATAGAGTCAAACAAATACCAATTGATTGTTTCACCTGGTGTAAGTAGTTTTGTCCCATTTGCTCGTATGCAGACAATGGGATTGAATGTATTGCGAGGAATCGATCAGAAACCATTTAACGGTGAGCAATATGACTACTGGGTGAGCATCGACAGCGATCAGGTATTTGCACCGGAGCAATTATTCAATTTGCTAGACTCTCTTGAGAAGAACGCAGTAGTTGCCGGATGTTACCGTATGTCAAATCTCACACATTTACCTGTAGTAGAGAAGTGGGATACTGAGTTCTTCAAGAAGCATGGTTCATTCGAATTTATTAAGGTAGAGGATTTGGAGACGTGGAAGAAGGAGAATGAGGATGAGGAGTTCCGTGAGGTTGCCTATGCAGGTATGGGTTTTTTCGGAATGCGTAAAGAGGTGCTGGATTTAATGAGATATCCGTATTTCGACGGTGAGCCGACTACAATTACAAGTGACGATGGTGTGACACTACGAGACATCATGAGCGAGGACGTTGCCTTCTGTAAAAATATCCAAAAGGCTGGACACAAGGTAATGTTAAATGTGAAGCTGAGGGTTGGACACGAGAAGAGTATCGTAATCTAGATAAACAAATATGTAAAATGTATATATTTGTTTACCAATGTAATGCGGATGGGAAATATATTTTAAGCAGATTTTTATAATACTGTTTGATGTCATCTGTCACTTCGAAATTCTTATCTTCCTTTGAATATAGGTCACACTCATTGAATTTGCGAACATCTTTTAATGTATCATAATCGTGTTCAGTCATAAATTGGGTATATGCTCCGCCTGTATGCCATGGATAAAGTGAATGAAATCGTATAATGTCTTGATATCTTTGGGTAAATATATGATTGTGATTGTTTTGTAAAACACTGTATAAATATTCATCGTGACCGATTGTTATATTTAAATTACTTAACCCACATTTTGGGGTGTAAACACCGTGTTTAAGGTTATATTTGGGGTTATAATAATCTGGGTTCTCTTTCATTGTTTCATAACATACAATAGATTTTGGGAATTTACAACCAACAGCATAAGTATCCCCGACGACAGCCCATGTAGGTTCACCGAAAGAAAATAATATCTTACCTAAATCGTGTATTAAACCACACACTTGTAAGCAAATGTCTTTTGGATATTTTAAACGAATAGATTCCGCTGTTTGATATGCGTGTACGGAATTCATTTCATCAGTATCTGGATCACTGGGATCTATAAATGAATCCATCATTGAGAGAACCTGTTCAACCGTAAGACATTGATTATACGTCATTTTAGAATTATTGGTTTTATTTGTAACATACTCATACGTTTGATTTTGATGCATCTCTCTGTAGAATTCATACACAGCAGTGCCTTTGTCATATTTTCTTAAATTATTCATAATATAATCAGCTTAGATTATATTATAATTGTTAAATTACTCGTCATCTAATATCTCATACGAATCATTATGTTTATGGTGTTGTTTGATGAGTCCTACAAGAAAATTCAAATACTTATGTGAATGAGCAACTCGGTATAATGGTGGATTCATCACATATATTTGCCATTTTGTGTCTACTGAAGTCACATCTTCTAAACCACTTTTAATTAACGCACTTGTAATAAATGTAATCTCTTGTGATTCATTAACGAAAATATTATTGTTTTTATTTACATTATAAATGCGGTATATGGTATCATATTTATCGGTTTTTTTTCCTACGAATGATGTAATAAACGAAAACATATTAATATTATAATATAATGGTATATTTCTAGACCACTTTATGTATATATTATTCCATCATCAATATATAATTTAAACTATGGGTAAATAAATATATAAACTTATGCATACTAATAATCTAATATGAAGACGGAACGCTTAGAAATACATAAAGACATTTATGATAAACTAGACAGTTACTACACAAATAATCAGATCCCAAACATAGTATTTCATGGTGCGTCAGGGACAGGAAAAAAGACAATTGTAAACGATTTTATTGATAAGATTTACAAGAAGGATCGAACACTTATAAAAACCAATGTGATGTTTGTGAATTGTTCTCACGGCAAGGGGATTAAATTTATACGAGACGAACTGAAATTTTTTGCCAAAGCAAACCTGGAAACCAGCGTTAATGTTTATTTCAAGACCATTGTGTTATTGAATGCGGATCACCTTACAAACGATGCCCAGTCAGCACTTAGGCGTTGTATAGAATTATTTACGAATACAACACGTTTTTTCATGATTGTCGAAAATAAACATAAATTATTAAATCCAATATTGTCAAGATTTTGTGAAATATATGTTTCTGAATATTTACGAGGCGATAAACTAATAAATTTAAACCAGGTATATTTAAATTCAGTAATAGATATCAAACCCGTTACAGATACAAAAACCAAATACATATGCGAAATGTTAAATCAACTAACACTTGATATGGAGAATGAAACAACAAACGATCAAATAAATATAATGGAATATTGTGAAAATATATATAATAATGGATACTCATGTTTAGATATAATAGACCGAGTGAAGATGAGTAGGGATTTTGATGCCCTGCAAAAAAGCACGATAGAAGTGTTATATCTTAAACTGAAACCAGAATTTAGATGTGAAAAGATGATACTATTTAGTGTATTGAATTTCATATACAAGCGTGAAATAGATGATATACATAAAATAAAAATTATGTAATACGTTAGATTTAGACATTATTAATGTTATAGTTTGTGTATATGGACGACTTTGAAGCAGCTAACTTACACGAGTCAAGAAATGAATGGTGCGGAAGATTGATTAGTATATTTTCACCATTGGTGATCGAGGGCATAAATTCTATATTTACCGAGTCGTGGAACATATGTATGGAAAACGAAGAGATAGGCAAGTATCTGATGACATTCCAGAACATGCTATCTGCTATTCCCAAATGGAACGCAGTAACGGTAGATGAAGAGAAGAAGCGAATAATTGAACGAAGTGGGTGTAATTATCTCGAAGACCTCATAACGTGTGTACATATTATACAATTGAAGATTTTGACATGCATACGCGTAGGAAACAAACAGAAGAAAATAGACGTGGCTGTCCCTAACTTGGATACATTTTTGCATAAGTTATACATTCATGTAGCTCGTTCGTGCTATAAGAATGTATACTTATTTGAGAAGAACATTTCACCTTTAACAACACAAAAAAATAATCGTGAGTTAGAATGTATCGTGCAAGAATGTATCCTAAAAACTATCCGTGAAAGCATACCTACCGAAGAGATAATTCGTGCCTACATGGATGAGAGCGTAGAGCAAGAAGAAGAGGTTATTATAGAAGACCTAACAGAAGAAAAAGATGAGTCAAATGATGAGTCAAAAGATGAGCCGAAAGAGGAGGCAAAAGAACTAGAAGCCGAAGAGCCCCCGCCCCAAGTCCCTACAATCAAGGATGCCGACAATGAACCGGTTGTAACAAAGCTAACATTCAATGATTATGATAATGTTATGGATTCTGAAACGGGAAACACAAGCGATATAAGTGCCCCAAAAACATTGGAACGATTGGAAGAGATTAGCAGCGAGCGTGCGATTCAGAGACAATTAGAAGAAGAAGAAGATTTAGACGACAAAATTCAAATACACACTGATAATATCGATTTAGGTGATATGGATATATTAGACATGACGAAGAGTACAACGGGAACAAATGATAATAGCGATGTTATGATAAATGATGTAGTAGAATTACTCTAATAATGCGTAATAAATGTTATAATAATATTCTGTATTTTATTATAACGACATGGAAAAGCCTCTTCTATTGACAGTTTTAATATCCATTTTTTACTTCTTACTTAAAATGGTCGAGAGTAAATATGTAACAAAAGAGTCCCACGCTCTTAAACATACGGTTCGTGATACGCTTGTAGTAGCGACTTGTGTTTTCATTGTATTGTTTTTATTCTTTCAACTGGGTGGACCGATTGCTGAATTGATAGGTGCTGGTGAGTATTCAGGTTCTCCATCTACCCAAGCATTTACGGGAGAACCAGAGTTCTAAAAAACATGATAATATATTTTCTATATTATCATCATTGTATACTCATTACACCGAATAACAAGGCATAGCATCAATGTCAATAATGTCGACACCTGTTGGTGTAACTTTAATTTTAAACTGGTTGAAATATGGAAATTCCAGTTGATTTTCCGGCGTATGTTGATGTACATTTTTGGCAATCATTTTATACAATTTAAAGTCAGGGTATCTCTCGTCACCGTTTTTCTTATATAATACATTACGAGATTCGTCATCTAAACACCATCTATAAATGGTCTTTTGTAGTTCACTCATTTTATCTACGGGTTCATCATCTATAATAAAATCATAAATGGAAGTCCCCAAACGACAGAGGTCGAAGCTATAGTTAGGTTCAATTGTAGGTTTTTTACTATTGAATATAGGACCGAAATTATACTGGGTAGCCGCATCTCCACCTTTTGAAAAACTATCACTACAAAACAAATGCCCTTTAAATTTATAAATGCTTCTACCGAAATCAATAAGTTTGAATAATTTGCCGTATGTAGGTACTTTATAATGGTCACCGTTATATTTATAATATAAAAACTCTACATCTGTGTTAATAAACATGATATTATTTGTATGTAAATCATTGTGCGTGAAATCAAATACCTTTTGGAAAGTAAGAAGTGAAATAATAACCTGCATTAATGCTGATGCTCCACACTCATCATTTACCAAATCACGTTCAAATAGTTCATCCATTGTCCCATTACATTTTTCAAGACATATCATTTGAACAGGAAAGTTGTCAATATACGCAAATATGCCATCATTATCATCACAATCGCTGTCAGAAGAATCAGTATTCCAGTCGTCGCTTCCTTCTTCGCTGCCTTCTTCACTTCCATCGTCACTATCAGCTTCACTTCCATCGTCACTATCATCTCCACTATCTGCTTGACTTCCTTCTCCACTATCATCTTGACTTCCTTTGTCACTTCCTTCTCCACTATCATCGTCACTGCCTTCTTCCTTTTTTTTACAATTAAACACCTCACTTATGTCGTCCAAATCAGAAACAACCGATAAATTTAATGAACTATCTAATATGTCCGATACATTTACAACATCAACGTCATCCAAAATGTCTATTTTACGTTTGTTTCGTCGGCTATCGGTTGTATCATTGATTTTAGAATGAGCGATTTTGAATAAGGTATCCGTGTTATTTACAAAAAACTTAGAATTATTTAAGTAATCGTAATCATCTGATATATTAAATTTGAACTTGTCTTGTACGGTCAAAAAAGAGCCATAGTAATCAATGGAATGCTTAAAATTATGTGCGTGTAACATTTTACTGGATAAGAAACTAAAAAAACCATCTGTATAAGATGCGTTATTAGTAGATAATAGCTTAGACATAGACGTGGTCTTATCGGAATTCAATTTAGGTAAATTAGTCATTGTTTCTACTGAAGAGTCGTATTTACCAATCATGTATTTGATAGGGTCAACTAATGGCGAGTGTTTAATGAATACATCCTTTTCAATAATCTCACCTGATATTCCCACAACACTAGTCATATTATTGAAATGATATCTATGATTCAATTGAAATGTATCATAGTTATTGTCATTCATATTGAAAAATAGCGAATGTATAGGCTGGTAATTTTGTATGGATTGTATGTTAAAAGGATTGTATTTATTTCCAGCATCTTCTTGACTCTGAACATGCTCTGCCTTTAAAATGTTAACATCAATTGCGGGAACAGTTCTATATTCAACTGTGGCGTTTTCGGTAGCAAATCCAGACATATACTTATCTTTAATATTAAAAAGAAAGTTTCTAAACGTTTATCTCGTTTAGAGTAATATATATATATTGTGCTTCAACGGTGCATGTTATAATTTAAAATTTTATTATATTCAACGATGTAACTATATAAATATATGTGGGTGTAATGGTGGATTTTATTCTAAAATGCAACCTCGGCGTAGCGAATGAAGATGCAGACTACTGGATGATGTATTAGATAGCGTAATTTAACATTATTTTTACAATGTCACTGCGTTTAGGAGAACATAAATAATTGTATTTCTAAAATATAAACTATATGACATTGGAATTGAAAAGGTTCAACATGAGGGACATTACGTTTAAACCAAACGAGAATAAAGGTCCAGTAGTAGTATTAATTGGTCGTCGCGATACAGGTAAATCGTTTTTAGTAAGAGACCTACTATTCTATCATCAAGATATACCAATAGGAACTGTTATATCAGGGACAGAAGCAGGAAATGGTTTTTATAAAGACCACGTCCCCAAGTTGTTTATACATGATGAATACAATACTGCTCTGATAGAAAATATATTAAGACGACAAAAAACGGTGCTGAAACAAGTGAAAAAGGAGATAGAGACATATAAGAAAAGTGCAATCGACCCGAGAGCATTCGTAATTATGGATGATTGTTTATACGACCAATCGTGGACAAGAGATAAAATGATGAGGTTACTTTTTATGAACGGTCGTCATTGGAAAATCATGTTGATAATCACGATGCAGTATCCATTAGGAATCCCCCCAAATCTGAGAACAAATATAGATTATGTATTTCTGTTAAGAGAACCATATTTAACAAATAGAAAGAGAATATGGGAGAATTATGCGAGTATGTTCCCAACATTGGAATCCTTTTGTTCTGTAATGGATAGCACCACCGAGAATTACGAATGTTTGGTAATCAATAATAACTCCAAATCAAACAAGTTAACAGACCAGATATTCTGGTATAAGGCAGAGAACCATCCAAAATTCAGGTTAGGTTCTCAAGAGTTCTGGGATATTTCTAAGGGTATGGACTCTGATGACGAAGATGACGCATATGATCCCAACAAACACAAGAACAAGAAGCAGGGAAGTATAACAAATGTTAAGAAAAGCAACTGGTAGTTCATATACACATCAAAACGAACATTGATGTGTATTTTTATAAATTATATAATTAAAATGGGTGGTGTTGTTTTCTTTACAGACAAAGAAAAAATGATAAATAAAGCAAAAAAAATTGATTGGTCTTACATTAGTTTCCTATCGACTAACTCAGCATATAACCTGAGAACATCCATTATATTCGAACAATTCTTCTAATAAATGAAGCAATGTCGTCGTTTGATGTAGCAGGTGTAATCCTAATTGTTTGTCCGTCTATGACACTTTGTATCCAACTTAAATGCCCCCTTTTTGTTTTCTCCAAGTAACCGATTTTGTTGGAAAACAAAGTAATTTTTCACCGCTTTTGTATATTGCTTCATCGAAGTTCTTAAAGATGGTTAAATACATAATGTCAGGGAAATATCAATAAATATCATATATTCTCCACCATTCCAAGGAACTTCTCCAAGTTCGTGTTGAAAACTGGAAGAAGTAGACCCTTGATGAGCGGTCTTAATTTCAACAGGAACGCCCATAATATGTCCGTCCCCTCGACCCCCCACCTATTTCTTTTGTTTTAGCGCCATCACAATCAGCGTCGATGCCCGATGCTCTGCATATGTCATTGATAAGTTTTTCCCCTACATTATTGCTTTGTAGTTTTACCAAATCCTTATAAGGACTATGTTCCCTGATGTCTTGTTTATCTTCCTTCGAAATGTCCGAAGGTGTAAACTTACTAATCAGTCTTCTCGGCAGCGATTCTGTCACGAAGTAACTCATTTCGTAGGTTAACGCTAGTGCTGTCAGCTTCCTCTCTCTCGTCGAAATTAATTGTATCCTTAACGCCAATGAGTTCTCCATCTTCATTCATAGTTTGTGTGAGCACATTGCCACTTGCCTTCGCCTTAGCAATATTATCTTGAATGGCCTGCTTCTTGGAATCCTTGACACGCTTCTCAAACTCCTCCTTTGCCTTGCTCTCGTTGACAGCCTTCTCGTTGTGTAATTGATTTAGTTCCTCCTCCATGAATTCAATGCGACCGGTTTTGTATGCGTCGGGATCCCAAGGAATCCACATTCCGATCGGACCTACAAAAATATCGTGATTCGGGTCGAAGTCTCTAATCTTTTTACATCTGAGCTCAGCCTCTTCTTGTGTGTTAAATACGCCACGTATTTTAAGACCACGAACCGATGTCTGGAATGCATGTTTTGTATTAAATTCTTCGTTTAATGATTCTTCATTCTTATCCATGAAATTCTTGAAATCGTCATCAAGGTCACAGTCCTTTAGATTTTCGTGTTCCTCCTTTACGAATTCCTTGAAGTCATTTAGGGCATCGTCAACCTTAAGATTATACTTGTATGCCAAAAAATTAACGAAATCGCTCATCTTCGTCATAGATTTAGTAAAATCCCATCCATGAATAAATCGCTCAAACGCAAATAACTCACGCTGCTTTAAAATCTTTTCGGGAGACACGAATGACATACAACCAAACTTTTGTCCGGAAATTGGTGGGTCCTCATCGCAAAGGTCGATGTATTTAGGATTAACTTCTCCATTGTCTGTATTTTTTCTTTCGAAGCCTGACATATACCCTTTAGCATATTTTTCTGTTTAAGTGTGTTTTCGCAAATACATAAAAAATTATTTTATTTGGTTATAGTATATAATGCCAGGATTTGATTTCACTGAACTTGTCAAGAGAGCCATCAAGTACATCGTTGAGGGTATCATGGTAGCCATTGCTGCTTATGCTATCCCCAAGAAGTCCCTCAATGTAGAGGAGGTTGTTATAATTGCCCTTACAGCCGCAGCCACATTCTCCGTCCTCGACGTCTTCGTCCCCTCCATGGCCTCTTCTGCCCGTGGTGGTGCTGGGTTCGGTATCGGCGCCAACCTTGTCGGGTTCCCCCGTGGACTTTAAATTAACACATTACAATTGTAATATACGAACTATATTACAATTTTTATACAGTTGGATGATATTCCCAGTCCAAATCTTTACAAACCTTGCACCATATTTGGTCCTGTTCTAATTGTTTCTCTCTATCTTTCATTAATGGAATATACGGAAGATATTGCGTTTGGTCTAACAATACGCACAACTGATACAAGGTGTAAGTATAATTGAAAAAGTTGGTTCTACTGGGTGGACAATGCACCGCCCATGGTTTTTGTATTTCAATGAATAGGAAGCATAAGGTCTCATGAAGCTGTTCGTTCATTATAGGAGGTCTAATACCAAATTGCGAATTAATGTATTGAATATGTTCAAAGTACTTATTATAACCAAGTTTTCTTAGAATTTCACGCATTTTGTCGTAATTTATTTCCTTTGCTATATCTTTGATTCGCTCTTTCTTAATTCGGTTTTTGATATCTTGTAATACCTTTTCAGGAATTTGAGTGGTTTCTTTTGCTTGAAATTGTGATAATATCTCTTTGAAATGATTCAACCTGATATAAGCAGTATATGACGGTTCATTTGGTGGTTCTTTATTTGATGGTTTTGACCCGTCGAAAATATAATGTATAAATTTACCACACTTTTCATTATTACATATCATAATACCCTCTTCATCACGGGGAATTAATTCACCCTTTGAACAATAATAACAAATATCAGACGGAACAACAAAATCTTGTATATTTGATATTTCATTGTCTACATTTTTCCAATAATTTGATAACGCATTTGGGTTTTTTTGAATGCTATCATTATTTTCTTCAACATCAACGTCCTTTTTAATTTTGAAAAAGGTGTTTAATACATTCACATTTTTCTGATCTCCCGATGAGATTTTTTTTTTATCTTCGAAATATTTGAATATATGCGATGAATTTTCTAGAAAATATCTGTGTTTTTTAGATTTCAGTGCCTTAATCTCACAGTTTATCTCTTTGACACGGTCTTTAATGCTCATAAACAGGTCAAATTCAGAAGCACTCAGTTTTAAACCTTGTTGTTTCAATTTGTTTTTTTCATCAATTAGCAATGGTATTTTAACAGTTTTATCTTTATGGAATTCCTCCAGCAAAAAACTATGTCGTACATCAAGTGTATGCATAGAATCATTTTTGATACAATTTTTATTGTTCATTTATATATATATTTATGCAATATCTATGTTATTTTATGTTATAACACTTAATGTGGTAAAAAAAACGGAATTACTTATTATGTAATATTATATGGACACTTCTTCTAATAACAACAATAATAATAATTCCAACGACAATATTCAAATGGACAAGAAGTTATTTTATAAAATGAGATTTATTTTTAAAGCTGTTGAATCTGGATGGAGCATAAAAAAACGGGATGATAGTTATATTTTTAGTAAAAAGCACGAAAACAAACGGGAGGTTTTTCGACCCGAATACTTAGAAAATTTTATAGATGAAAATATGGATTTAAACCGATAAATTTACAAACATTACCACTTGTCACGTAGCATTTTACTACACCATTCACAATACACGCATAAATATAATAATTACCGAAGTGAACGGGATTGTGATAATGCAATCATATTTAGGGAATGTTATTAACAAAACCACTTTTAATTGTAATTAATTGTAATTAATTGTAATTAATTGTAATTAATTTGATTTTTTTTTCTTTTTCTATACTATACTAGTAAAATGGGAGGAGCCTTAATGCAACTTGTCGCCTACGGAGCCCAGGATGTTTTCCTTACGGGAACACCTGAAATCACTTTCTGGAAGGTGTCTTACAGACGCCACACCAATTTCGCCATGGAGTCTATTGAGCAGACTTTCTCGGGACAGGCTGACTTCGGTCGCCGTGTCACATGCACCATCTCCCGTAACGGAGATCTTGCCTACCGCACCTACCTTCAGGTTACTCTCCCCGAGATTAACCAATCCATGAAGGCTACTGGTGATGATGGTGTCTATGCCCGCTGGTTAGATTACATCGGAGAGCAGCTTGTCGCTCAAGTTGAGGTCGAGATCGGAGGACAGCGCATCGATCGCCAATATGGCGACTGGATGCATATCTGGAATCAAATGACTCTCTCTTCCGAGCAGCAACGTGGTTACTTCAAGATGATTGGAAACACCACTCAGCTTACCTACATGACCGAGCCCGATTTCGCCAATGTCAACGGACCTTGTGCCGCTTCCGGAGGTCCTTCCCAGGTGTGCGCCCCCCGTAACGCCCTCCCTGAGACCACCCTTTATGTCCCTCTTCAGTTCTGGTTCTGCCGTAACCCTGGACTTGCCCTCCCTCTTATTGCCCTCCAATACCACGAGGTCAAGATCAACCTCGACCTCCGCCCTATCGGCGAGTGCCTCTGGGCTGTTTCCAAGCTTGGCGGCGACACCAGCGACGGAACCGTCTCTGTCGCCAATGCCTACCAGCAATCTCTTGTTGCTGCCTCCCTCTACGTTGACTACATCTTCCTCGACACTGATGAGCGCCGTAAGATGGCCCAGAACCCCCACGAATACCTCTTCGAGCAACTCCAGTTCACTGGCGATGAGTCTGTCGGTTCTTCTTCCAACAAGATCAAACTTAACTTCAACCACCCTTGTAAGGAGCTTGTCTGGGTTGTTCAACCCGATGAGAATGTCGATTACTGCAACTCTTTAATTGGAGGCACCACCCTCTACAAGACCCTTGGAGCCCAGCCTTTCAATTACACCGATGCCATCGATGCCCTCCCCAACTCCGTCCGTGCCTACGGTGCTGATGAGACCTCTGGTTTCGTCTCCGGTGACACTTTCGGTGACTCTGCCAACGCTGTCTCCGCATCAAGTGGCGATGTCCTCACATCAGGACTATCTGATGCTGGAACTTTCGTTCTTGCCGAGTCCGCTCTTGACATGCACTGCTGGGGAGAGAACCCAGTTGTCACCGCCAAGCTTCAACTTAACGGACAAGACCGCTTCTCCGAGCGTGAGGGATCTTACTTTGATGTTGTCCAACCTTTCCAGCACCACACCCGTGCCCCCGACACTGGAGTCAATGTCTATTCTTTCGCCCTTAGACCCGAGGAACACCAACCGAGCGGCACATGCAATTTCTCTCGCATTGACAATGCAGTCCTTCAGCTCGTCCTTTCCTCCGGAACTGTCTCTGGCACTTCCACCGCCAAGGTTCGTGTCTATGCCGTCAATTACAATGTCCTCCGTGTGATGAGCGGAATGGCTGGCGTAGCGTATTCAAATTAGTCTGCATATATGCAGTGAAAAAAATAAAAAACATACAAAAATACAATACTATAAAATATATATTATTGTAACCGGAAAATCGTCCATTTCGCTTCTAAAAATAAAAGCGTTGTATAAATTATCAATAAATTACTTTCACGCTCCTATATCATTTTTCCGCATCATGCGTAACTCTGTTAATTGTGACGCCAACTCCCGTTTATATTCTTCATTATTGTAACGAGCTATTACCTCATCTGATGTAGCCTTCTTTTTCTTGGCACTTTCCAGAGCTATTTCTTCCCTGGTCTTTTTATTTTTATTTGCCACAATATTGCGGATACACGTAACGCCCCTAACTTTTTGTTCTTTACAATTGGTGAATATCTGTTTACATTTAATCATAAATTCGTCATATTTGTAATCCCGTTTCATATAGTTACATTCACCACAACACGGCTTTGAATTGTCAGTTGTGTAAGATAATGCGTTGTCAACTCTATCAATTCCATTTCTGTGTTGTTCGTCTGTTTTTTTGCCACAAATATAACAATCAAGTGAACATATAGAAGTAAATTCTTCGATCGTAAACACAAATTCAAGTTGTTTATTCAAAGCACGATTTTTATACTGGCAAAAATGTGCCCCTTTATAATTTGCAAAACATTCAGGGTATGAATTGCCATCAGTTATTAGTCCGTTGTATGTAAGTATATGTTCGGTTTTGTTTACAAATGTATTATTGTCTAATGACCCTTTCATAAAATTACACATTCTACAACAACTAACGCAATTGTCAATTGCATAACCGACTACTGAATCTAAACGGTCTATTCCGTTAAATCCCTTGTCGTCTTCTACACAGTCACAGTAATAACATGGCACGTTTACAATTTTTAAATAATCATCGTATGACAATTCAAACGATAGATTTTTTAAATTGGCACACCTTGAATACACTTTATAATTGTCTTCACGGTTGTTCTTTTTTGCGGCGTTATTCTCATCGGTCTTGTCCTCATTCTTCTTTCTCCATTCAACCGCATTTTTCGCATTACGTGCTCGGTATTCATCCGGATTGTCATTCAATTGTCTTTGACGATAATTCAATCCTTTCATAACAACTTTATCATGATTTGCCTCATTCCATTCTTGTTTTTTCTCCTTGCGTTCAGGTTTTGCTTCTGCTTTCCGTGCCAATTCATTTCGGTGTTCTTTGTCTCTGTTTGCGTCCTGAACTTTATTGGCATCTCGGCAGGTTTTACACGTTTTGGTTCGCAATTGGTGTTTCTTTTCACCAACAAACTCAGACAGCAATTGTTCTTGACAACAAGTTGGACACATAGCGTGCCCGTCCTCACACGTCTTCTCCTTTGCTTTTTCCCTCCGTAGTGTGTCCTTTGCACGTATTTTTACAAGGCAATCATTGCACGATGAAAATTTGTATTCAAGGTCAAGTTGTTCCCTACAACCACGTTTATATTGTGCACAAGGTTTCTTATTCATAGCAGTGGTTTCAGCAAGAAATGTAACTTTGTCACTAAGGTTAACACGACGCTTTTTCACGGGGGTTTTCTCGGGTTCGCATTTCAAAACATTGCAAATATTGTCAGTCATCGGCTATTTTATAATTGATTATTATAATTATTTTTTAAAATTCAATTTTTACACATTTGAATAAGTAAATAAAGTTTTTTGTTGTTATTTGAACCACGATTTAATAATAATAATCACTATTTAATAATTTTAATTGACATTGATAATGCTTTGCCAACTGCTTTGCCAACTGGCAAAGCAACCAATTTTATATAAAAATGGTGTGGGTATATAAAAACGGCGTGGGACAATATGACGAAAAAAACAATTTGGTCCGTGAGTTCGTGTGTAAATATGATGTAATAAAACGCATGACAATGAGCGACAAGACACTGGCGAAAGCATTGGAAAAAGAAATAAAATATAATGGGTTTAGTTACAGATTACTAGGTAGCAGGACGAAATGCCTGTAACGATAAATACAATACTATAAAAAATATATTATTGTAACCTTAAAAATCTTCCATTTTCGCTTCTAAAATAAAAGCGTTATATAAATTAGAAATGCTTTCACGCTCCTATATCATTTTTCCGCATCATGCACAACTCTGTTAATTGTGACGCCAACTCACGTTTATAATCTTCATCATTGTAACGAGCTATTACCTTATCTGATATGGCCTTCTTTTTATTGGAACTTTCAAGTTTAATTTCTTCCTTAGTCTTTTTATTGCCACGATAATAATAACAATTTTGAGTGATTTATTGTATAATAAATGTCTAGGTTCTCCTCGGGTCTTCTTGAAAGTATAATATAGTTGAGTCAACGACTGATGTCAAGTGATGTTATTGTTCCACATAAAATTGAATCATTGTCCTATTTTTTTAATGGTATAAAAAACAAAACACAACAATGTCCTCTCTAATCGACTTAATCAACGCTTTCCCTGACAAACAGTGGGATTGGAAAGCATTATCAAGAAACCCCAACATTTTCATGAAGGATGTCATGGACAATCCTGATAAACCGTGGCAGTGGTGGCCGTTCTCAAGTAACCCCAACATTACCATGGCGGATATATTGACCAATTCCGACAAACCGTGGTGTTGGGAATGGTTATCAATGAACCCCAGAATCACCATGAAGGATGTATTGTCCAATCCTAATATAGAGTGGGATTGGGAATTGTTATCAGTCAATCCCAATATCACTATGGCGGATGTATTGACCAATCCTGATAAGGATTGGGATTGGTTTTATTTATCATCGAACCGCAATATCACCATGGTGGATGTCACTGCCAATCCCGATAAGGAGTGGTGTTGGTGTTGGTTATCAGAAAACCCCAACATTACTACGGCGTTTGTATTGACCAATCCGGATAAACCAGGTGAGGAGTGGGATTGGCCAGGTGAGGAGTGGGATTGGTCAGGTGAGGAGTGGGATTGGAACGCATTATCATCCAACCCCGGTATCACCATGGCGGATGTCACTGCCAATTCCGAGATGCCGTGGAATTGGGGATATTTGTCAATGAACCCAAATATCACCATGGTGGATGTCACTACCAATCCCGAGAAACCGTGGAATTGGTATTGGTTATCAAGAAATAAAAACATCACAATGAAGTATTTGGTGACCAACAACCCACATAAGCGGTTTACGTGGAAATGGTTATCGGCGAACCCCAACATCACCGTGGAGTATGTCATGACCAATCATGATAAACCGTGGGATTGGAAAGAATTATCCCAAAATAAATTTGGATATGAAACTACCATCGATTACTATTCAAAGAGACGCGATGCAACGGTGAAACAAATGAAAGTATTCTGGGAAGAGTTGATTACGGTGACGTGGCATCCCAAGGGGGCGATGTTCAAGTATTACTTGGAGGAACATGGAATGGATTTCTTGGATGACGATGATGTGTAAGTGTGGGTGATTGATGAAATGGGTCGTGTTAGTAAATTTGTGTTTTATTAAAAAATGGGGTAAAAAATTGAATCATCATCCTATTTTTTGTTATGGCAACAAAAACAACCAAAAAACGATAACAATGCATCCTCGAACGCAATTACTCAACGCTTTCCCTGACAAACAGTGGGATTGGAGATGGATATCAATGGAGATGGGTATCACCGTGGCGTTTGTCGTGTCCAATCCGGATAAACCGTGGCGTTGGAATTTGTTATCAATGAACGAAAGTATCACCATAGCGGATATGTTGGCCAATCCGGATCTTCCATGGCGTTGGAATGGGTTATCACAAAACCCCGGCATCACCATGAAGGATATACTGGACAATCCAGATATACCATGGAATTGGCATTGGTTATCACAAAACCCCGCCATCACCATGGCGGATGTCACGTCCAATCCAGAGAAACCGTGGGAATGGGTATGGTTATCACAAAACCACACCATCACCATGGCGGATGTATTGTCAAATCCTGACGAGGAGTGGCACTGGGGGTGGTTATCACAAAACCCCGCCATCACCGTGGCGGATATACTGGCCAATCCAGACAAGCCGTGGCACGGGATATCGTTATCAAGAAACCCAGGTATCACCATGGCGGATGTATTGTCCAATCCGGATCTACCGTGGGATTGGCTTACTTTGTCACAATGCCCAGCCATCACCGTGGCGGATGTGATGGCAAATCCAGATAAACCGTGGAATTGGGGAGCTTTATCTCATCATAAAAACTTTACCTTGGCGGATATCATGACCCATCGAAAGAAAAAGTGGGATTGGGGTAGTTTGTCATACAACCGCAATATCACCATGGCGTTTGTGTTGGCCAATCCAAAGAAAAAGTGGAAATGGGTCGCGTTAAGAGACAACCGCAATATCACCATGGCGGATGTAGTGGCCAATCCGGATAAACCGTGGCATTGGAGATCTGTATCATCGTACCCCCTCATCACCCTGGCGGATGTATTGGCAAATCCTGATAAGCCGTGGTGTTGGAGATGGTTATTAATGAACCGCAGCATCACCATGAAGGATGTATTGGCCAATCCCGATCTACCGTGGGATTGGAAATGTTTATCAATAAACCTCAACATCACCCTGGCGGATGTATTTGCCAATCCTGATAAGAATTGGGATTGGGTCGCTTTATCACAAAAAGAATTTGAATATGAAGATGCCATCAGTTACTATTCGAAGAGACGTGAGCAGACAGTGAAACAAATGAAGGTATTCTGGGAGGAATTGATTGCTCGTGTATGGCATCCCAAGGGGGCAATGTTCAAGCATTATTTGGACGAACATGCGATGGATTATTTCTTGGACGACGATGATATGTAAGTATGGGAGATTGGTGGGGAGGTGAAATGAGGGGCGTGTTAGTAAAATTCATAATTTTTCATTGGTGTTCAATTTATAATGTATTTTTAGTATTTTATAAAAAAGTTCCATAAAATTGACAATTGCGTACGAATTAACAGATGTTAACAATCACATAAAATGGAGTTATCAAATGAAAAGAACGAGTCTACATCAAGAGGAGCGGGTGCTGGTGGGTCAAACACCAATAAGAATGGATTACCTTATGAAGAAATGACTGATCTAAAAACTGAATATACTGTTATGTCTACAGAAAAACATCACAGCATAATAAGTTTCGCAAAAAATATCGATCGAACATTTAAGATGACAAAGCAATCAGGACTATTTAAATGCATGAACACCGTTATAAATAAAAGCATAATCAAGGCACACGGGTGTAAAAATCCCGATGAATGTTACATAGATGAAATGGCAAATACAATTTTCATTATTGAGAAAAAGTTCCAACAGACAAGTGGTTCTGTGTGCGAAAAAGTGCAGACATCTGGGTTCAAAGTATGGCAATACAGTAGGTCATTTCCCGACTATAAAATAGTTTATGTTTATTGTTTATCAGATTGGTTCAAAGACAATTGTAAGGCGGAATTGGAGTATCTGGCATATACAAATATACCAGTATTTTGGGGAAATGATGCGAATTATAAAAATAATATCATTGACTTTGTAATCAATTATAAATAATAACTTCCGTAGTGGTTGCCCCGGGATTCTTGGAGTTAATCGCACGCCTTGCAACAATGTCTTCGCAATGACAGTCTTTAAAATTGTTTAATACCAAATCTACTTTTGAATTGCTCATAACAAAACCAACATTTTTTTTATTTAATTTATTAATCTCAGTGAACAATGCTTGGTGTGTTTCCAAATCAAAACCATCAGCAGTATAACCAACAAACGATTTGGCGGTTTCGGGAGCATAAGGAGGGTCTAAGTATACAAAATCGTTGCCCTTCACGTTCTTAATGGAATTTCTAAAATCACTGTGTGAAAACACAACATCTTTAATCAAGTCGCTGATATAGTCCAAATTGGGTTTTGTAATAATAGTAGGTGTTTTTTTATAGTGACCATATGGAATATTAAAACCATTAGGTCCTTCTCGATACATTCCTCTGAAACCCGTTTTATTGATAAACATGAACAATGCTGAACATTCAATTGTAGATTTGTCCATTTGGTTGTATTTATTTCTTATCCAATAATAATAACTTTCTTTCGAAGATTTTGCGTCTATAAGTGACATTGGTTTCCGGTTAACGACTGAACCTACAATGGTATCGTATTCGGTAATATAGTGCGTAATGTATTGAAACAATTCATCCTTATTATGTTGAACATTTTTATATACGTTAATAAGTGCCAGATTGAAATCGTAAGCGTAAATTTTATTCTTTATATTAATCTTGTTCTGTTTTTGTAACGACAAAAGAGCCAACAATACACTTCCTCCTCCAAGAAATAGTTCGTGGTAATTATCAAGTTCGGTAGGGAATTTGTCCATGATATTATGAATGATTTGTGTTTTTCCTCCAACCCATTTCAAAAACGGTTTCTGTAATGTATCTTGATTCATTTGTTATTGGTATATTATAACTATTTCATTGTATATACTTTAAATCAATTTTAACCGATGTGTAAAAACAACCTTGTGTAAATACTACACATATAAATGGGTATAAAAACACACACATATAAACAATAAACTAAATGTCAAGTGCCCGCTATTCAACACAAAACGAAGTATTAATGAATAATCTGTTAAGATTTTATGATGACAGGTCAAATCTCCGTCGAATGTCAGGCATAATTAATGGAGAATCTCGTATCTCACTCCGCATCGTAGACTGGTTTGTCACGAATTATGCAAAGAAGAATTTCACCGTATATGAATTAACAAACACTATGGGAGAACCCAACCGGTTCAAGGTGTATAATGACTATAAACTGAAATTAAAGGCATACAGCAAGAAACGCTTCGACCCATTTTGTCGGTGGGATAGAATTAGCATTCCATATGACGACAACAACTTCATGGAAACGACCATTGGGCAACTTAACTTTTTCAAGTGGGCATTGGAGAACCGCATTGTGGACTTCATCGAGAAAAATTACGAGACAATTGAACGAGACATGAACTCACGCAATAGCACGTCCAAACGTAAAGTATCTTTAGATGGTTTGGATAATGGTAAGACAAGGAAGAAGAGAGAAGAATTATCTGTATCTGCTTGTAAGTGTATCAAGCGTGAGGAGGTAGAAATAGTTGTCAAGTTTAATTAATTTGTTGTCTTGGAAAATATATGAGATTATATTATAGTATATATAATATAATGACCCCACCGAAGTCCAAAAATAAGATTGATACTACGAAAGCACATCATGTGATGATTGGTGGCAGCGATGATACATATAATTTAATTACTGGATATATTAGTGTCAATAAGGCCCACAAAACCGAGAAACAACAAGCTTTCAAAGAAATAATGGATAAATTGAAAAACGACCCGACATTAACCTCAGAAAATGTAAGTGATGAGTTTATCGCCAGTCTGCGCAATAAACTAGGCGACGACAACAAACTAAATGAAAAAAATAAAACAAATATAACAGAAATCCTACAAAAATCGTTTTCGAAATACAATGCATTGATTAAATTTATAAAAGATGGTTCTGATTGGAGCAAGTTTGACGATTTACATGAATCATTTGCGTCGTCATTGGTGACATTTAATAAGCATAAAGATGAAAATAATCCTGCATATGATATGCCAGGACCAACCCCAATAATTGCGACGTTTATAGATAAATACACAAATACAATGTCTGACAATAATAAAAAAATCGACGCAGTAATGAATAGTGACAAATTTATCCAAATAAAAGACATAATTGGCGTGTATTTACCGAAAAAACCCAAAGATATACTTAACTATGATGGCGAAAAAACCATAATACAATCCATATTATCAAACGATGATAAATCCAAAGATATACCCGACACGAAAGAAAACATTGAAATACTATCATCATGGATTACTGTGAAAAAGTTAACATCATTGAATATACAACTAGAGTTTATGGCTAACTACAAAAATAACAAACCTAATACCCTAACGTTTTGGGCCGCAGCATTATACGATTACATGAAAACATCAAGGGATAACGGTTATTTTATAAACATGGTCGACGGAAGTGGAAACAAATTGATTGACAAGATGTTGTTTGAAACCGATATTCACAAAACGGAGAATACAACCATTTTTATAAATTATGTGAATCTTTTTAGATTCGGTACGCAATATCATAAGACAAACACGGTAAGTGGTGGTACTGGTGTCAATAACATATTTGAAATAATTGATAATGGTATTTTGGGGGTGACAATAGGAGATAATATACCGAGTGACAACATAGTGCCGAGTGACCGTAAAAAACTTGACCAAATAAATGTCTTCATGAATAAATCGTTTGGTGTGAATGGCGATTTAAAGTACAACGCCGAACACAAGATACAAGTATGGGAGGACTCTGATGCTTATAAATATATAGACTCTATTTCACGGGTTGTAAATAATAGTAATAATAATAATAAAACAGATAAAGCAGATAAATTATTAAAGGAATTTTATGTGAAGTTTATAACAAAACTAATTGAATTAGACACGATACCAATTGACGAAATACAAATGAATAAAGTCATTATGGAAATTTTAGCAGACGAAGAACAATTTAAATTTAAAAGCCTACCCCCTCCTCCTCCTCCTCCTGCTCCCACCACAACCGTTCCTGCTCCCACCACAACCGTTCCTCCTCCTGCTCCCACCACAACCGTTCCTCCTCCTGCTCCCACCACAACCGTTCCTCCTCCTCCTCCTGATCCTCCTCCTCCTTCTTCTGCGGGCGTGCCGTCAGATATAACGGCGAATGTTGGGAATAGCGCGAACGTCGAAGAGGAAGGAGAGGGGACGGAGAAGGACTTCACTAAGCTTCTGATGGACGCCAAATCTGACGCCGATTCAGAGGTCACAGTGATGGTAACTAATAAGAGTGCTGCTGAAACTGCTGCTGCTGCTGAAACTGCCGCTGCAGATGCGGTAGAACCACAAGCAATAGGAGTATCAGACGTAAAAGTGGAATTAGCAGATGACGAAGAAGACATTTTCAAAAATTTAAAGGACAAATGTGAAAAGTTATTACACCGAGTAAAGGTGCTGAAAATGGTAGAATCAATATTACACGATACAATATCTAAGGATGATAATTCAAACAAATTGGAAACCATACACAAAGGTTCACGCGAAGAATCGTCAGATGAAGAAACGAATGGAGGGGGGAGCGAATTATTGTTAAATTCGGTTACAGACAATAAACATTATTTCGATGCAATACATTTGTTAATAGCGTCTTCTGAGTGGTTGAGATATGTGGTCGAACACATTGACATAAATAGAAACAATGATCATCATGTTAAAATATCAGTTGAAATTCCTGGCATTTATGTGGAAAAACTTGATGAAATGGAATTGGAGATTTCAAGAGGAACGTTTCCGTATATGCGGAATTATACATTGAAAACTGATTATACAATGAAAACCGACATAATGCGAGCAACAAAATTGATGACAAAATTGACAGAATTTAACATAAATGATTACATAGCATCACTAAAACGCGTGTATGATTTTAAAAATGGGAAAGGACAATGGAAGTGGGACGACTACATTATGATGCGATCGGATGTAATAGAGGGTAATATTACCATTGTTAAAATTGAGAGCGAAGGCGTTATTGCCAAATTTAAAGAGAAAAATCAAGGTGAGTGGGACAAACTTATCCTGATGAGTAAATGGGACGTATTAAAAAACACGGAGGAATATAAAAATTATGAGGGACAATACATATCGATGGATACATTCGGACTGTTTAATGTAATTGATAACGCAACCAAACAAGACAATGCGTTGCCGCGCGAATTATTTTTTGATACCAAATACACACTCAATAACGAATACAGTAAATTAAAATTCTCAAAAGGAGTATATGATAGACTTACTGTTTATAACAATGAAATTGAGAATAACATAAAAAATACAGAGAACGTTGAATATGTCACTGAACAAAAAATGGAAGATGTGTTTTATGACGACGAATTGTTGGAAGATTTAAAGCACGAGCAAACAATTATAAAATTTATGAATATATTCCCACCAGGTGACAGGACAAATTTAGAAGAGGTGAAAAAGAAGATGGACCGTTTTGGTAATTTTCGTAAGAAATATGTAAGTTACCGGCAACAACTAATATTAAAAATAGATGATGGAACACTGTTCGACAACGATTCAATTGAACGAGCATTAGAATGTGTTAAACCAAAGGGTAAATCGGGCGATAAAACAGGGGAACAATCTGCGAAAGACATCCATCGTGAAAAACGTGATATTATATTTAAAAGTGAGATGTATCGTAGCGATAATGAGACTCCTGAAAATGCGAAGAAACTTGAAATTATATTTGAAAAAGATAAAATGAAAGATGGGTTCGGATACAACAATGCCACGTCAGGAGAGGGGGGTGATAAAATATATAAGTCCCAAATTGGATACATAATTGATCCAAGTAGTAATGTTTATTGGGTGACAGATTATATCACACAGAGCATAGATGCGTGTTTAACGGAAGCAACTGTTAGTAATATAAAGAAAGCGTGTGAGACCAAAGGGGAGTGTGTTAGATTATTGGGCGGTGATACAGACGATGACATACAATTAATATGGTTTCCGTCAAATATTAGGGATGAGGTAGAAGATGGATGTCACTCTATATGTAATAAACGACAAAGCAAATTGACAGTAATAAACAAAGACACCGTTTCGATTGAATCAGTTGGATATGTGTGCGATTTATTACGTGCTACACCAATAATGTTTTTACGTGTGGAAATTACCTTGACAAAACCACCACCTGAAACAACAATCCCGAAGTCTACAATCAAGGTTGTAGAATGGGAATAGTTAATCAGTTTAAGCACATTAAAAATAAGCATCTAATATATAATAGCAAATGCCAGCTTCAACACGAAGAAAACAACAACGCAACAATAAATCAAGGAAACAAAGAAGAACCGTGTCTGGTGGTAAAAAAGGAAAGGCGGCCAAAAGGAAATTGAAGAACATTGCCCGTGAAAAAAACAAGTCGAATAGGCAGGACCAATTAAACCAAAATAAAATAAGTAAATTACAGGTATGTATCGGACAATTCGAGAGTTCATCAGGCATTGATGAAAATGAGACCAGACTAACGGCGTTAAAACAATGTGTTGTTAAAAGTTGGAAATAAAACGGACATTACATTCCAGTCATACTAAATATTATCTAGTATGACTCTTACATCTAATTCAAATACATGGGACGATTTTTATCACTAACTTCAAGGGTTTTGGGCATGATGAGAGGTGTTTTATCCATAATGGATAAACTCTTGAGAACCTTGGGTTTAGGGGTTGCTGCTGCTTGTGGCGTAACCAAATTATTTGCACCTATGCCGAAAAGGGTAGATTCTACGTCACACGCATTGCTGTCTAACACGTTGCGACAGGTTCGTGCCCCTAAAAGACCATCGCCTGGGTGGTAGTTAGTCGTAGGCACGCCATATGAACCATACGATAAGTAAGCACCTGCTTTTGCGTCAGCTTTCTGTTCTAAATTATAATCACCTGGTGTGTTGCAATTTCGAGTAGATGCCATTATATACATTAGGTTTGGATAATAATATACTAGTCACGTTTAAATTTATTATTAATGACTATGAACGTCGGTGTGTCAGTAGAGAACCCATCGGGGTCTTTAAAAAAATCACACAAACAAGCGTGAAATAAACTGAAATAGTCGTAAGAAAACAATACGGCTAATCCAATGTCCATACTTTGTGAAAGCATTACTGCTGCTGCGTCTAAATATAACTGTTTGAATGCTATATTACCATTGGTTCTATTATAAATATAATCCAACCCGGTTGACATGGCAGTTTCTTCGTATAGTAATTCGTCCATTGTTTCAGCGTCTAAATCAGCATCCATTTCATCCCATTTTGGGGGGGTTCTCGTAACGTCCATTGAAAATACATCTCTCACGCATATACGGTATTGAAAGTTGTCATTGTAATTCGGTATGTATTCGGTGTTGTATGACATGACTATTTATTCATAAGAACATTTTGTATTTATATTGATGTTAAGTCACAATATAAATATTATTGGCGTTTCTTAGTTTTGCGTTTGCCTTTACAGTTGTTTTTTTTTGTCCTTCTGTGTTTCGACCTTCTAGTTTTATAACGACCCCCATTAACATTGCCTCCATCGACCATGATACCTTCATCGACCATGATATTATATGCGTCATCTATACACTTATATATACCGTTTTTTGTGTTAAGTTCTTTTTCTATAAATGACATTAATTCAATATATTTTGGCTTTACTTCATCAATCTTTTTAGTTCGGTTGAATATACGATTTGTGAACCACCCCCCCCCCGAAGAACCATTATCTATCGTAAATTTTTCTAACCGTTTGATGATTTTGTGTAACTGTGTTTCCCTGGCATAGAACAGTTTGTTCATATTTGCGATCTGGACACTAATATTTTTATTCGTGTTTTTTTGATTCGCGAGTTCAATGCCATGTGTTGTAACCTTTACAACGCCTGGTTTCAAACTATCAAATATTGTCAAATATTGTTTTGCGATTGGCAGAATTTGACTAGCTTTACCGCACCATTCTACTCTATTTTTTTTTAAAATCTCATCAAGACCATAAATTGCGTTCGATGCGTCATCGATGTATAACCGCCTTTCCTTTTTTGTGTAGGGTGTTTTAATTATAATGACATTCGACAAACTTTCGCAAATGGCATATAACGCATTATCGGTTACATATTTATCGGTTTCGTCTTTCTTAACCGACAAAGGCTTAACCGACAAAGGTTTAACCGTGGGTAGTGGAGCGGGGGTAGCAAAACCCATTGCTACAACTCCTTTATTAACTGGCGGTGGTGGGGCGGGGGGAGCAAAACCCATTGCTACAACTCCTTTATTAACTGGCGGTGGTGGGGCGGGGGGAGCAAAACCCATTGCTACAACTCCTTTCTTGACAGAGGCAACTCTTTTATTGACAGATGAATTAACTGATGATGACTTAACAGGAGAGCGATTTGATACAGAACAATCTATGGTATCCTTCAACGTATTGATTATTTCATTGATTTTTTGCATCTTGTATTCACCATTTAAACATTCCCCACCTGACATTTTATGATTTCCCATATGCGTTTATTATATACATATATATAATAAAATTGTTGTTTATCTATTGGATTTGGCATCGTTAGAAACCTCTCTGGATGGGAGTCCACCACGAACCCATCCATCTAAAGCCGCCTCCTCAATAGAAAATTGAGGGTCATTAACACGGTCTCTTACTTTTTTGGTAAGAGGATAATTGTTGTAATCAATAAATTGCTTCTCCATTACGGTGGAAGTGCTCTTTTTATCGGTAACTTGTTCACCTTGTTGAAGTTGAGATTCAACCGTGGCATTGCTTGGTCCACGCCCAAGGAAAGGAACTGTAGCATAAGCACGTTGGTTAAGCTGTAATTTCTCAAACGCACGCTGTTGTTCGGCTTTAATGAGTAAACTAGAATCTACATCAACTACACTACCTGGCAGTCCTCCACCTATAGCACCACGGAAGTTTAAGGTTGGTGCAGACGTAGCAAATTTGACGTGACTACTGCTGTTGCTACCACTGAAGTGATTCTCAAGGGTATAATTGCCATATCTTGTATTCGAAAGGTTACGCTGTGAATTATCTGTATTGTCTAAACCAATACGTCCATTGTTATTAAAAGGGTGCTCGTTCAAAGAAGTCATTGTTATGTATTATAATATAATCATAGATAAATTATATTATAGAATAAGTCATTTTATATAAAAATTAATAATTCCTATGGCGAGGTAAATTACGTGCACAGGCAAATAGGTTGCCTTCTTTGCACGAACTCATCGAACCATAACAGAAATCGGCAAAACCCTTTTGGTCGTTTACAATGGTAGTAGAAGGATTGGATGTAAAAGGACGCAATGATTGTTCGAAAACATACTGTTCTCCTAAATCCTTAAATAACTTGTCGGCTATGTCGGGTTGGTCGGGGTTGAGTTCAGCAACCATGTTTTTCGCCTTTTCCAAGATATTATCATTTACTTGGTCGTTAAATGCGGGTGGTGCTGGTTTTTTGTTAACATTGTCTTCATAATCACTAACAAGAACATTTCCAAACGGATTTTTGGAAGTAGGTTCATCGAACGTATTTGCATCACGAACAATGTTGTTATCCTCTAATATATCATCAGCAATGTTCTCGTAACCTTCTTTGGCAAGACGTGTATCACGTTCTGCCTCCCGTATCTTATAATGATGAACCCCGAAAATTGAGGCTATAGTCAAAATAACAACTAATAATGTACGGACATTGGGCGATACAGCAAATACGATGATAGACGCAACTATAACACAACGAGTAAGAGCATTCATTTTTTGATTATACGTCATATCACAAGTGGGGAAAAACTCCATGACATATTGTGCGTTAAAAAGAATATTCGGGTTATCGCTCCAGAACGGAACTTCGTCTACAGTATCATCAACATATTCAGAACCTTTAATATCATCATTGTAATCAGACATTATATATATATTTATGGTTTATTTTATAAGAGATAAAAATGCTAAATCGGTTTAGTCATTCGTGCTCTTATTAATGCACTTGTCATCAATCTGAATAGACTCACACTTTTCGTCGTCCGGAATTATTTTCAATACGCATTTGGACTTCTTACCGTAAAGTGGTTCTACACATCCAGATTCGATTTCTTTCTTAATACGTTTGTCGTGTTCTTTTACAGATTCAGTGCACCTAGCTCTAAAATGTTCATATCTCTCACGAACGTCTTCATATGTAAGAGACGATTTTTTCTTCAACATTGTGTTAATTACTTCGTGAAGGTCATATACATACCTGGAAAATGTATCACGTGATTTCATATGTTTCATTTCGATTGGCAATGACTTTAGATTATTTACTAAATTCGTTCTACATTTACCACACGGCAGTGTCCATTTAAGACTGAGTATAAAATCTCGGTAGTGTTGTCGTTCAGATTTTGATGGGTTTACAGGGTAGTTAAAACTCATCGAGTGTAATACGTGCCATAATGGTGGTCCCCATACACTAGTTAACATGCCATCATTACTATTATAATCATCCCGTTTATATGTTCTCGTTTTATTGTTAACTTTAGTAACATTCTTTCTAGTTCGTGGCATGGTTTATATAAGATGATATATGTTTAGTATAACAAAAAATAATGGAAACATAGTATATAAAAATGTCCGTCGTCGTTAGCAAAATCCTAAACTACATTAAACCGTATAACACAACTATTTTGATTTGTTTTTTGCTTCTAGTATTCGGTGTAATTGCTTATAGTGTGTATACTAAGTCATCATTATTAAAGCAGGTTAAATTCAAGGATGTAGCAAATGCCAACCAGAACGCAGATAGAATAGAATTTTATTATTTTGCGGCTGATTGGTGTCCTCATTGCAAAAACGCAGAACCCGAATGGGATAAGTTTGTGAAAACAAATGATGGCAAAACTGTAACAAACCGTTCAGGTGGGTCTGTAAAAATCAAATGTACGAAGAAGGATTGTAGCGATACATCAGTTGCCGATTCAATCAAAGATGAATATGACGTTACCTCTTACCCCACTATAAAAGTGTACATTGATGGTGACAAGAAGAATCCCATTGATTATGATGCCAAAATCACAAGTGAACGTCTTGGTGAGTTCTTAAGTGAGCTTACATAAACGTGCTATAATTTTGGGTCATTTTTAGTGCTTACTTGAAATAAATTTGTCGAATATACCTACACCCGCTTCAATCAACATCTTTCTCGAATCGATTGATGTAGCAAATGCGATAATTCCATTTATAGATATAGGATCTCCTTCTATATGTATTTCATTTTCTATCATCAATTCTACTTTATGTGAGTTGAACCGTTTCATTATATTGCGGATTGCAACCAAGAGAAAATCAAAGAAACTTGAATCGGGTGTGATGTTAGCTGACTCCAATCCTGATTTTTTACGAATGCCTAGAACTTCACTTGGTTTACATATATCAGTTGTAAGATGTATTGGGTAATGAGAAAACAACCCTCCATCGATGTAACAAGCCGAATCAGTTATAATTGGTGAGAACACCACAGGAAGAGTGCACGAAGCATATATGGCATCAATCAGTGACCAATTCTGGTGCGTGGTATGCGACAATACAACGGGTTCAAACGCATTTACCTCCGTTGTAGTTATGAATATATCTATCCCATTCAACAAGTAAAAATCACCCAGTGTTATGTCAATTGGTATATCTTTACCAAGAAACAACGGGGTTATCATGTCTACCATAATATCTTTCGTGAATATGCCTCGTTTCCCAAACGCATCTATAATTGAATATATGTCAAAATGAAACACATCCTGCCACGGGCGGTCAATTAGGTATTTATCTATTATATCCCACTCGTAATCAAGTGCAAGCAGAATACACACAAAAGAACCAATAGACGTACCATACATAGATTTAATATTACCCAACTTCCATAGCCCATATTTATGAGCTTCACGCAGTACACCATACATGGTTAGTCCGTGATGACCTCCACCAGATACTACAATATGTTTTATATTAGCTGTATATTTATTGTAACTACAATCAACCGGTTCTGTTTGAGTTGTCATTTTTAATATATATATAAGTTTTTTATGTTTTTTATTTTCACTTAAATATATATATATATTCACATGTCATCCATTTTTCTATTCGACCACGATGAAGAAATTGATAGTAAAATAAATATAGACGATTTATATGACAAGAGGAAACGTCGTGATTTGAAGCAATTGTCTATCTTTAATAAAATATTAAAACGCATTCATACACGAATCAATCATACGGCAAAAAGTAAAAAAATACAAGAAGATTATATTTGGTTCTCTGTCCCTGAGTATTTAGTAGGAGAACCTATTTACGATAAAGGAGACTGCATTGGCTATGTTGTATCACACCTTGAGAAAAATGGTTTTTTTGTCAAATATGTTCACCCAAATGCTCTGTTTATATCATGGCACAATTGGGTTCCCTCTTATGTACGTAATGAAATTAAGAAGAAATTGGGAGTAGTTTTAGACGAGAGAGGCAATGTATTAGAACGACAAGAACAAGATGCAAATAATCCCGATAACACATTATTTAATCAAGGAGAGAACCAAACAACAGAAACTAATAAAAATGGTAAGGAATACGCTTCAGTAAAGGACTACAAACCTACCGGAAATCTGGTTTACGGTGAGGATATGATGAACAAACTGGCGAAGAAAATAAAATTCAATTTATAAACTAACACGTTTTATGAGATTGATTATGTATTATATACAAAATCAATTAATGCTTTTTGGTTTTACGATGGCGATTGCGAAGTCTGTTCTTTCGTGTGATTTTACCCCCATTCGTTTTTTTGGTAACTGACGTCATATTGACTTTATTGTTTTCCTCTATCAATTTGTCACGCAATTGATTTTTAACGTCCTCAAGTATACTTTTATATACATTATCGAGACCGTTGTCGGTTCTTTCAGCGAGCATAGATTTGATGCCTTCTGATATGTCAGTTTTTACCATCTCTATGATGGTTTGTGACGTGTCCTCATTCTGTCCTTTAGTAGCATAAATGAGATTTCCAATGTCGGCTGAAAATTGTTTAGCAAATTCATCAACCTGATCTCTTACTATCGCTTGAATACTAGTCTCGGTCTTATTTTTTAGACTTTGGTTTAATTCTGCGCCAAGGTCAGCAACAAATGTCTGTTTAGTTTCATCCAGGATAGTTTTTATGGTGTTGCATATAAGTTTGTGACCTTCCCCTACCTCTACCGAGTTCTTAATTTTACTTTCTATATTATCCATTCTCTGTATTTATATACTACAATATCAATACATTTAAAATTTTCAAATGGGTTAAAAATTGAATGCGTTTGAAAAAAATATTATATTTATTAAATAGTATAACGATGGAATCTCAAATTCAAAACACCATTACAATAAAAAAAGATAAATCAGCAAAAACACAGAAACGCAAGACAAATCTATCTAAAACAGACAAATCCAAATTATGGGATATATATGATGTTGACCAAAATGCGTTTATACCGTCAGAAACTCCAACAAAGTTAGAATGTTTATATGAAAATCAACCAGAGATGAAGGAGCAGGGTTTGTGTTGCCTTTGTAGCAGCATTCTTCGTATATCAGAAGAAGGGTTTCCTACATGTTCAAGTAACAAATGTGGGATTATATACACGAATGAATTGGATTATTCTCCTGAGTGGAGATACTATGGTGCAGAGGATAGAAATACCAAAGACCCGGCTCGTTGTGGAAATCCAATCAATCCTCTTTTAGTCGAATCTTCATTTGGATGTAAAGTCCTATGTTCAGGAAAGTCTAGTTACGAAATGCGTCGTATTCGCAAGTGGACTGAATGGCAATCTATGCCACACAGGGAAAAGTCGTTATACGAAGAGTTTAGGTTCATTACTGTAATGGCACAAAACGCAGGCATCCCCAAAATATTTATAGACAAGGCAATGGCAATTCATAAAGACATATCGGAACAAAAGATGTTTCGTGGATTGAATCGTGATGGTATTAAATCGGCATCCATTTACATTAGTTGTCGTCTAAACGGGTGTCCTCGTACAGCACACGAGATTGCTGAGATTTTCAAACTCGACAAGACTAGTGCTACTACAGGTTGCTCAATGGCTGTCAATATTCTTCACAACATTGAGCGTGGATATGATTCAACACAACAGACTGAATTGGCGACAACACGACCGGCGGCTTTCATTGACAGGTATTGTAGCCGTCTCAATATAAATAGAGAATTAACTCTTCTCTCAAAGTTTGTTGCGAATAAGGTTCAAAATGAGAATATTATCAATGACAATACGCCTCATTCAATTGCTGCCGGAATAATATATTTTATATCTCAAAACTGCAATTTGAGCATCGGTAAAACAGACATTAGAATAGTATGTGGTGTAAGTGAGGTAACAATTAACAAATGCTACAAGAAATTGGACGGTTTAAAAGAGAGTTTATTGCCCAACAGCATTTTAGACAAGTATACATAAAAACAAATGTATAAAATATATACTTATTTTATACATGTCTAGCTCATCGCCTATCAAGTTCATTTTTATTGTTCCGTATAGAGACAGGCAATGTCATTATGAAATATTTTCGGAACATATGAAGACAATATTAGAGGACATTGACCCAACATTTTATGAAATATTTTACATACATCAAACAGACAGACGCGGTTTCAACCGAGGAGCAATGAAAAACATAGGTTTTTTATATGTAAAAGAAAAATACCCTGATACATACAAAGATATCACATTGGTTTTTAATGACGTAGACACAATGCCGAAAGTTAAAAATTTATTGGATTATGAAACTAAAATAGGTGTTATTAAACACTTTTACGGATTCACATACACATTGGGAGGAATTATATCAGTAAACGCATCTGATTTCGAAAAAATGAATGGTTTTCCTAATTTCTGGGCATGGGGATATGAAGACAACGCTCTCCTGAAAAGAGCTATGCACTATAAAATCGCTATAGATAGGTCGAAACTATATAGTATCGGCGATGAACACATTACGCATTTATCAGATGAATTAACAAAGCGAGTAAACAGAGATGAATTTGTGTTATATAAAATAAATACGTCAGAGGGAATAGGTGAAATTAATTCATTGACATATAATGTAAATGAATCAAATGGGTTTATTGACATTTTAACATTTAATACAAATCGTGAAGAGAACACTAAAACATCAAAAATGCATAGCGTTAAACGAAGCAATAAACCATTTCACAAACGGAATCCATCCATGAGCATGTCCTTTCTTTAGAGATTTAAGAAGATGGAAATGCTTCCATAATCTTGTATGTCATTCCAAAATTACAATCATCTTCCCATATCCCCGACATCTTTAATACAATTTTACCTTCCTGCGAATTATAAGAATGTCCGTATGTATAATGTTCTCGGTAAATTTTTAGACATCTGGAATCCATCTGTTGTTTGAGTGAATGTGTTAGTTTTTTATGAGTCTGTGTAATGTGTTTATAATATTCTAGAATATAGTGTTCGTAATTATTTACACTTTCTATAATACTTTTATTATTAGGAGTGTCTTTCATAGATAACCGGTTATTCGTTTTATCAAAGGTATATTCGGATAATGGCAATGTAGTAAATATACCATTGGAAACTATCTCATCATTTGAGTATGTAATTTTAGTAAATTTACCGTCCATCACCATGTTTTTACGTGTTTCTGAGAAATATACATTGCTTATAGATATTTGGTCTAATCCAAATGTTAATATCATAACTAAATGTCATATACTTATACGTTTATTACATTTACAGTAAACTAATTATTTATACCAGTGACCATTTGAAAATGTCAGATTTAATATCTTCAACAGTTTAGAACGAAGATATTCATAATATTATTAATGAGCATTCGTGACAATTTAATTTCATCATTAAATGTATATACTATATAATATGAGTGCCTTAATTAATAAACCACCTATAGTAGAATGGAAAGACCCAGCAAATACATTTTTGCAGATAAGTGCTGGTATTCGTTACAATTCTTTGGGAACATTGCACGATAAGGGCATGTTTAAAGCCCTACCCTTAAAAATTTATCGTAAAGAGATTGCAACACAAATGCTCGGAACAACTAATCCCCGAACATCTGGGCGAGTTTCGGCATTTGAACAACCGGGTGGAACAATAACAACAAATAATACAGACTGTACTGGCGTATCAAATACAACTGAAATAAATGTATCAACAGAAGCATCGTTGGACGTAATCGACAATGCGTGCAGTGTATTTTTATCACCTGATGACAATGCTAGACGCAGAGTTCGAAGTAGTGGAATGATAACTAAGAAATTTGACAACTCTCGTAATGCCCCCAAGTATTTCACAAATTCTCAACAATACATGGAAAGTCGCAGCAAGACATATAAGTCAAATAGCAACTTCCACGTTTATAGTGGCGATGTGACGGTCAAACCAGGAAGTGCGATGGCAGACAAGAATTTATATTCATCGAACAATTCACACTCACCGTGCACTGTGTTTGTGCTTAGCACCGCGGGTTCATTTCAATACGTGTGGGTAGATGGTAGCGTTCACACGGTAAACGTGCCAGTAGGGAGTTACAACATAACCGAATTCAACGCATTGTTGCATAGCACTATGGCGTTGAACTATCATTATTATCTAGTGCCACCAACAGATTATAAAACATATTTGATGAATATGAAATACAACGCGACTACTAATAAAATATACTTGGAAACTATTAATGTAATAACCGACAATATTGGTTCTACATGGGAACCCGAAATTGACCCACGAAATATTACATATAACTGGTGGTCTGCTATACCAAATTTAAACACCGACCCTTCGGGGGTAGCAATAAATGTTAGACTTGTATTCCAGACAAGTGTATCAACAAACAGTCAATTGTATACAGCAATAGGAATTGACATGACTGGCGGTGACGTTTACTATCCTACACTTGCAACCGATTACGGAACAACGCCATTTGATGGACCTACAACACTTACTGCTACTAAAGGAGTTCAAATTTATTATAAACCGAGTAATCCTGGATTTGCCACACAAGGTGCTGTATCATCTAGTGATTTAATTGCTAGACGCAGATATAACGCAATTACAACGGTGGGTGGAACATTCAGGAGTGCTTATGGTGCTCAGACAGCAAACGCAGTTGCTTATGGTGTTCCTGCTAACGGATACACAATCAAGGACAAGATCGGGTATCCCATGAAGAAAACACCTACCTTTTCAAAATATTCGGATATTATGAAAAAATGTAGTGTTAGGAAGTTTTCAAATGCGATTTAGGTCAATCCCCTCTTTCGGGGGTGATGATGAGTATTTCATAAACACATTTGTTAGAGGAGATGAGAATACATTAACCTCTACATTGTGTTTCTCGCACCATTTAACACATCTCGACACATTATTTTTAACAGTCGTTTCCATTTTATCACCCTTATTTTTCGTATCAATAAGGGCGATTGTATTTTGAATAGTTTCCATCTGTTGTTGACCCGATATTGCGTTATACTCTTCAATCTTGTTCTTGAATAACTGCGAAATTTCGCAATTTAAGAACCGATGAATGTGTTTATCAGCATTAATAACCATTTCCATTGTATCTCTTAGTATTGGGTAAAAATCATCACAACCATTGAAAAGAAAGTTTTTGCATACAACATATTTTTCGGAGTTAGCATAACGACTGGTTTGGGGTTTGGTTATATACACATTTTCATAAAAGGCGGATAATATATATAATAAATCTACAGTATGTTCCATAAAACAGTCGAAAATTTTGAGTATAAAACTACCCCCCATTTTTTGCATACACAATGCGTAACAAGTCTGTCCGTATAATAATTTGGTAATGTTGAGTTCCTGACCATTAAAATTGCTCGAAAAATCAAATCCTCCATCAGCAGTTATTATGTCAATTGATGAAGAGTATTTGTCTTTACAGAATTGAAGATTGTCCATTGATAATATATTTCCTGTTCCGTCAGCAGCATTTTCTATGTATACATTTTTATTTTCATTCAAAAATTTATGGCTCTTCTTCCACGCAGGAATATTATTGTCATTTTTATCATCTTGAATTGTCATGCCTGTATATGTATCTCCATGGTTTTTTCTCATGTGAGCAAGTGCCTCTATAAACCCACCTGGTCCTTCGGCAAGATGAAAACTGTGTAAGGGTAGATTGGTAATATTTTTAGATGACTTGCTTTCGAATGTGTTGCTTGAGCTATAATGACATAGGTTGAAAAATGTTACAATCTCTATCATCTTATAATAAGACCTTGACAGTGGTCTGTGTTTTGCAACGGCATTAGTTTTATTTGGTATTATTGTGTTAATAAATTCATATGGATTGGTATACTTTTTGTAGGTGTCCCATTTATCACCACACGTGTCAATCCTATTTTTAATTTTGTATAAAAAATTACACAATGAAGGAGAATATTTGGCTGTAGGATGGTCTTCATTCGTTCGACATGTAATCCGCTTGTATACAATTATGTGTGTGTTTGGTAATAATATATATAACATTATGTCGATATATATATTATGATTAAATTTCTATATTCGTTTACTTGTCATATTAATTCTCTGTCTCTTTTATTACTACCTTGAGTTTTCTTTTACGCTTTATAATTATTTTAGTAGGTGACGACTTAACGTCTATCTCTTCTGCTGTTTTATGCGTGATGTTATTATATATATTTGAAACATCTGCCGTCCTCACCTTTGTAAATACGAAATAGCGGTTCATATATGAAATCTTCTTTTCGTCGTCTGTCATCAAATGCGCATTCCTGTAATTTGACGTTTTACGGGGGGCGTATCGTATTTCAGCCATCATGTCATTGAACATCTCATCGAATAACCCTGTTCCGTGTGGTAATCCTTTTTGGTTAGCTTCTTCTTTGCTTATTACAGCAAATCCATAATCCTCCATTACACGAACGAAATAATTGAAATTAACCAAGTATTCACGGAATGTCTTGCCTATTGTATCCTGGTATACATTTATAGGGTATCCAATACTAGTGTCGTCGTCCTGGAAACCGGTTTGTGGATACATCTTGGTCAGTTCAAATTTCTTTTCACCCCCATTCATTATAGTAAGGGAATCGCCTTCATTCTTGCTTCTTAACAAATTGAATACTGTCTCGCCATCGTAACACGTTCCTATAAAATAACCATTTAACTTTGTGCATTCTGCCAAATTGCGAACAAATCTGTGTAAAGTCGCACGATTCTCGAAGAAGTAGTGCATTGCAAATTGACAGGAACTTATATTAAATCCGTCAGTCGCAATGCCATATTGTTTATAAACACCTTGTCCTAGCAAAGCCGAGTCTTTTGGGCCATTACCAAATACTGCCTTTGCTATTTCCTTGTCTTTATCTGACAACAACGCATCCCCATTTCGAATTAGGTTTCCACTGTTACCATTAACGAACAGCGCATCGGGCATTTGTTTCATCGTTTTCCTGTATTTCAAATAACGGGCACACGCACCGTCCATGCGGTTTTGAATATTATCACGAGATATGTCAATGCCAAATACGAATCCAAGATTAGAATATATCCATTTTGGTAGGTCACCTCCCTTGCCCACTGCGTAATCAATGAGCGTATCATTACGGTTTGATACACCCCGAATTAACTTATTTTTAACATAGAGATTATGGAAGTCCCTCATAGATTTAGTTCTCTTTTCATTGTCTTCTCTTCGGTTGTAGTATACACCTTCATTTGCCTCGCCATTCTCTTCTTCACCAAATTCCTCAATATACTCGGGTATGTCTTGGCCGGTTGTAATCATTTTTACAGTAATCGGTTGATGAATTGATTGCCAGTTGCTATTGGCAACATGATACGCATTTCCGTAATTCTTCAGTCCGTTTCTCAACTCCGTAGTTTTATCATACCTAACACGAAGAGGTATCCATTTCCATCCGTCACGCTTTGTTATGTCGTAACTAAATTCAACTATCATGTCCTCTTCAAAGTATTCCCCTTCTTTTGTAAACATTTGAAGTTCATTTGAACCGTCATTCTTAAGAAGCATGTTTGCATAACACGCTTTATCATCATACGGATTGGTCGGTTGAAATGGAACTGGTTTGTATCCATCAGTAGCATCAACGTCCCCCGCTTTTGGCATCTTGTTCTGAATAATATCCTCGCACGGATTTAAAAACCCATGCTTCCTCTCATCGTAACCACATCTTAAAATTAGAGTTTTGTATTGAATCATCGCACTTTGTGTTTCCATGCTAACTCCGTCTTGGAATATGTTGTGCGTTTGGTCTTTTCCCGTTTTGTCCTTCTTTATCGAAACAAGGAAGTCGATTGTGTTATACTCTACTGGTTTCCACTTGAATGAATGCTCCCACGTAGATTTTGTAAGAGGTCCGGGAATATCAACTGCGTTCCCTCCTACAGCATAATTTGCAGGTGTGAATATAAGACCATCCGTATTGTAATCATATAACCCATCACTTTGGTCGGATATAATCTGTGAACAACAACTGAAGATACTTCGGTTTGGTGTTGTATTGTAGAATTTTTTACACACAACACTAATTTGACAAATGCTCTGTTTCAATACAGACTGAGGGTCGAGTTCGGATATCACTTTACGGAGAAGTCCTAGACGATATATCTTGGGTTTCTTTGTTTCGGGTTGGCGTTTATTGGCAGTGGTTGTATCTTCTTCTTCTTTTTCGTCTTCAGATGAAATGAATTCTAGGCTTCTAGTGCTCTTCTTATTAATGTAGTAAATGTCAAAAGCAGCATATAGATTAATAGATTCATCCCGTTTATTTGTCTTAATGTGTTCTCCGTCAATTAACGTATTATACAGTTCTTTAACGTTTGTCTTTGCACCCGTGAACACTACCGACATATTTGTAGTTATCATATACATCTTTCCTTCCCCATTAACAAACAATAATGTTCGGTCGCCGTCTGCCTTGTCGGTTACTGTATAATGTGTTCGGATGTTTGGGACAAGAGATTCTTCGTTTCGTTCCATTAAATTTGGTATTTGTAGTGTGTATGATGACGGTCCAATAAAATCCCGTGGACGAAGACGTGTCTGTTGATATTCGTCACCGTGTATAAGTGTCATGTATTCACTTTGTATGTTAAATTGTTCACTGTAAGATATGGGGTAAATTGTCCCCTGTAATCCACTCATTATAATACGCACAAATTTACGGATTGCTGTTACTATGCTTTTAACTGTATTGTATTCTGTTCCTAACCCAATTCTGGAATTATCGAGTTCCATCTCAATCTCGTATGACTCTGGGCTATCGAATAGTCCAGCATCTTGAACAGTGTAATACTTCATTGGAGCACCTGATGAAGTCTTTGACGTTTGTACAATACTTAAATCGGCGAACACCGGGTATTCATCGTGGCAAAATCTCACACGATTCAAGTGACGAAATGTCTTTTTTGACTCCGTCCATTTACCTATAATTCCACGTATAACTCCTGATCTGGCAGTAAGACTTTGTTCTAATTGGTACGCCACTCTCATATTGAAATCTTCAAAATCAGCGTACTTCAAATACGAACCATCCTCCAGTTTAACCCCGGATTTCTGTGTAAAAGTAAGCTTGTCATAAGTGGTTGATGGCATGTCTAAAACGTCTTGTAAACTGTTGCTCTTGCAATATGCTTGTATTAAGTCGATGCCGTTAATCTCCGCACGTACATTTGACATTTTTCTCATACCGGTATTCTTGTCGGTATATTCATGCGATATGCGTAAACTATGGACTCCATCAGGATTCGACGTATTAAACCCGGATGAATACAACCGTTTAACTACATTGTCATAGTCAATCTTGGTAAACGGTTTATGCTTCCTAGTATTTGTTCCGAACCGAACCTCTACTTCATTCTCCTTTCCGTCCATTCTTGATACTGGATTACTCGCTAAATAGTTTTCAACTATTTTATCCATTTGCTCCTTTGGTGATATATTGGCATTATTTTTAGTGTTTGTTGTGCGTCGGTTTTCCATTATAGATAATATATATTATATTTTCATATATTATTTTACATTTTATATATCAATTTTTACCATTTGCATTTTCTAGTAATAGTTCCATACAATTCCGTCTTTGTCATTTTTACGCTCCTGTCTATTCGCAATCTATCAGCGAGATCATTTAAATCATCGATCTTAAAATTAGAAACAGCCTTGAGGGGTTTCTCATGATGAACTAGTTGAATACAATCCGTCTCTATCTTTGATATCTTATCGTCCGTTACGTCCAGTTCAACTGCGTATTTTTTGTCATTCATCTTACGAAGTAAGATAGTTTTTTCATATTCGTCATTGGGGCATATGTTCAAATAAAAACTATCATCTTTGAGTATAATAATACGAGTTTTGTAATAGATGCAAATGGCAGGCAACGCATCTAGAGATATCTTGGCATTTACCAAGACCTCTGATATAATCTCTTGTGTCTTTGCTTTTGTCATTTTCTGGTTAGTATTCTTAAGTTTGCTTGGGTTGTTTTGTAGATATGTTGAAATTCGCTGTTTCTCTTCCATCTCAGCATTTCCGTATCGTCCGGGTATTTCGCTATACTGCTTGTTTCCATATATGCCGATGTAACACGACCAAAAAAGTGTGTCGTTTCTGTCAGGGACAATGGACGTGTCTTGCGTTGTTGTCAGATTCTCAATTGGTTCGGTCATTACCGAGTCGTCGACAACAACATTGGCACGATATTTATTAAATGTATCAGTTGTATACATGTTTTTACGTAAACTGAGAATTTGTTCATGTGTGCTAATTGCATTGTTGGTAAATATCTTATGATAGATGCTCATATTCTTATTATAATGAACTAGTATCTTTAACTTGTTTCTTGATATAATGTATGGATGTTACGTTACTGCTTATGTGCTGTGTATCTATTATGTCATATAAAGTAAAATCTACTTGAGGGAAGAACACATTACACTCGACGTCTGTATTCAACCTGTTAATATGCAAATGACAGCAATCATCTCGTTTCAAAGCCTCGTCATATAACATTCTACCACCAATAATGAATATATTCTCGATATCACTTCTTGTTCGCAGTTCAGACACCGCTTTGTCAAGTGAGTCATAAAAAATAATGTTTTTAGAATGGTGTTCGGTAACCGTTTTAGAAATGCATACATTTATTCTCCCCCCGAGTGGTAAACGACCAATGCTATCCATTGTATTTCGTCCCATAATAATGGCATTTTGTTTATTTGGGTCTTGGGTTCTCTTCGTTACAATACGAAAGTTTTTTATATCTTCGGGAAAGTTCCACGGCAACTTATTGTGATTACCAATTCCATTTGATTTTGTAACGCCTACGATTAAAGATAGACTCATTGTTATTATAGATATTTATATAAAAACGCTTTTATATAAATTGTAGTTAAATTGTAGTTGTATAGTTATGTTAACGCATTGAAATATTCATTCTTAACATCCGTTTTCTGGTCTTCCACTTCATTTATAGTTACTTCTTGGTCATTGATATACTTCATGTGTTGTTCCAATTCCTCTAGAATTTCATCAGACAAATATGTTAAATTTATGTATATACCACTCTTGTTTTCATTTAAAACGATGCTTGTATTTTTTTTCAGGAGTTTCAGTATATCGAGTTGATTTGTCTTGTCAAGATTCTCAATTTGGGTTTTCATATGTTCGAGTTTTGCTATTTTATCGTCCATTTGTATTGAATAATAAAAATTTTTTATATTGATTAACACTAATCTATTTCTTTGCTGTCTTATTTCTTGTATTCTTGTTATCTTTTTCGTGAGTTCGGTGATTGAGGGCAGCAATTGCACAAATGTATGGATCATTTAATTCATATCGAACACCAATTATGCGTGCAGTAATGGTAACATCTTCCTTCATATTGTTGAAGTATGAACTGGTGTTGTGATGGTCACGAGCAATAAACACCGTAAGCGGGATTGTTCCGTCCTTGTCCGAACACGTGGCGTGTATTCCAGCCTTTGTAATTGTTTTCGTTGTACACTCTACTAGAGTTCCTTCGACAGGACTGCAAATCATACAATCAAATATTACCTGTATTTCAATAGTTTCACCATCTACCACTCCCGCAGAGTGTGATATAATTGATATAGACCCTGGTTTGATAAACCCTTCGGCTATACATTTACCCTGAAACAGTTCAGATGCCTTTTCTTCTAAAATTTTCTTGAGATTCTTACCAACTTCTCTGATAGAAAGATGCAACTTTTTTGATAGGATGCTTTGATTATACACTCCAAATATCTTGGTGGTTTCTTGTTTTCGGTCTGTCATTTGTCTATATAAAATGTATATTTTATATAGATGTTATATTATCATTTGTTTGTTTCAATTTTTGCATTATCATTTTACGGAGGAATTAACTTCGCCTTTTTGTATACAAAGAATTCACCGGCGTCCATAAAATATGTCTTATTCGCACCATTAATGTCTTGATTAAACCTTAACAATACCTCAATTATCACGTCTAAACCATGATGAACGGTGGTATCTCCTCCACCATTCTTTCTGTAACTCTCCGGTTTAATATCACCATTGGCAAAACAATTGTCTATATATATACCATTTCCTTCAACATATTCAGTTTTGGATGGAATGTCCTTTAGTTTTATAATCTTTGTCTCTTCCTTCATGTCTTTAATCAAAGCACCCATAGAAGCCTCATTGGAATTCACAGTCCTAAATTTAAATGTTGAATAATCTGTTTCTGTTTTTTTAGCACGCCATGATACTCCAATAACGTTGTTAACACCTATTACGTATTCACTTAACCGTTTGCTTAACCGTTTGCTTACCATAACGTTTCTCTTGTTGGCATCGATGTAAAGGTCATCTATTGTGCCCGAGCTATCGCCATTATACTGCCATCCCTTGCCGTCGTCTTTGTTAATCAAATATACTTGCTTCATGTATTTCATTGCACTTCCATTCTGTTGACGTTGTTGATTAACTTCAGTTTTATTTTCATCCAATTCTACAAATAATGCTCCACGAGGTTTTTTATCAGTTGACGACGGTAGATCCGCTATTATCCTGTCATAATGCGATTTAACGCATTTGTAGAATGGGTCTGTCCCTGTATATTCATATATATCAATTATGTTTAATAGATCAATGTTTTCAAGGAACGTAAATCCATCAATCATATGATCTATTACGTATTGTTTTAGTGTGTCTTCTTTTATTTCCTCATTTTCAATTAAGTGTTTCTTTACATATATGAACCAATAATACCATCGCAAAGGACCTTCTTGTTTCGTTTTACCCCAAATATCGTCATCGCAAGTGTATTCGGTAGATGGGAAGCACATGTCATATTTAATTTTCATATTATCCAAAATGTTTTGTTTTTCTTTGATTGCTGGTTTATATGTAATTTCTTTTGAAACTCCTTTTAGTTTTTCTCTGACCTTAACCGACCTTTCGTAAATGCTCGCATTTATGTCAGTAACTTCATCTGGTTGAAAATAGTAGAAACTCGTTTTGTTTATAATGCGACCACTTCTGCCATATGTATCGGTTATATGCACTGTCCTGCTTTCAATTATAGTTGTAAGTGCTAGGTCTATTTCCTCTTCGCTGTAATTTTTACGCACATTGACCATGTCGTGTAAAGTAGTTCTATCGATAAACATCAATCCTTTTGGTAGATCGGCGAATATATCTTGAATTCGTTTGGTTATGGCACTTGTATTATTTTGGGCAAATTTAGTGGTATACGTTGCGTCGTGAACATTTAGTGTTTTCATATCTTGCACGCTAACATTACATTTCATATTACAATCCATATAATCACATATATCGGAGTATGGTTTATCCGAAATCGTTTCATATGTTAATGTTTCTCCTTTATAACCAGCCTCTCTCTTTTTTGATGATAGTTCAATCTTATTATTAGTCCCCTTTTTAAATGCTTCTATTTGTTCTCCTGTAAAATCTGTCTGCCCGAATTTCAATGCGCAATCAATTGCGTTTTCCTTCATGATTCTGGTTATTTTACCAATCTTATGGGCTTTTATAGCGGACCATCTATATAAATACATATCTGGACTCTCGACATCCAACGCATCTAGTTGTGTTGCATATAAAAATATCTCAACATTCCTTTTTTCAAATGGTAGAGAACAATGACTTCTATTTCGTACACCTCTTCCTATAATCTGTTCAAGTCTGCTTAGATTATACCAAGGTTCCATAATGTGAACTTGCCTTATGTTTTTAAAATCTACACCTTCGCCGGCCGCACGAGAAATTAATACAACCTTGATTTTACGACCCTCATTATTTTTAATGTTATTTAATTCAGCAAGGTCTTTTTCATTGTCTGGAGAGAACCTTTCGTCACCAGTTAACATAACGTATGATGCTTGATTGAATGAGTCGTCTTCATTCAATTCATTTTTGGGAATCATTTTGTCTACATCTAACGATGACACGCTTCTGTTTTTCATTAGGTTTTTATTTTTTCCAGATACACGACGACTGAACCCCATCTCTTCCAACGCAAGAGCTAGAGGAATTATGCCACCGTCAATGTATTGCGAATAAACCATTATTATTCCGTCTGATTTCTTTATCATCTTACAAATCTCTGATATCTTGGCACTATGATTGTGTATAACGCTCTCTGTAAATATTCCGGGTTTTTCCTTTGTAGGTTCTATCTTATATTCGTAATTTGATTTTGATTTACTTGTCTCTGTATATTTCATTATACTGTCTAACCCTTTGCTTCCGATCATTCCGTGTAATGCTTCTTTCCTGTTCCCATCTGTAAATGTTTCTCGGTAATGGTATGCCATATTTAACGCTTCAATTAGTGGCTGCATCAACTCATACCCGAACTTATCTCGTTCTTCAAATCCTTTCATATTTGTTTCTATCCCATCCCTGAAGAATTTAAATTCTCGTTCAATCAATTCCTTCATCATTTCATTATACACCTTTTGTTGAACGCCCCCGCTTTTCATTTTAATATATTGTATTGGAATATTGTCCAATAATTCTTTTTCATCTTCAAGTCGGGGTAGCGTTTTCCCATTCATTTGTTTTGTGGGATATTTAAAATAATCATCCTTTTTGGGGTATATTCTATAAGGGAATGTGTATGGGTTCTCTCCTCTAACATAAGAAACATAACCTGTTAACTTTCTCTTTATAATTTCCATTCCACTTTCCTTTCCATCTTTCTTCTCTTTGAGATTTCCATCTTTATCAAATACATCTCCTGTCTTAATGGTGCTTCGCTTGTCGTTGGCATTCAATAGATTTATTATCCATATGATTTCATCGGGTTTATTGAACATGGGCGTAGCAGTGAGAAGAAGCAACCTAAGATTGTCAGCATGATCAGCAAGGTTTCTTAGAAATCCTGCGATTGCTCTAATGTCCTTTCCACCCTCGGCAGTATCACGTATATTGTGTGCCTCATCTATAATTATTAATGTGTCACTGAACGCTTTTTTGATTTCTCGTATCTTATAACTATCACGAAATACGTTATTTTTCAAAATACCACCATAATTCACAATGCTTCCTACCATATTGGAAAATTGGGTATAACCATAAAACGAGTAATATTTATCAATAATTCGTCTGATATTATCGGTTATGTTCTCCTTGGTCATTTTATTAACCATTGTTGGGTTTATTTCTTTTAATAGTGCATCACCCAAGCACGCTTCTATATTCCAATCTCCACTTCCGTTTTGTTTCAGTTTTGAACTATCAAACAACTGTAATCTAAAATTGCTCTGGACGTTCGGTGAGGCAACCACGATGATTTTTTTCGACTTACGGTTACTTCCCGCACCAATCTGTTTGATATAATTTCGCATTTCTTCTGATATGCCAATTGCCGAACACGTCTTTCCCGTTCCCAGTCCATGAAACAATAAAAGTCCATTATATGGTGTCTGTGTAGATAAAAAGTTTTTGACAAACATTTGATGAGGCATAAGCTCAAACTCGGCATTGCATAATTCTTCTGCTTTTTTTGCAATGTCTATTTCTTCGGTATTTACTTCCTTATTGTTATTATTAAATTCACGGTGTTGTAAAAGGTTTTTATTGAAATTCTCATGATCATCCAACTCGGGATATAAAAAGTCATTGTATTTATCTTCAGAAGTTATTAGAGGAATCTTCATTAGTTCCTTGTATTCAATGTCTACCACTGGTTTATCAATGACCTTTGGTTCAACGCTAGGTACAATGTCGTTTTTTATTTTTCTTTTGGGTTTCATTATTGTCATTTTTACTATGCCTTGTTTAACGGGTTCATTTTTAACCTCAGTTTCACATTCTTTTACAAGTGGATTCCAATGCGTTGCTGTATATTGTAACGCATCAATGTATTCGTCTGTAACCAATTTTGTCTTATGATAAAGTTCAAATTTTGTTCCCTCTACATATTGCTTTAAATATCCCTTAGGATTTCCCTTATATTTTTGCAGTGTATCAAAATCCTTTTTTGTAAAAAAACGTTCGTTTAAGGTATTGTTTGTATCTAATATGCGAAATATCTCAATTATAAAAGAGTCATCCACAACTCGTTTATGGGATTCTTCTTCATCCTTATTTTGTTTCAAGAAATTACTAGGTTGTTTAATTTGCCAACCTTTTTTCGATTTTGTGTCTTGATAACCTTTTTTAATATATACATTATTGTTCGCTAGAGGACAGTTTTCACTTATAATTCGCACGGGAGGCGATTGGTTGACAGGTGTGTTGATTTCTATGGTTGGAATAAGGTCCATTAACTTGTCGGGTATAGACTGTCCCACTGGTTTGGTAGGTTTTAATTGTGTAATAACGCTTGTTATGTTGTTGTTATTTTGTTCCACGATTTTAGTTGTTTTTATGGCTGCTTGCTTTTTATCAATTGACTGCGATTTTGTAGATTTGTCACTACTTGCGCTTTTTCTTGTTTTATTTTTTGGTTGCTTGATATCTTTCTTTTTGGTATCATTTTTTTTAAGTTTGCTTGGGTCTATTTCTACAAATTTTATTCTATTGTTTATCTCAGCGTGATTTTCAAGGAAATCCTTTATCTTATTACCCAACAGGCTGGCATCACCAATAAGACAAACGTCTTGTGGTTTATCTTTTACTGTTTTATTCAATATCTGATTAATTAATTCTATAATTTCATCTTCGGTTCCGTGTTTGTTAACATAATTTATTATGTCATTTATCCTTATGCGACGAGAACCTGGTTTATTAATACCCCCAGGTGTTTTTAATACTCCACTCTTTGTGCTTATGGGATCTATTTTTACATTTTCTTCATAGTGGGGGATTTTATCTATATATTGTATTTTGGTCATGGTCCAATGATTGTATATTATATTGCGACATAATATACAAAATTACAAACGATAAAGCCTCATTTTTGTTAAACAAGAATCTACCTTCTGTATGAGAGATAGTTTTTCTAAATTGTAAGAACGTATCTTATTCAGACATTGTTCTTTGCTCATCCACTCCATTTTACTTACCTCTGATTTTTGAAACTGTGATATATCGAGTGTGTCTTCGTATCTCATATACATTAAAAAATACTTGTGTTTATAAGACTTGTAATTAGAACCAGTAAACGTTTCTTCATACGGAATTACATTTTGCAGTGGGATCAACGCGTCCAACTTATATCCCGTTTCCTCACAAAATTCACGAACGGCACAATCATAATCTTTTTCTTGATAATTTCGTCTACCCTTGGGAAAACCCCATTCGGGTTCCGTCCATTCAATTCCAGAACAAACATCATCCAATAGTGTTTTTAATGTAAATCCTCCCATTCTGCTGTTTCCATCTCTAAGATTATTAAACTTCTCCTTGGAAGATGTCTCCTCCATCTTGTATTTATTATTATAACCCTCATCCCCCCATATTTTTGTCCACAATTCGTCGAAATCTTTGCAAGCAATGTCGCGCTTCTCATCTTGTGTCATTTGATTTAGCATGTTAGTTATATATTCACGGTCATTTATTGGATATTTTCCTCGCATGAAATCAATATATCCCAATGTCTCCTTGCGACGTATCATTAGATATTCGGTAATTCCACTATTGTTACGAAACGCTATAGCTCCCAAACTCATTATAGGCATTTTACAACTGTGAAATAAATGTCCAGGTTTACCACAATTATTGCAATAATTATTACTATTTTTTTTACTCATTACGAACAGACTCTGTTAATATAATCGTATTGTTCTATATACTTTTCATCATGAAGTTTGACTCCGCTGTGTGGGGACCCCATTATTGGTTCTTTCTACATACTATTGCTGAAATTTACCCCAACAGTCCTGACAAATCTACAAAACGCAAGTATTATGACTTAATTCACAACCTCCCAGTGTTTATCCCAATCGGTTCTATGGGAAATCGATTTAGTGAATTGCTTGATAAATACCCCGTATCGCCATATTTGGATAACCGAGAATCCTTTGTGAGATGGGTAAATTTTATACATAATAAGATTAATGAACAATTGGGAAAAGAAGAAGTATCACTTTTAGATTCAATTGACAAATACTATGCACATTATAAAGCATCACCTCTTATCATGGCCGAACGATTGCACATAAAAAAACACCATATTTATATCAGTCTATCTCTTGCTTGTGTAATTTTAATATATGTATATTCGAAAGATTCATAAAATATATGAGGTATATATAAAGCAATGCGTTTTGAAATTCTTATTATGCTTATAACTATATTCGTTATAGCAAATATTCAGACTGAAGGTAAATATGTAACACTGTTATTATCATGGAAAAAATACTATCAAATGTTCGGGGTTGCGTTCTTTGGGTATATGTTATGTTGGTTATTCCGTAAGAATCCCGAAAGAGCAAAAACTATGATTGTTGCGTCTAATGAATATCTTAAGTATTTGCCCGTAGATAAAAACACATCCAGTTTTATATCTCCATTGCTTGACTTCACAAGCAAATATGATTTCAGTAGAGGGGGTAACAATGCTGCCGCAGGAAATAACATTAATATGATGAGAGATGGTTCTAATCAACAATATGAAAAGCGCATAATGAATTCAGGAACTAAAACAACAAAACGTTCAGTGAGCGAGACAAAGAAAAAATTTGTGGCAGCCCGACAGAACTGGCATTGTGGTAAATGCCAGAAACAACTACCTGCTTGGTTTGAAGTTGACCACACAGTAAGATTGGAACACGGAGGAAGCAATCACGTGGATAATTTAGTGGCTTTATGTAGAGATTGTCACGGAGAAAAGACGGCAATGGAGAACCTGTAATGTCAAATATATATATATAAGAATTATATAACTCTAATATATATTTATGTCAATACAAGACAATATCTCGAAAAACATTCCACAGTATTCTGTTATAACCGCATTGGCCGGTCTTGTTATATTAATCGGATTCACTATGCCATCTGATAACAAATCATTTGATAGAACCAAAGGACAGTTTTATAGTGCTTCTATCATCTTTTTCATCCTTGCAAATGTATATATATTTAAGTTTGTGTCAAAAACGATTCGAATTCCTTTTTATAAAATTTCTTCGTTGATTATTGCAGTCATATCATTATCATGGTTTATTATTAGAGCAGGATTATTTCACAATGCGTATAGTGGAACAATAGCCAAGGTGTTACTAGCTTCTATATTTTTATTCGGTTTAACCATTTTACTCAAATCTATTCGTCGATACATCCAGAACATGGACGGACTATCTGGCTTTATTATTAATTTCATTCTATACATACCTTGTTTGCTAGAAGAATTTATCGAATATATTAAATATCAACTCGGTCTTACCCCTAGCGTGACATATATATTGCTTGGCATCGAACTGTTATTAATTGCGTCGTATATTATGCTACCAGGTTTAATATCAAAGGCAATAAAGAGTGATGCTCACGCAATTACAAACGAATCCCATTTTCTAAATCAACCAGGTGGTCATCAACTTGCTACAATCAAAGAAATATACGAAGAAGATGATGACGAATCTACAGTATTTACCAACCAATTGCTCACGACATCCAGACGAACATTTTCGTTGTCTTGTTGGATATACTTGAATCAACAAAAACCTAACGTCAACAATAAAACCATTTTAAAATATGGGAATCCACCTAATAATACTAGATGTCATCCGGAAATTCAATACAAGGGTGAACGTGCGGGGAAAAACATGATTGATATTATATTTTCACTAAAAAACTCCTCTCATTTTAGTATTTTATTAGATGGACAACAATGGCATAACGTGGTCTTCAATTATTCGGGAAATCAAGCCGATTTATTTATTAATGGTGATTTAGTAAAAACAAACGTATTCGCCAAAACGGCTGAATCCGCAAACGACTCTAAAATAGAAGATGACACGTTCGATAACAAAAATACGTTTACAATTGGCGATGACGACCTAGACGGAGCAATCTGTAATATTAAATATTATAAAAAACCATTGACCAGGTTTCAGATAACAAATATATACAATCTGTTAAATGGACAAAATCCGCCAATAAATAATGTGATGTAAAACTATAGAATGAACACAAGTACTATTATTTTGGGCACAGCTTTAGTTGTATTAATCATATATATGATATTCAAGAGCTATTTTGATGGAAAAAATAAGATGACTGACCAAGTAGTATTGCAAAGTCAAGTATCCATTAATAATGAGGATATTACAAAACCCAATGCGGGTGATTTCACTTACGGCATATGGATTTATGTAAATAAATGGATTGAACCTACCCCCGGCGGCACTGAAGACATAATATTCAAGCGTGCGGATGAAATGACATTGAAATTTTCGTCTGGTGGGGGCATGAAAATTTTTCCTAGAACTGGTGATAATCCTAACATGTCGTCAACTGGACCAATCAAGGTCACTGATAATTTTCCCATACAAAAGTGGGTTTATGTAACAATTGTTTCTCAACAAAATAATATGGATGTATATTTAGATGGGAAAATGGTCAAATCAATACAGATGAAAGGGAAAATAGCACCAGGTATAGATACTAATGGCCTAGCCGCAAACGGGATAGATTTCGGTAGAGGTACACTGCCAATGAATACTACAATTTCTAAATTTACTCGCTTTACATATTCAATGAACCCACAGGATGTATGGACTGAATACATGAAAGGTAACGGTTCTAATGGATTGACAAAGGCAGCTGGAGATATGAATGTTAATCTATCTGTAATGAAGGACGGCATTGTATCTTCAAGTTACAAATTGTTATAATCACCAAATATAACTGTTTAACGGTTTAGTCATTTTTATACACTATATATTTATTTATCGCCTATAAATATATAGATATGTCCGACTCTTATAATGTGCCCATTGCAGAAAGAATTTCTAATAATGAAAGTGTGCAAAAAGCACGAGAAAGCATAATGGGATTGTCAGAAAGCATTGGCAACAGCTTTGGTGATATAAAAGAAAACGTTAGTGGGGTAGTGAGTGAGTATTCATCACAAGACATTGCTGAAAGTGGTTCATCGTTCCTACAATCTAATAGCATCATTGCCAAATTTGTTTTTTTAATACTTGTTCTTATTGGTTTTTTTATACTCTTGAATTTAGGAATTTATGTAGTTAGTTGGTTTACACAACCATCCAAGTCACCATATGTATTCAAGGGTGTGTATCCTATGAACAAAAAGATTTCGATATCTCAAAACCCAAAAGCACCGGGGAGCGTTCCTATTTACAGGTCAAATAATGAAAATAAAGGAATTGAATTCACTTGGTCAACATGGTTAAAGGTAACAGATGTTAACAGTCTACCTGTTGATGCTAACGGAAATCTTACATTACCGGATACAGTAACCGAGATTAATGATGGGTTTCACATATTTAGCAAAGGTAGCATGCCTGAAGGCAATGTCGTCGATGTGAACGGACCCGGCTTGTATGCGTTCACTGACGGAGACGGGGGATTGTCTCTTAATATAAAAATGGACATTTCGTCCTCGGCCGAGGTCGAACCAATACCCATTAAAAACCTACCAGTAAACAAATGGTTTCATTTAGCAATTCGCCTACAAAACAAGATAATGGACATATACGTAAACGGCACAATCACTACTCGTGTTCCTTTCGCTAACGTCCCTAAACAAAATTTTGGCGATATATTCATTGGTTATGGGGGCGTAGCTGGTAACATTTCCAATCTTAGATATTTTGACCAAGCGCTTAATGTATTCCAAATTACCAACATTGTTATGTCTGGTCCTGACCTAAGAAATCCCGACGAAAGTGACCACGTTGGTAAGCCTGATTATTTATCAAGCAGATGGTATGGTGGTCAGGAATAGTTATTACATATTTTAAATCGATGAACATACCCGTAGGGTGCGCGTTCAAAGGATTAACAGTCATTGACCACGCATAATTCAATCCGCTGTGCGTATTGATATTCTTCGTTGCTCTAAATAATATATTGATTTAATATATTATTATGTCTAGTCTATGCGATATTCTAGCACGTAGAGCACAAATTTTAAGATTGCGCACACCTCCTATACGTTTAGAGTTGCAAAATCCATATGCGTCTATGGAGTTTTCACAAGAAGATTTAAACATGAGACGCAAGGCTGAATTATTACAATACGATAAAACATCGAACGTACAGGGTAAATTAACACGAGCACAGAGATATCGCCAAATTTCACAGGGTATTGGCAATCGTGGTTCTCAAACATTGTTGAGTGTTTCGGGTGAATTTATTGGCGTTGTCAGCACATCGTCGTGTCCTCTTGATTTATACCTACCAACGCTCAGTTCGAGGTCTGATGTTCCGGGTCCATCTGTTACGATACAATACGACAAGAATGTTCCTCTATATAATTATGCAACAAATGAACAGCAGTTAGGTATATCCACTATAGAACTTATGAACGCGTGGTCGTTCAATACTTCTACTAACATATTGGCATTGGTTGATAATGAAGTCTCTCTTATGCATATATTTCACAATATCGACAATGTTGATTATGAGATGAATAATAAATTATATACATTTACTCTCAACATACCAATCGGGATCTACATTGCTGGTGATATATCTGGAAGTTTAACCGCAGGGTTGACTAATTCTACGTCAATCGACACACTTGCTGTTAATATATATGCAAACAATTCAACTGAAGCATTGAGCGAGACATCAATTGTCGTAAATCACAGTGACATCCGAAATACGTCTATGGAATATATTATTGATTCGTCAGAACCCTTTTATGCTACGTCGTATGTAAGCAATGTAGTTATTACTACGCCACCATTACTTATAGAGCAATTGTCTATATACGACATAAGAATACAGGTTACCAATTCACACAGCGTTCACGCGCACACATTTAACACACTGGATGGTGGTGAAAGTTCAACGCCAACATCAGGGATATATTTAAATCTTACACCGAATAATATAAACGTGAAAAATAACATCTCTCATACTGCAATTACATCACTTGCTAGCGTCCATTCTAATTTTAAAATTACAGCTACGACGATCTAATTCTATAAACCGCTTATAGAAAACGACACGTTATTTAGAAAATAAAATATTGATAAAATATCGGAATTTAGGATAACATCTACAATGGCTGTATATATATCATAAACTATACCATTTTCAGTGTCCATTAACGATTCTTCTAAATTAATGTCATTTGTGACGATTGATAATTCTGACGACACCAACCTTATTGGAATGAATGGTTTTGCTATATGTGTTTGTGCTTCTGCAATGTCCTCAAGTTTTCGTTCATTACATAAATTATTATTTGTCCGAACTTGCGTTTGTAGTGTATTTTTTAATGTCCTTTGTATTGTTTTCGAATTGTCACAAATCACCCATTCGTCGTCTGTGTTTATGTGTAATTTGTTTACTTTAACCGTGTATATTATCTTTCTAATGACTGAATTCATTTTGATAAATAATGTTATATTTATCAAACATTTTAAAATTCTATTAAGGTTATTTGCTATATTATTAAGTTACTAATACATTCTGTTTGTCCGGTAGCACATTTGTTATTAGATTAGGATTCAGACACATTTCTTGTGTTGGGAATATATCACCTGACATACATTTCGCGGAATCGCTTACAGATACACACCCACGCTTATTATTGTAGTCACCAACCAAACACCACTTCGTTTTTCCCTTTGAAACGGAATTTTGTATAGGTGCTGACGATGAGTCAGGGGTAGGATCTACAGGTACATCTCTTGACCTATCTACCTCTTTTGATACTTCACGTTCTACATCACCACCACTTCCTACGCTGATTAACAAGTCACCCAAGCTTTGCACTGTCCCTTCCGCAATGTCAATGCCAGCTTTTGATGTATCTGATATAACATCGGCACTTGCATTTAATGTGTATCCGGTTGTATGCGAAATTGTCGTTAGTATTCTAGCAATTAATGGACCAAAAATTCCACCTAGGTATTTTACTACAGAACTTAATGTGTCAAGTAAATTAATGCCTAAAAATGACAATGATAATAATATCACTAAAAATCCTATTGCAATATTCTTAAGCTCAAATGGTGATGATATTGATACAATATTTGGCACAGTTGTTTCGGAAATGTTGAGATTTTCCATTTCTCTATCTGATATTGAGATGCTATTGCGATCGGTCATTTATATATTTATAAGATACTTTTATTCGTGTATTTCGTTAGAAGTCGTCAATTATATTATACGATTATAGTAAAAATATGGTATCATTCAAATTTATCGAAACATTTCTCTTTCTAAGTTTAGGCATAACTTTTGCATTAATAATCACACTTGTATACCATTTTAAAAATAGGATGGGAAATATGGAACAGAAATGTGACACCATGTTTGACATAGTTCAGAATCTGGCAAATGAAGTTATTCAGTTGAAAACCACTGAACCACCCCGCAATCAAGAATTTCAAATTGGGGGTGAACACGCTGACAACGTTAGTTATCAATTACACGAACTGCCCACTGTGGAGTCACGTGGCGAAATAGATGACGACAGCGACGATAATGACAATGACGATAATGACAATGACGATAATGACAATGACGATAATGACAATGACGATAATGACAATGACGATAATGACAGTGACGATAATGACAGTGACGATAATGACAGTGACGATAATGACAGTGACGATAATGACAGTGACGATAATGATAGCGACGAGGATAATATTGATGAAGATATAAATAAAATGACTATCCCCGACATTCGTGTCATTAATATGAATGATGAAATCGTCATTGACGAAATTGCAGACATAAATGAAATGTCTGAAGATTTAGGTGCTGAAATTATTGACGAGACCGACATTGGAGAACTTGTTGAATTGTCTGAAATTACAGAAATAAATGTAAGTAAGTTGAGCGATGAAGATGCAACTATCGGTTTGGATGACTATGAAGATGACTTTGAAGATGATGACGTAGAAATTGAACTGACTATCAATGCTAATGGTGACACTGTTCTCACAAAAAGTGCTCTCAGGAAATGTAAAATTGCAAATCTACGAACGATGGCATTGTCAAAAGGAGTAACAGTCGATGATAATATGAAAAAAAGCGACATTATTGAATTAATTATGTCTAATTAAAAGTGCCCGTAATATATATATAATGTCTTTTGTAGGAGATATAACATATTCCAAATTCGATAAGAAAATTACACCTTATAATTTTTTTAATTCTTTAGTAAAACCCAGTTATGAACCAGTTGTTAAGGACATTACAAGACCAAATGGTGACGAATTAAAAGCGTTCTGGCAACCAGAAGCACACGATAACAACAAGTTATTGCATAATAATAATATTAAAAGCAATTCCGATTATCGCAAATACTTAACCAGTAAAGGTGGTATTATAACTGACCATAATACTCGTACCAGCTCCAAATGAATTGTGTGTCTGACATTATAAAGATTTGAAATGATACATTTCAAATCTTCAACTGTTTACATGTTAAATAAATCCATGTCATTTTCTTCAACGGACATTGTAATATTAGAACACGGTTTTATTTTCGGACGATTGTTACTTTTAATGTCACGTACGATGTCATCGAAAACCTTATTTGTTTCGATTGACATATAAGAATTGTTCACGACATCAACATGCTTGCACGTATTTACATCATAGTATGTTGTATTTATTGCCATCAACGCTTCATCTATCATCATCGTTGATTCATACTGATCTGTTTTTGACATGTCGATTACCACATAAATGTTCGTTCCTTCGTATAACTCTAACAACTCGACAGTTGATTTATTTTTGTCTATCGCTACGCCTCGATTGCCTGTATAAATCGCTTTTATACGCATTCCGTAAATGGGTATAAATTTCAGTTTTATATCAACTGCTACTAATCGTGTTTTATCGACGTTTGCTTTGGGTAAATGTATGTAAAATAAAATTGTGCCATTTTGACCTGAATCATATACACCTACTTGCATCCCCTATTATTTATATAATATAGTCATTTATTTATATTTTTTTTATTGTCTTTTTATTTGTCATTCGTACATAATATAAACGTTTTTGTATCTATTACTATAATGAAAATCGCAAGTTTTGACGTTGGTATAAAAAATATGGCTTATTGCATTTTTGATGTATCTGGGTCGGTAGTATCCATTGCTGACTGGAATGTAGTAAATCTATTGCCACAAACGGTTATCGCAAAACCATGCAATGCGGATGTTATTAAAAAATGCAATAAAAAAAAAGGGATACTAGAAGTGACTAATCCATGTAATAATAAGTCGAAATACATTAAGGACACCAAGTGCTTTTGCGAACGTCACGCCAAAACAAGCCACTTTATTCTACCATTGAAAAAATACTCACAAACCGTTCTTAAAAAGAACAAACTCGAGTATGTTAAAAGCATTTGCAATGAATTTGACATTGTACCGATTGGGAAAAAATCTGACATAATCGAACAATTGAAAACTCACTTTGGAGAACATATGCTTGAACTGTTAAATAAACCACGTGAAAACGCTAGCACAGTTGACCTCATAACTATCGGTAGAAATATTAAAAAGGAATTTGAACAATTGCTTATGTTCAATGGTGTGACTAATGTTATTATAGAAAATCAGATATCACCAATCGCTAATAGAATGAAATCTATACAAGGCATGTTGGCCCAGTATTTTATAATGAAAGATGACAATATAATTATAGAATTTGTATCTTCTTCAGGCAAACTCAAAGGATTCGAAAAAGAACACGAAAATATTGAATCTGAATACAAGCAACATAAAACGGACGCTGTATTTCACACCAAACGTTTATTGTTAAACCCTATGTTCTCTTCGTGGGTGGAACATATGTCGACACACAAGAAAAAAGATGATTTGGCCGATGCTTTTTTACAAGGAATTTGGTATTTAACTAAGAAAAATATAAGTATTGTTGCGTAGAACTTAAACATATTATTTGTATTATAATATTAAATCAACGATGGAAGCAATTGACATTACTCAACTAGAACCCATTAGCATTTCATTAAATAGTGGTACAAGACACGTGAGCTCAAGCAGTCTGGGCGATGGGATAGAGTTACTCATGAACGATAAAAAATCGGTCGATACAACCAGCACAAAGATTGATTTAGGCGAATTAGACCAATTGGAAGCTGAACTCAATGATTTATCTGCTATTAACACTGGAGATACTAAATCAGTTGACTCCAAATCCGCATTCAGGGGATTCGCCAGCAACATGTTTGGCATTAAAGATGATAGAGACGTGAAAAATGTTACCGAAAATGATTCGAAACTTGGTTCTTCTATGATGGAGGGAGCTTCTAACCAGAGCAAGACATGGGACGGATTTACTAAATTGAACAGCGTTCATACGTCAAATTCAAGTGGTCCATCCGCTAATACAATGAATGACCGTGAGAAACGTAGGAAGAAGCGTATGATGTTGAAAAACATTGAAGTATGGCACGAAAAGGGCATTATTAAAAACGCATCTCGTCTCACAATGGACTCTGACTTTGACGAGATTGAAGATGAATACGAAGGAGCTCTTGACGATAAACGTAAACGTGATTCAGTAAAAATGCAACAAAATTGGCTCATTACTGCTGTCAATACCATTGAATATGGTAATTCTATGTTTGACCCCTTCGGCGTATCACTCGATGGATGGGGTGAGTCAATCAGCGAAGATGTTGACAGCTACGGTGAGATTTTTGAGCAATTACACGAGAAATATAAGGGGGGCAAGATGAGTCCTGAACTAAGTCTACTTCTTAGATTAGGATTTGGCGCAAGTGTTGTTCATTTCAGTAATAAGGCATTGTCTACCGCCGCACCGGGTTTCAATGATGTTATTAAACAGTCTCCCGAGTTAATGCGAATGTTTACTGATGCTACCGTGAATTCTATGAAGGATACAGCACCTGGAATGGCATTTGCAAGTGAGTTGTTAAACACGAATAAACCCGGTATGAACAATCCTCCTCCGGCACCCGTTCGCACACGGGAGCAAGCACCTCCGTCATCTAGACCAGGGATGAACTTTACCGATTCCAATAACACGGCAATGAACACATCCATGTTCAGGGAGAGTGGTGTAGACCTCAACGCAGGAACTTCAGTAAACACACCATCAGTTAGACCCGAAATGTCTGGACCCCAAAATACTAATATAGATCACATTTTATCTGGACTTAAAACTAAAAGCGTTGACATCAGAAGTGAAATGAACGATAACGACTCTGTAGTAAGCATATCAAGTTTGAAAGATATGACAGACACGATTTTGCCAAAAAAAAATAGACGCAAATCTGATAAAAATAAAAATGTTGTATCCCTTGATATTTGATTTCCATTATGATGTATTATTTTTTATACGTCATAATGTATTGTGTGTTTACTTCCGGTTCTTTCTGCTTTTTTGTTGTTGTCTTTGCTTTTGTTTTTTACTCTGTCCTCCTTGTTTGTTGGACCTGGATTTGTTCTTAGATTGGGATCTGTTCTTGTTTGACTTTCTCTTTCCTCCTTGCATCTGTTGTTGTTGTTGGCGTTTGCCACCCTGTTGCTGTTGATTCTGGTTTTGACCTCCGAAAATAGACCATCCCGGTTTTTCTTGTTGCTGTTCCTGTTGTTGATTCTGGTTTTCTGGTTGCTGTTCCTGTTGTTCTTGTTTCTGGTTCTTCTGTTGTTGACCACCTGAGTATGACTTCTTGGCATCCTTCATGGCAGTGCCATATTGGTATTTAGAGTTTTGTTGGCGTCCATCTTTGAACACCTGTTGTAAATGTTTCATCCATGCGGTTTGCTGCTTCATCTTATATAATATTATTATATATTATTCCAATCACAAGTGTGTTGTAAAACGAAAACGGTTCGGCTAAATAAACTTCCAAAAAGTGTAATAGATTATTAACGCATTACACAATCGCTTATTTACTCGATCGGTATTTATATTAATAATGTATATGTCCTAAAATAATCCTCGTTTCAATATAATATGTGTATCTAAAAATCATAATAAAAAGAAACTGTTATATATAATAACAATCTGAAATGGATGCTGACGATGAAATAATTGTGAATCTAATAGTAATTAGTAAAACGCTAATAAATACCAAATTATATACGTCTGGTATTTACTTAAATTTAGAGCAACCTAGTTATGTTCCCGAGAGCATACGGAGATGGGTTCGTCAAGATAGTCGTGATGAAACCATCAAGAAGGTTGACCGTATAGTTACAAGAGCAGTTGAATATACATTGAGAAACGATTCGAAAACTTGTCTGTTTAAGACACATTTAATGGGAGCAAAAACCGGTTTACTAAACTTACGGGAGACATATTCAAATTGCATTCAGACTGTTGCTAGATTAGACACGATAGTCAATAAAATTGTATCTATTGAAGAACCTGCCACACACACAACGCAACACAAAATGACATTTACCAATGATAATAACACCCAAGCGAACAAATCCGAACTGGAAACTGAGGAACTAGATGAGAGACAAGATGACATAAAGAGCAAGAGCAAGAGCAAGAGCAAGGGTGACAGTTTTCATAAATAATACCATATATATTTCTATTTATTACTAGAAATATATAAAGATTGTTTGTTAATGCATTTATATATGCATAACATTGAATCTATTAATGCTAATATTATTTCGTTTTTAACTATGATCGGTTTATACTTGGTGCAAGCGTATACAATGGTTAGTTATCCACTTTCTACACATGCCAAACAACTGTACAATTCAAATAACGTAGTTCGCGCATATACCGATACAGTTAACGACCAAATATTTTCATTTAAGTCTTTGATTTCTTGCCATTATTTAGAAGCACCCTATTCACATTGGACGGTGTGTTACAAGACAGGCACTTATGGTGAAACACGTATTAACGCTGATGCTACATTTTATAATATGTCCAACACGCATACGATTACATGTGTAGGTAAATCAAATTCATACAAGGGTGTCTCGTCATTAATTGCTCCTAACATTGGCACAAAAAATGAAGTAGATACGTTGATTTTGACACACATTCGCAATCGATTCGTGGATTCATTTGTATCTAGAATTGTTGATGACAAATCAACGGGCAATGAGGACGTTGACCCCATCTGCTCTTTGGTCAAAACTCGCAATTACTTTATTAGCATACAATACTGTCATCCTGATATGACAGATCCGATTATATTTGAATTAGATAAGAGGTTCTTGATCAGAGGCAACGAGTTGTTCTCGTCTTGTTTTGTTCTTAGATTGCTCAATTATCAATCGAAACCATTCAAATTCGATAATAAATACGTGTTGAAATTATTAGACTCTAATATGAATTCCATTGAATTGGATTTTTACAAATATATTCAACTTAATAGTGGTGATTATAATGTTTGTAACTTAATACAGCCCGAAGATAAAAAAATAAAGTAAAAGAATATAAAAAGTTATCTATATATATAGTATAGGTCGATGAATACTAAAATTCCCATCGCATCAACGAAATCTCATACTTTACTTGGTAAATGGGATTTGTATTACCATTTACCACAGGACAAGAATTGGGACATCAACAGCTACAAGTTAATTGTAGAGAATATTGATACAGTTGAGCAAGCCATTTCTGTAAATGAAGCAATTCCTGAAAAAATAGTGAAGGGGTGCATGTTATTTGCTATGCGTAATGGGGTAAAACCAAGATGGGAAGACCCAGCAAATTGCGAGGGTGGGTGTTTTTCTTTTAAAGTTGCTAATAACTCCGTCAATGATGTATGGAAGAACCTATTCTACGCATTGTGTGGTGACACCCTGTTCAAACAATCGGGACACAATAATAATGTTACAGGGATTACCATATCTCCAAAACGAAGCTTTTGTATTGTTAAAGTATGGCTTAAGGATTGTAGCATTCAAGACCCATCTACTATGACAGTTGTCGACAATCTGTCAAAAGAGGGATGTCTATTTAAGAAACACGCCGAATCTACAACATTCAATAAAGGTATCACCAGGCGTTAAACATTTTTTACTTTTATTTTTACAAGTAAAAACTAATTTTTTTATATTATTATAGTCTTGGTAAATCAGCAAGACACATGCGGATTTCACCTAGACTTGCTACATCATATTTGGCGATTAATGGCAAATCATTTCCCAAATATAACTCCAGATTACTACACAATGGTGTACATTTTATAAAATGTCCCAAACTCTTTAGTGAAAACTCACCTTGAACTACAACCGATAAATCTGCTTTTCGTGAAAACTCCATATTGCCGTCCGACTCCGAACGGAATATGTTTGAGCTCGCAAATGTACCCTTACACGCAAATGTAAGGTCGTTTCCTGACGATTTTATCTCTATCCTATCTGATATGCCATTCATATCACGGACTATCTTCTGAAAGTCGGTTGTTGGCATATTTATAGTAATCGGATAAGTTACCTCGGGAACATCCAATTCTTCAGGGTCTGGCTCAATCAGACGAAGCTTTTGTGTATAACGCTGTTTAATATCACCATTGTCATATTGTAACCCCAAATGAGAAACTACCCCATCATGATAATCCTCCTCATCGATATATATTGTTAGCGTGTCATCGTTTGACATTGTTGATATAAGCTTGAATAAATGTAGTGTATTTGCGCAAACTATAATCTTGTCAGGGTCACATCTGTATTGTTCAAACCTATCAGCATATAAAATAACATTTACCAAAATGGTGTGTGTCTTGTCAAAGTTGATAATCTTTAGCCCTTGCTTTGTAAATGTTATTGAGGCATCTGTTAGCACGTCTTTCAGTGCAGTTATCATGTTCCTTATTGGCGAAACTTGGACGCTTTGAATTTCCAATACTCGTCTTCCTGTCGGTGCGTTCATATTAAGGTTATACATCGCTTTACGTTTATATACAGTTGTGTTGTTTATATAAATATAAAATATAACCTTCTCACGTTTAGGAATTAATTATAAATACATTTATAATTAATCTTTTGGTAAGTGTTATTCACATTTAAACCTATTTATAAATCGCCATTCCTATATTTTTTTATTTTTTTTTGTTTTATTTCTTCGAATTAACGATTCCGCCAGTTTTAATGATTTGCTTGTTTTCCTACATCCATTCTTTAATATACTATAATCTACAATAGACGCATTTCCACCTGTAAGAGCTGACGCAAGACGTGCATACCCCCAACTTTCGGGCGATTGATTCGGTCTTGACCCAGCACTCAAATAAGCTCCTTTTCCTTTGCTTACTATTTTTGATAAAGCACTCATCTTACACTTGCTTTTTAGTTCCAATTCACGACTCGGTCTCGCATTTACGTTATACAATGATTTCAATCGTTGTAGATGGTTTGATTTACGAGATTTATAACTCTTTACCTTGGGTCGCACGAAATATTTTCCATTTTTATAAGCTTTTCGTGATTTGTTTATATATCCCAATTGTCTCTTCGCATCATTCGTTGTCAATGACATTGGAACATAACGCCTTGGTATTTTGACCATTATATTATAACTGTATATCTTTATCTGTATATTATGTATTTATTATTGCTTTGGCGTTAATTCCACATTAAAGCTTATTCTTTTCGTAATATAGTCTACTTCATTTCCATTGCTCGTTTTAACTTCAAATTTGTCATATATTTTTCCAAGAATAAATGCTGCTTCGTTTTGGGCAAAATAAGCACCCGCGCATATTCTATCATCTTTCCATAGTGCTTCACCCACTGTTTTTTTGGGATTTTTTAACATGTATTCGTATCTTTCATACATCTTTTCATGTGGTGGGGAGTTTGGATCACAATTTAAAGCTATCATTACTACATCACCTGATTCGTATTCACCCATACAATGTTTAATTAACTTTATCGCAGTTACTGTTGGGGGATACCAATACATCACGTTTACAACGAAGTCTACCCATCCGTTATTTATAATTGGTTTTTTCAATGTGTTTGGTTTGTCACGATTGTCGTTATAAAACTGTATCGCATCATTCATTAGTTCTTCGTAACGAACATTGTCTCTCTCTCTTATGTAGTTAATTACATGCATACATCTTGACCCCAATGATGCTGTCGTCGGCACAGCTAAAGACATCGATAGTCCTATTTCATTGCATCTTTTTATCATAACTAAATTGTCCTCTTTTCTCCACATATCCATCAGATTTAATATATCTTCTTTTGATTCTATTTTTTTATCTATTTTTAACATCAATGATTTAACGAGCCACCCGTTTAGGTCTATGTCATTACTTTTTACTATTATTTTTCTAAGTCCATCAAACGTTTTGTACACGTGCGTTGGGTCTACATTTTCCATATTCATCACTTTTTTCACAAGAACCTCACGCTCGTCATTTAATAATGTATCGTATACCTCTTCGTACACATCTCGACTTATTTCTATTCCTGTTACGTCTACCAGCATTATGCGTGTAACAATTCTACACATTAATTCAAAAGTATCGCCACATTTGTAACAAGGTAATAAATATTTTTGTTCCAATTGATCTGTACTCGCATCTACGTCCATAAATGTTGGTTTTGTTAAACATTTTCTTAGCTCTCGTTTCATTTCTACCCACGTTTTATCGACATTTCTTGTAAATAATGTATCTCCTGCTATATCTTGGATACTTTTTATGAATGGGGATGTTGTGCTATTTTTTGATTGCTTTGACAATTCTTCTGGGATGTTTGTTGTTGCTACGAATGAAGCATCGATCAGAGGTATGCGAAATGTTCCATGTTTATGAACCATACTTATTATCGCATCACGAAACTTGGAAGATGATGTTATGTCTAACTTGGATAGATCGTAAATCGCATTTAATCCTCGCATTATTTCGGTTGGGTTTCTTAACATTTGACTACATACTGGATAACATATCACATAATAGAAATAACCTAGTGTCATCGAACATCTTAATATTAATAGACCTATTAATGATAATCCTTGGTCTATGCTTATATGTTTCATACTTACTTGGATTTCTTGACTATCTAGCTGTCTTGATAAACGCATTACATTTAATGCTACAAATGTTATATATTGCGTATTTATTTCACTCACATTATTAAACAAACAGCACGCAACGGTCGCAACATATACTACTGAAGCAACCACTGGATACATTTGATACAATGCTACCGCATGATTGTTGAAATACGGACATTTAGTTACCTTACTACTTTCAAGAATGTGCAGCTGGAGATGGTTATATATACAATACTGGGCGTTTATTAAGCACACAATTGGAACAATGACACAAGTCCACCATAAATGTTTATGTAATTTGGTATTTGCTAGGTATATCACACCTGTCATCGATAAATACTCGGCAGTTTGAGAGAGATGACGGTTATTGTCTACCAATAATTTGTTAGTCAATAATCCTAACGAAAATGTTAATATGTGAGTTGATGACAATATGTAATTATATAATTTGTTGTAAGTTATTGTATTATATTTCTCTAGGTCGTCTGGTATTAAAGTTGGTAGATTAAAATTAAACCACGTTGATAATGTTAATAGAAATGTTGTTATCGCTACAGCTCGTCCCTTTGTATTTTTAATTTGTTCTAGCTTATACCCTATCAAAAAACATATACTGTAACTTGTGGCCGTTAAAGCATTTTCATCGGGTTTCATGCCATTTGTCATTTGTGTATTTGTTGCTATTTTTGGTAAACATTCAGTAAACCAGGCTACGGTACAGAAATAAAATATAAACTGAACCAAGTATGGAGTTAGACTATATCTTTCTAGATGCATAGACATATACATAATTTTTGTTTAACCTGTTTTACATTTCTTGTTAGTGAATGCCACCCATGGTTCAATAATTGAAAAAGAACCTTAAAATATTATGCTTTGTATCTTCTTTCAAAATATAATAAGTGACTGCATAAGGAAAAAAGTGGTTTTGGATTCATTCTTGTAAAATCTCAAAATGGACATTTATTTTATGTCCAAATCTCAAAAAATTATTCCATCTATAAACGTGTTTTTTCTGAAAAGTGACTTCAAAGCATTATGCTTTAAATCTTGTTTTTGATTAGAAATTTTGACTGTGTAAGGTTTTTTATTTTATTAATTGCGTGCTGTTTGGCGTTTTAAAATGTCCTAATTATTTAGGACAAATAGTAACGAATAAAAATGGGAAAAATTTACAAAACTGAGGAAAAATACAGTTGCAAACATTGTAACTTCATATGCACATATAATAGCAACTATATTTCACATTTAAACACAGCAAAACATAAACGAATGACATGCAATGACACATTGAATGACAACAAAATGAGTAAAAATGTGCCGTTTCACGGTTGCGGATGTGGTAAACAATATAAATATCGTCAGGGATTGCACGCTCACAAAACTGTTTGCAAAATGAACAAAGTAACTTCAAACGACGTGGTAATTAACACAAACGCAAATGCTGGTGTTGAAGTTTCCGAAAATTCAAAGGAATCTCTTATTCTATCATTGATTACCCAAAATAAAGAACTTATGACGATGCTTGCGACGCAACAACAAGAGCACAAAGAAGAAACTAGGGAATTAGTTGTTACCATAAAAGAACAGTCCAATACAATCAAAGAAATAATCCCTAATATAGGAAATAATAATAACAATACTACTAATAATAAATTTAATCTCCAAGTATTTCTCAACGAGGACTGTAAAGATGCAATTAACTTTACTGAATTCATTGAAAGTATTCAGGTTTCTATAGAAGACTTAGAGAACCAAGCACAATTGGGGTATGTTGGTGGCATTTCGAAGCTATTTTTAGAAAATATGAAGGAACTTGGTGTGAATAAACGACCAATTCATTGCACTGACAAGAAACGAAATACACTGTATATTAAAGAAAATAATGAATGGGAAAAGGAAGGTTCTCAAGAACAACTTTTGTATGGAATAAAAGTATTAACAGGAAGAGCAAATCAAACTCTATGTGATATGAAAGAAGATAATCCAATAGAATATTCTGATATTGACTCGCCGTTTTCTACCAAGTGTGAGGACATCCAACGAAATCTACTTCCAGTATTTCCCAGAGAGGCAACATTCATGAAAGTAATAGATTCCATTTCAAACGGTTCAATAATTGAAAAAGAACCTTAAAATATTATGCTTTGTATCTTCTTTCAAAATATAATATTTGACTGCATAAGGAAAAAAGTGGTTTTGGATTCATTCTTGTAAAATCTGAAAATGGACATTTATTTTATGTCCAAATCTCAAAAAATTATTCCATCTATAAACGTGTTTTTTTCTGAAAAGTGACTTCAAAGCATTATGCTCTTATTCTTGTTTTTATTAGTAAAGTTTGACTCTGTAAGGTTTTTTTATGTTATTAATTGCGTGATAATTTTGATGTTTTTATCTCAGGGGTTTAGATAAAACCTATGGACGAAAAAACATCAAAAAACATCAAAAAATTTGTATGTAACATTTGTAACTTCAAATGCTGTAAAAAAGGAGATTATACACGACATACAATAACTACTAAACACCGACTCCTAATAAATCCTATTGATATTAACGTCAAACTCCCAGATGAAATACTTGAATGCGATTGTGGTAAAAAGTATAAGCATAAACCGTCACTTATTTTTCACAAGAAAACTTGCGAATATAAGACGATAGATGTTTTTAAACAAGAAACGCAGGAAATGAATAAAATGGTAAATTCACCAGACAAGGATTTAATATTGGAACTACTAGCGCAAAATAAAGAATTGATGAATTTGCTTACTTCGCAACAACAAGAACACAAGGAAGAAACTAGGGAATTAGTTGTTACCATAAAAGAACAGTCAAATACCATTAAGGACATAATTCCTAAGATAGGAAGTAATAATAACAATACTACTAACAACAATAATAAATTTAATCTCCAAGTATTTCTCAATGAGGACTGTAAAGATGCAATCAATTTCTCAGAATTCATTGAAAGCATTCAGGTTTCTGTAGAAGACCTAGAGAACCAAGCACAATTGGGGTATGTTGGTGGCATTTCGAAACTATTTTTAGAAAATATGAAGGAACTTGGTGTGAATAAAAGACCCATCCATTGTACTGACAAGAAAAGAAATACACTGTATATTAAGGAAAATAATGAATGGGAAAAGGAAGGTTCTCAAGAACAACTTTTGTATGGAATAAAAGTATTAACAGGAAGAGCAAATCAAACTCTATGCGATATGAAAGAAGACAATCCAGTAGAATACTCTGATATTGACTCGCCGTTTTCTACCAAGTGTGAGGACATCCAACGAAATCTACTTCCAGTATTTCCCAGAGAGGCAACATTCATGAAAGTAATAGATTCCATTTCAAACGGTTCAATAATTGAAAAAGAACCTTAAAATATTATGATTTGATATTATTCTTTCAAAATATAATATATGTATTTATTCTTTAACAATGAAGTTGGTTCTCCCTTTCTTTTCCAATTTGCCAAGAGCAACTAGAGTCTCTCCAGTTTTCTTCGAACGCTTGTAACTGTCCATGTCGTATACTATATTATTGGGTTGGTCGTATGCGTATTCTTTGCCTTGAACGGTAATCTTAATTAATCTCACTGTCTGTTGCTTGACATTAATGTCGTCCTTTTGGTGTTGGTCGATTTCAAGAGATGGATATGATCCGAACTGGTTAGAAGACACTTTACCATATCCATAACATACAAGGTTCTCTTTACTTCCCTTAGAATATATACCACAGTCCATAGCACTCTCCTTAACAGATGTAAGTAATTGTTGGTTAATGTTATCTTTGATTCTAGAAGTCTCGTATAATGCTTCATCAGTTGTTATGGGCGTTTTCTGGTCGAGTTTACTGACATCACGAATGATGAGTTCCTTATTATTATTGTCTGTGCTCTGTTTTTCACTCAATGTAGCCATATACAAGAATACTTGTACGGTTCTCAATTCTTCTGGTAAATCTTGGTGACTGCATATACGTCTGGCTCTTCCAACTACCTGTTCGAGTCTAACCATATGCCAATAAGGTTCTATAATATGAACATAGCGGGTATTTCTAAGATTGATACCTTCAGCACCAGATGACGTAATCATCATAATTTTAACAATTTCTCCCATGAAATTATTGGGCGAAATTTTCTCTAATTCTTCTCGTAGTTCAGTAGGTACGAACTCCCATTGACTGTTGTATATATTACGCATAAGTTCCTTCTCTTCAGCGGTTTCAGTTCCAGTATATAATAAGAATCGCGGTTTTTTGTCAAGAGGATTCTCAATAGTCCATCCACTTGTGGAAGTTTTTTTGACTTTAAGTTGAATAAAACCGTTAGCTTCAAGTATAATTTTCAAAAGCCCGATGCCCTCAATTGTTCTGAATTGACTGTATATAAGATGTAATCCTATGTTTTCGGGGTCAGTCAACCTTTCAAGAACTTGTAGGAATTTGGGGCTGTATTGTTCCAACGCACTGGGAATAAGGAATTCACGTGGTTTGTCGGATAAATGTTGCAGTGCCAATTGAATGCGTTTATTATAATCAATAGCATCGTCAGGTTCGGCATCGTCAACGTTAGCATAATCATCAGATTGTCTAACCAATTCAGCAGGAACTGCGTCCATCTCACTTTCATTAACCTCGTCGCCTTTTTTATCAGGCATTGGACGTCCGGGTGGGTCAGGGAATGCGAAGTTGCATACAGCACGCGAAAAAATCCTATAGGTAGATGCTATTTCAAATAAATCCTGTCCGGGTTTGGGTTTTTTATTAGCAGCTTGTTGCTTGGCTTGCTCGGCTTCAACCTTTCTAATTTTTTCATATAGATTAAATTGGTAATCACTCATTTCGCTGGTTATGAGATGAAAATTGCCCCCGTCTTCGTTAGTGACAAATGAAGGCAACAATTTCTCTTGAGCACTACGGAAATAAGATGTAAGACCCAAAATTCTGCGTTTGAATAAATTGGCGTTCTTTACTGTAGCAGAATCAGTATCGATAAACATGGATATGAAAGAGTCCTTATCATCGGGTAAAGATTTGTTAAGTTCAAGTTGAATACCATTCTCTCTTACATCGATTTCATTCTTTTTTAGAATTCTGGTGACTGTAGAAATAAAGTCGTGGTCAGTAATATTTCCTGTGTCGTCCAATTTAACGCCATTGTATTGTTCGAAAGCAGTTTTGTCCCCTCCGGTTATAACAATGCTGTTCTTTTTGGTAACATTCAAATTCGAACCACCATATCTCTTATCTTTGGGTGGAGTGACGTTACGTCTTGCGTATTTTTGCGTCTCACTATTGACAAATCCGAAAGGGTTTCTGGTGATTGTAAGTTCATTGCCACTATACTCAACAAAATCGTGTGTCTTAAAGTTTTCATCGGAAAACATCTTAAGTATTTCATCACGGTTAACCTTTTTACTAGTCTTAACGACGAGAGGCAACTTCCACGTTTTAATGTACCCCCGAAGCATGTTATAGAGAATGCCGATTTCATTGGGGTAATTAATTATAGGCGTTCCTGTGAGGAGAACGACCTTGGCGTTCTCTGCTCTCATCAATAAATCATACATAATATAGGATATAGTTCCTGGTTTATTGATTTTGTTTACAATCCTACTGACGAAATTATGTGCTTCGTCAATAATAATAACGGCATTGTTGAAAGGGTTTTTGGTCTGGTTGTCAGTGAGGTCATTGACCTTGTTCATATTTAAACCATTATAATTGATATCAATATACTTGTTGCGTATCATCTCGTTCAATTGCTCATCAAGTGTGGTCTGTTCATTTGCCGTAAGTCCAGTATAATTGCTAGGTTGTTTAATGTCAACCATCCATGCGCCACTGTGTTTTTCAATAAATTCTTTAGAAATACCGAGAGCACTAGACAATGCTTCAGCATAATCGGGGCGTCCGATAGTAGATATAAATTCCCAGAACTGGTTTTTTCTGTATAACAAATCACCGCATTTTTTAAGCTCGCTAAAAAAGTTCATCTTCAACGAAGCGGGTGTCATAAGAACAATCCGCTTATCACTTTTCATTCCTTCAGCGATAGCAATGGAAGAACAAGTCTTACCTGAACCAAGACCGTGATACAAGAGCAGACCCCTGTAAGGGGTATATAAATTTAAATAATCACGAACAACCTTCTGATGTGTTAACAAATCGAAGTCAACATTTTTACTATCACAAGATATAGACCCGATGTTATTCTCCATTTCCGTAGCATACGGCTGGAATAGTTTATTTAACTTGTCAATTGATATTTTGCGATTGTTCATGTAGTAGGTAGACGACTTATGTATAATTTTATCCTTATGCACGGGCATTCTGTCATTGATGCTTCTGGTTCCTATTTTAAAATTGTTAATGGGCATCCTTGATACATTTTTTGGTTTGACACCTTTCCTTTTAACAATGATTTTTGTAACACCTTCCTCTTCTTCCAATATGGCAGGTGTCTGGTCTCCTACAATAATAACCTTCTTCTTTTTCTTTATTTTAATCTTGACAGGTTCTGTTGGTTCTTCAGGCAATATTTCGTCAACAAGCGTCTCCTGATTGAAGACGTGGCGTTGACCTAATCGCTTTAAAATAAGCTCTCGGTCAATTGTATTTTCGTGTCGTTTATCAATAATTTCGAAAGCAGGTTTGTTTTTGCGTATAGCTTTATCATCATTGTCTTCATTATCATCGATGTCTTCCTCACCGATGTCGGCATTAACATCTTTTAATTGTGTATCTTTAGGTGGCACATTTACGTCAATCGCTCCATTTTCTATAATAATAATAGCTTCCTTCTCCATTTTGGGTATAGGTTTCCTTTTTAATTGTTCTAAATATGTGTTTTCCATAGTGTGCTCTATATTATACTGTTACAAATTATATGCATGTATCTTACATTTCGTTTTTATTGAAAATAAGTTTCGATAAAAAAGGGTAATATATGTAATATGAATTGGTTTTAAAAACCCTCAAGGTTTTTGATGGCATTTTCGCAAGCGGTTTGTTCAGCCTTCTTCTTAATTTTGTGCAATCCATCACCGAGGAAAACGAATATCTTCCTCTGTTCGGACATGGTCTGGTGAATTTCCTTAAATGAATTGAAATGTGTAAGTTTACTAGCAATGCTAGCGTTGACACTGTGAATGGGTTGTCCAAGACATAAATAAACTCCCATGTGATATCCTACATCAGGGTCGTGTTGCTCCATTTCGATGTAATGAGGTGTGACCTTAAATTCCTTCTGAATCTTAACTTGAAGAATGTTCTTGTAATTATCATCGTTCTGAATAAGTTTAATCCAATCAACGTGTTTCTCGAAAATGCGCTCGATAAATATCTGTGCCATTTGAAATCCTGGACCGGTAACAAATACTTTATCAAACCAACCATCTTCATCCTTAACCTGAACTTTGTTAAAATCAAGAAACATCGCTCCAATGAACGACTCAAATAAGCAACCAAGTTTTTTTAGGTTGGTTCGTGTTTGTTTAGTTTCGGCGTGCTTAGACATTATAAACCACTTGTTAAGTCCCATCTCATATGCGAGTTTGCCAATGGCCTCATTTTTAACCAGTGCGATTTTTTTCTCGGTCATAAACCCCTCGTTCTCTTTAGAGAATCTACGATATAGATAATATTTAGTAATGCATTCAAGAATTCCATCACCTACAAACTCCAGTCGCTCATTAGATTTAGAATAAAGTGGAATACAATCGTCGGGTTTAGGAACAATTTGAATGTTATTCTCAGCGTTCTCAACGTCGGGTCTGCGAATGTATGAACGATGCACAAATGCCCTGCGATAGAGTTGGAAATTGTTGATTGGTACGTCAATTCCGTAATTGGACAGAACTTTTTGAACCTCATCGGGAGTGATTTCAATATTTAGGGGGTTATGAGGGTCAAATACGTAGATATCCTCCCCGTTACTGTTTTTGATAATCTGGACATCGTCATCCATATTCGTCGGCGTGGTGCTTCTGTTCATTTTATTCATTAATAAAATGAAGTGGTGGGTCTAGATGTAAATGTAGCATAATCTTTAAACGCTTTATGAAAATCAATTTTTATATAAAAAAAAATCTTGATACTATATATAAAATGGTATTAAGCGGAACGAAAAGAACATCCTCTATCTCTAGTATTGTTAACCAGGACCAAGGCGGTGGAATGAAGAAGGGAGGACTTGTCCCCACCGAGACTGCGTCCGTTGCTCAGGCTCTTGCTTACAGAACATCTCCAGGTGTTAAGAACCTTGCGTTAATGACCGTCCACGTTGCTGGCAGTAGCGTCAGGTCTCACCACCGTGTTGGAATCCCCATGAAGTGGCATTAAAACAATAGAATTATCTAAAATAATATAAACCAAAATGTTATATTATTTTATACAAAATGAAAATTATAGTAGATGATAGAGAACACAAATTAATGGAACAACTTTCTATGTTATATGACACAACAACCCCGACAACATTTACCATTTCAAAACAGACACTCATACTAGGTGACATTGTGTTAACACGAGACACACCAGACAATGAGGAAATTTGTATCATAGAACGTAAATCTCTACAAGATTTGCTAGCCAGCATAACAGATGGGCGTTACGCAGAACAGTCACATAGATTAACACATGCTTCGTCGTGTCCAAACCATCGTATAATATATATAATAGAGGGTACAATGAGTTCATTGAGAACCCCACAAGAAAAAAAACAAGTTTATTCAGCAATAACGTCACTGAATCTGTATAAGGGTTTTAGTGTGATGCGAACTTCTACTGTGAATGAAACTGCTGTATTAATATTATCAATGATGAATAAAATAGTAATTAATGATAAAAAGGGCATATTATTATATAAGGAGGTTGGGTTCTCTAAACCCTCTGTTGATTTGGAAAATGTAATAGAACAAGTTGAACCTCAACACTATTGTAATGTAGTGAAAAAGGTAAAGAAAGACAACATTACAACAGGAAATATAGGTGAAATAATATTATCACAAATTCCAGGAGTAAGTTCAATCACAGCCATTTCTATAATGAGTAACTTCAATTCCTTTTATCATTTGATTGAGAGTTTACAGAAAGATCAGACGTGCCTAGAGAACCTAACAATAACAACAAACGATAAAACACGAAAAATAAGCAAAACAGCATTACAGAACATAGTTCATCATTTGATGAGTACAAAGGATGAAAGTAAAATATAATGAAATGTTTATTCAGTTGGACCAGTGCTTGGTATGTATGATGGTGGATTTTTCTTATCAAATGTATCGGGTAAAAACTGTGTTTTTGGTTTGAAATATAAGGGTTTCTCCACTACATTATCTTCGTATTTCCCACCATCTACTGCGTTACGAGAGTGTTCAGCACCCCCCCAATTAGGGTCCATAGGACTGTCACTTACAGCAGTTGTTCCTGTAGAATCGTGTATTTGGTCCAATTCATTGTATACGCCAATTTGTAACCCAATTGGGTCGAATCCTGGATATTGATTAGAATTGTAAGGGTAATTCAAACGATTTGCGTCTTTGATGGGTGCTACATCGATGGGTTGCATTCCCCCTTGTTGGTCGATAGGACTGGGACGAATGCGGTATACATCATTTCCTTGTGTATCGTTTTCTTGTTGCATAAATAATACAGGACACTCAATTCCCTTTGCCTTTTGTTCCTCTAAATAATTAATGTAATCATCTAAACTTTCAAACTCAATTGGTATTTCCTCGGGGTCGTTAGGGTCAATAAATAACAACAATTTGCCCCCACGCTTTATTAATGCTGAACCACAAACCTTTTTATTATCACCCTTGTCTTCCATTCCCTCTTGTTCAACACTGTGCGTTTTAAATGAACACACCGATATACCGAATAAAAATATTACTATGGCGAATAAGATAAGACGTCTCATTTATATATAGTAATCTGTGAAAATAATTTAGTCATCTGCATAAAAATAGATGTATATATTATACAGAATGACGAACGATGAAGTAGTAATCGTACATGCTGATTGGTGTGGACACTGTCAGGCATTAAAACCTGTCATAGGACAACTGACCGAGGCATTTAAAGGCGTATCAAACGCACCGAAAATTACATTAATAGAAGAAGCCGAACTATCAAGCAAGAAGGACAAACTCGGGTTACCTGACATCCAAGGATATCCAACTATATTGAGAACCAGTGGTGGTGGAAAGTATGAAAGTTATGAAGGACAACGAGATTTCAACAGTTTAAAAGATTGGATATTAAAAGCAAATACTATATCGGGTGGTAAAAAAGCAAAGAAACGTGTTAAGAAGACAAGAAGAGCTACCAAAAGAGGCAAAAAAACGAGATCTAAAACTCAAAAGAAGCAGACAAAGAAACGTAGCTTTTCGGGCTTCTTATCCAGATTTCTTCGTTTAAAATAATTTACGAATGGGTCACGTGATAGATAATAATAATAATAATATAACTATTATCTATAATATAACAATGAAAGAAAAGATTGTAAAATTTGAAAAAGGACCTTTTCCCAAAAAGTATACAGCATACATAAAAAATAACAAAACGAAGAAGATTCATAAAATGCACTTTGGCGACAGACGATACGAACAGTATAAGGACAGAACTAATTTAAAATTGTATAGGTTTAAAAATCACAACACAAGAAAGAGGATGAGAAATTATTATGCGAGACACTCTGGAACTAAATGTCGAAAGGACGCCATAGTCAATGAAATTAGAAAAAGCAAAGGATACTATACACCAAAAATATTGAGTCATCAATACCTATGGTAAAATATATAATTATTGTATATACATGAATAGCATTCAGAAAAGATTTATATTATTTTTAACCGGATGTATTGGTTCAAGAGCATTGTTGGTGTTAATTGCCAAAACGATACAATTACAATCCCTCCCACTTATGGGATATGGGGCCTTAATACCAGCAATTGGGTTTACTTACATATATTTATCTGGTTCAAGAAAAACAGGAGGCGAAGTATTCGGTGATAAAATATGGTGGAACGACCTTCGTCCCATTCATGCGTTTTTGTATTTCACATTTGCGTTTAAAGCCATAAACAGAGAACCATCGGCGTGGGTATATTTAGCAATCGATGTGATAATTGGGTTCATTTCATTTATTAGATACCATTATGCATCGGACAATTTCGCAAAACTATTTACGGTATAAATGATTAATATAATTGAAAGTATCTATAAAACCCGTGTACCAACAGCAATGTCATTTTCCAGTTCATTCAATATACCAATTAACGACTCATCGAAATCAATGAACTCATCGAAATCAATGAACTCATCGAAATCAATGAACTCATCGAAATCAATACACTCATCGAAATCAATACACTCATCGAAATCAATACACTCATCGAAATCAATACACTCATCGAAATCAATACACTCATCAAACTGTGCTTCTGATTCAAAAATGTTATAATCAGTATCATCTTCGAGACGACTATCCCCATAGCACTTACATAACATCCGGGTATTCGACTCAACCGCAAAATTAACATCACCAAGTTTTTGTATATTTTTATATTCACCACATATCCTACACACGAGACACCTAATGTTTGTTCTAAAATTACCCGAAATAAAATAATACTGATAATCATTATAGAATAAATGAACTGAAAAAACCCCATTTGCGACGTGAGATATTTCATCGTCGTAAGTGCTATTATGCAATGACTCTTGTATAACAGAGCAAATTTTTAATTGTTTATTCCAGAATGACCTTATACACAGTTCACTATTATCAAACGGCATTTTTAGTATATATATATTTTTTTGTTTTTACACCCTTGAATATTTAAAACGGGACAACTTTAAGTTATTTCATAATAAACATAAAAAGGTGTAAAATCAATAGTAGGAATCTCACCTACGATGGTCTAACTTTTTCCTCTTCCTTTTGGATATTTGAAGAGGTGAAAGACGGAATTTGGGAAAAACACGCAGGACGTTCTTGCTTCTCTATCCAGCACTTTGTTAAGTTCATTATGTTGATTGCTGAATTTGCGTCTCTTGTCTTGAATACGGTTTGTTTGACTTGGGGTCTCACGCATCCAGAACATACTAAAAGACGGAACTGCTTGT